AATTCATCAACACATCTTGCATTTCCTGAAACAATAATTTTAGCATCGCAATAATTTGGCATAGATTTATCTCCTATTATTAATTTTTCTTATATCACTTTTAGTTGCTTCATTATGATAAAATACTTTACAGCAATTATGTGGATTACCCTTGCATATAGCTGCTGCTTTTCTACCATATAATTCGCAGTTTAAACTATCGTCGTTAAATTCTTCAGCTGCACTGCACCAAAATCCATATTGATTTTGTTTCTTATTTGGATCGTGTCTTGGTTTTCCTTTACCCATTTAATCACTCCTTTAGAATAATGTAATATTGTGCTCTACTTTATCAATAATGCGTTTCTCCTTTGTTTCTCTATTCATAATAACAAATTCATCTGGAGTATTTTTTAAATATAACCACTCATCTGGATTCAATTTCATTTTACTTCCTACATATTTTTTCATTCTAAAAGTTAATTTTTTACCTTTCATTTATATTCCTCCATTGTTTTATTCGTATTTATAATATACATTTATTTTTAAGTTTAGAAAAAAATAAAAGCGTACTTTCGTACGCCTTTATTTTGTTGTTTATACTACTCTAAGGATAATAAAATCTTCCTCTTTGTAGCTTCGGCAGTACAATACTTGCCGAGTTTTTCGATATCATCAGCAGATAAGTTATCTGCTAACTTAATAATATCTTTAATTGTAAGTGGTGTTTCTTCCTTATCCTCCTTCTTATCATCTTTAGCCTGCAGAGCATATAACTCCACAGCAATGCCACCATATCTTTCATTTATATTGAGAACTGCTAAAGCATTAGTTAATTTATCTGCAATTTTATCAGTTACAAATAAATTATCAGTTTTAGCATACTCAAGAATATATACTGGAATCTTAACAATATCAGCTATATCACTGATAGTTTTATCGGAAAAAGTCCTAATAAAATTGCTATTAACAAAGTAATTCTGCTTTGCCAATTTATTCTGGTAATTAGAAACTCTTTTTCTGTTAATCATACTACACTTGCCAGTAATGTAAAACTTATCCTGATTTAATGCCCAAGATAAATTATACATCGTCTTCTTTAGTACAGAGTTTGTGTTACCGTTAAGAATATTATAGATGTTATCATCTATAAATTCTGATAATGTAGCGGCACTCCATCCGACATTATCAATAGAGTAAGCAAGACGATTGTAATCAATCTCACATTTCTCATAATTCTCAGGATCGGATATATATGAGTATTGCCTTCCGCCTCCTCTCTTCTTTGGTTCCCCTTCATATTCAGTTTCCATAGGCTTTATATTAGGCTCATCTACCACCATCATTAGATAATCTCTATCTACATTTAAAGTGGAACAGATCCTGTTAAGTACGTTTAACGGAATACTATTATTAAGATATCTTTCTAAATCAATCTCCTTTCCGTATCCCATTAAATCTCTGAGCTCATTATAATTTTTCACACCTTGTTTAAGCATTACGCTTTCAAGTCTTTCCTTGCTAAACATTTGTTTTTCCTCCTAAGATAAAAATAAAAGGCTAGGAAATTAATCCTAGCCTTGCTTATAAGTTACTAATTATTAATGGAACTAAGAAGTTCTTTCTTTTTAGCCTCCAGCTCGCAATATCTAGCAAGCTTCATCAAATCAGGTCCTGATAAATCAGAGTCTTCAATACTTTTAATGAAACTTGTTAAATAATTACTATTATTACTTTCTGTCTTCTTCTGAGCCTGCTGTGGAACTTTACTGAAGAAACACTCAAGCGGAATATCAGACACCGCCGCACTATTAAACCGCTTTGCGAATAAATTTGCAAAACGTTCTGTGCAATACAACGGGGTATCTCCATCCCTCATATACTCAATTATATATGCTGGAACACCTATTATATGTGCATAATTGGCAATTTCCTGTCTGCTTAAATAATAGAATGGCATATTATTTGAAGTACATGTCATAATTGCCGGGTAAACCGGCTGAGTGGAATAATAATTCCCAACACCCGGATACTTTCCAGTAAGTTTTTCTGGTGAGCATCTCAATGCCCAGCTAAGATCTCTGATTACTCTCCAATCAAAAATCTTATTTGATAAGAGATACTTTCTTAAGTATTCTCCCTCAAATACAAACTCCTTAAGTATACCAATGTTCCATGCAGACTCATCAATGATTCTCTTAATCACCTTATTCTGCTCAGGGTTATCATAGGTAAATCTACTTTTATCCATTTTATTTTTCCTCCTATATTTATACTAGTCATTAGTTGCATCATTATAATATATAATTGAAATTTATCACCTTTCAAAAAATGAAAGAGTAGGGTATAGCCCTACTCTTTTTTAATTAATTCTACTTTTATAATTCCTTCTTTACACATCTTTGTTCCGGCAGAAATAGAACTACCAACCGGAATATCTGCAACATTAATTTCTAATGTCTCATCTGATCGTATTACTCGTAATGCATAGCTAGCATTACAACTAAAGATATTATGAATATAGTCACCCTTAACTAATTTAATGACTTTATTACCAGCCTTATTCCTATCACTTATAGGTAGACCGGAAATATTAAATCTATTAAATTTACCCTTATCGGTAACTACAACAATATCAGTAGTATCTCTAGTGATTACAGACATACCATCTATATCCAATGTAGTTTTCATTGCTGTATTACCTAAAGTAGATCTCTTAAGATATGGAGTTGCTTCTACTGGCATTCTAAGAGCTTTAGCTTTAGTATAAACTACAATATCTGACTTATGGTTTACTACAATAATATCCTTAACGGAATCTCCTTTGTTAAGTTTTGTATAAGTAATACCACTTGGGGTTGCATTAATTATATCATTAAGATCAATACGTTTAATCAATGCTTTTGTGGTTACCATAGATAAATAGTATTTAGATTTCTTGTTAGCAAAAGTCTCTAAGATAGGCACATACATTACAGATATGATATTTGAAGTTAATTTCTTCAATAATAATCTAATATCTGTACCTGCTGAGTTCTTATCCGTAAATGGAATTTTGTGAACTTGTAATCTAAACACTTTACCCATTTGATCGAATAACAGTAAATCTTTAGAATTATCAGCTATAATTACGGATTTAGGGGTATCGCCTTTATATGCTTTTATTGGATCATTTACTTGCATTTTCTTTACGAAATTAGCTTCCGTAATTACTACTTTAAATTCCCCTTCAGGTATATCTGATGCTTCAGCTTCAGAAATTAATATTGATTTTCTTGGTGAGCCATATTTAGCCTTGATCTCTAATAATTCCTGTTCAATCTCTGTATCAATTAAAGATTCATTAGTAATATACTTTACACAAATATCTGCTTTACTTAATAAATCTTTTTGTTCATCCTCATACTTATGAAGATTACCTCTGGAGAGAGCTTTAAGCTGAGTTCTTAATACGAATGTAGCCTGTAAATCTGTAATCTTTAATTTCTTTACAAGCCAATCTACAAGATATGCTTCATCCATTGATGATTGATTTCTTATCATATGAACGATGTTTTCGACATCTCCTGACTTAAGAATCTTAATATAAGTATCAATCTGATGTAATCTCGTTTCAATTTTCTGCAATCTAAAGTTATAAAGTCTAAATTTAATACTTCTACGATATTCTAAGAAGTATAATAAATATGCTTTATAACTAAGACGTTGAATATCCATTCCATTTAATACTTGGAAGTTTACTCTCTTAGATACCTGAAGCTGTGTATTCTTATATAAGACCTGCTTTACGTAATTAGGATCAGCTCCCTTTGTAAGATAGATTCGCAAATCTAATTGTTTATCTGTAGAGTGATCCTGAATATCGGATACCTGAATAAGTTTCTTTTCTTTGATCAAATCTTCAATGTTTTCATAAACCTTATTTGACCAAACTAAATCCGGTGTTGATTGAATCGATAAATATTTACCACTCTTATCTTCACCATCTCTAATAATTCCTCGTACTAAGAAATTACCAAATCCCATATTAGAAATCTTTTTCCAATCAGTATTTACTATTTCACAAGGCATACATTGATCTGGAATTAAGATAATTTTCGCATTTGGATTATGAAGTAATGTTATCGTAGCATCAATTACATCATTTAATGAATGACATGGAACTTCAATACGCATACCGATTGCAATACCAAATGTACCATTTACTAAAAGAAGTGGTACTTTAACTGGTAAAGATTCTGGTTCTTTTTCATGGTTATCAAATGTAGGTTGCCAGTTAACAACCTGTTTAGTTTCAGCTAATTCGCCAATTGCACAATGCAATCCAAAATCAGAAATATATGATTCAGTATATCGCATTGCAGCTTGATCACCACCCTGAATTGAACCACTAGCACTATCATATGTTACCAGTGGTACTTTAGATTCAAACCAGTTAGCCATTGGCTTCATTGCATCATAAATAGATGTGTCACCATGAGGGTGATAAGTACCCATACAATCACCGACGGTTTTAGCTGATTTACGTTTTGTATTAATACTAATACATTTAGTGTCGTTAAACATCGTGTATAGTATTCTACGTTGTACTGGTTTTAAACCATCTCTAATATCTGGCACGTATCTATTATATAATATATATAATGAATATCTAGCCATACCACGTTTTGATTCTTCTCTAGAATCAACCTGTATGATATTATCTTTCATTTTTTATTACCTCCTTGATTGTTATATTAATATAATATACAATCAATTTTTAATTTACAAAATTCGTACTCAACTAGCGCTAACTAGTTGAGTACGTTATTTTTAATTATTCAGCAGTTTCAGTCTGTTCGATTGGTGATTCTTCATCATCTGAATTTGTTGCTTCACTTGTCTCTTCTGTAGCTCCTGAAGCATTGATGAGGACAAGTCTATTGACTCTTGAAAGGTGATCTTTAAATACACCAAAATCAATGCCAATTCCTTTCTCGCTAATCTCATTTACTGCATCTTTAAATGCATTAAAGATAGTTGCATTGAATGTACAAGTGTCCGGATCGAATGATTTAATAAAACCAATTGTAATACACTTATGGCTACTTGTATCATCTTCAGTTCCAAAGATATCGCATCTGTATGCGTTAAGCGGAATTGAGAATCTATTGAATGGGATACTCTTAATTGTTGAAAGCACTTCTCTGGAAATATCTTCTGAAGCTTCCTGTAAGAAGAATGCCTGAATGTCCTTAAGAGTAAATTTTGTTGTGTTTTTGTTTTCATTGGAAATCTTTTTCATGTTTTAATCCTCCATATAAAATAATAAAGTTAATATGTATTTATTCTGCACTTCGCAGTATTATCATGTTATAAAATAGATAAAATAATACCCACATTAATGTAATAAAGTGAAGGAGGAAATAAAAATGGGTAATAATACACATATGAGTAAATATCCTGAAATTGTAATTGATAATCAAAGTAATTCTGTCAATAGCAATATGACATTCCCTATTACCATTGAACAATTCTATGACTTTATGCATCATACACACAGAGCTTCGGATTTAGTTTTTGAAGGTGGAGACGGTAGTGGAAGTATTAGCGATGCTGTAGTTCAGCAGATTAATAATAAGATTAGTGAAATGAATACTAAGATGGAAGAACAACAAAAAACAATTGAAGCACAAAAGAAAACTATTGCAGATTTGGATAAAAAGCTTCAAGATTATATTGATAATGATATTCACGTAGATGTGGATACTGACGTTGATACTGGTAATGGAAATTAAAAATAAAAAAATAAAGATATAGTATAGCTTGCGCTATACTATATCTTCTTTTCGAATTTCGATACCTTTAATAAATGCTGATTTGTCAGATTGTAATTCTGTAAAGTATTTAAGTTCTTTCTTAATATCATCTATTGTATATTGTTTTAATATACGTCCTTGGTTTGGCAATACAGTTGATGCTGCCAAATCTTCGCCTGGCATTTCCAGTGCCTTCACATAGGTCGTTAATCTATGCAGTTCTCTAATGAACTTCTCTAGTTTTTCTCTAGATGTTGAGACTATATCATCATCTTAGAAAGATGCTTTTCCACTTCCATTTAAAGGGTTCTCACCTACTCACTTGAGCCGTACTCCTATAGACGAATCTCACGTCCCTTCCGGGGATAGTCGTTGAACTAATATAAATTATATTAGTTGCTGATTATACATTATATAAGACCTTAGCACGTATATTTATTATACGCTTTTATTTCAGCATAGCCCATCTCTCTACTTGTTTCTGAATTTCTTCTCCTTATTAGGCTAGAGAGCTTTAGCATTTCCCAGCAATTCGAAAAAGTTTTCATGCTATATTGCTATAGTATGGGGCAAAATGTCTACCCAATCCTTTATATCTTGATATATTCTTTGGTTCAAATGATTTAAATAATGTCATAAGCCCATATATAGTCATTTTATTATTATTGACTATATAATATTCTTCTGATTTATCAATATACTTGATTACTTCAGCACAATCATTGATTAATCTTTGTGTAAAGAATACTGTTTGGATTTGATTATTACTTAATACCTTAAGAACTAACACACCATTTATAGTTTTAACCTCAGCATACTTATAAGTTTTATTAATTAAAGATATGAGTTTCTTTTCATTAAGTTTTCTATTATATAATAGAAACTCTAATAAATATGGGTCAAGCGAATAAGTTAATGCTATTTTATTAAGCTCATCTACATAATATCTATTCTTATAAAGAATTTGAGTAATTTCCTTTTTAGTATAAGGTCTCTTTTTAAGATTAAAAATCTTATTTTCTTTACAGAATGTAGACTGTACGTATTCAATATAATCTATATTATTAGCAAAGAACTTCTTTTGCTTACCAATCATAACGCCGAATAATGGTGGGTTTGCCACATATAATTTTCCTTGTTCGATTACGAATGGTAAATATCTTAAGAAGAATGTAAATAATAAGAATGTAATATGATCACCATCAGCATCGGCATCTGTTGCTATTACAACTTTTTCTGGTCTAAATTTCTCTGGATCAAATTTCTTTGAATATCCCTTGTATCCAAATATATTTAATAATCCGGATACTTCAGCATTATCAAAGAATTTCTGTTTAGGCGTCGTTAACGCATTAGAGAATTTCAATTGTCTTCACATAGGTCGTTAATCTATGCAGTTCTCTAATGAACTTCTATGGTTTTTCTCCATACGTTGAGACTATATCATTATCCATTACTGGATATCTTATTACTTCCATTTAAAGGATTCTCACCTACCTACTTAGGCCGTACTCCAATTGACGATTTTCACGTCCCGTATAGGGGATAGTCGTTGAACTATATTAAAAATATAGCTGCTGATTATACATTGTTAATACTACTTAGCACTCTATAATATAGAGCTTTTATTTCAGCTTATAGCATCTTAGAACTTGTTTCTGTCTTTCGACTCCTAAATTAGGCATCTAAGCTTTAGCAACTCCCAGCAATTCAATAAGATTTAGACACTATATTACTATAGTGAATAGGCAAATATCTACCTCGTATAGGCATTATCATTCTCTTCACACTAGTCGTTAATTAGTGCAGTTCTCTTATGAACTTCCTAGGTATTTCTCCTAGAGTTGAGACTATATCATCATCTTAGAAAGATGCGCTTCCACTTCGATTTAAGAGGTTCTCACTCACCCACTTGGGCCCTACTCCAATTGACGATTTTCACGTCCCATATAGGGGATAGTCGTTGAACGTTCCTAATAAAATATTAGGCTTCGCTGCTGATTATACATTGTTAATAGTTTTTAGGGCATATTTATTTTATAAATACGCTTTTATTTCACCATGAACCATCTTAGAACTTGTTTCTGTCTTTCGACTCCCATAGGCATCTAAGCTTTAGCAACTCCCAGCAATTCAAAAGCATACGCATGCTATATCTCTATAGCATGGGGCATAATGTTTACCTTGTGTTTGTTTATCTCTATTATTTTCAAGAGAAGAAGCAGCTGAATCACCCTCAACAATCCAAACTTCAATATTCTTCTTTCCGTTTGGCTTTTTATATTTAGCTGGTAATCCACCCGGTAATACAGATGTAGTATATTTATCTGAAAGCTTGATTTTACTATCATCAACTTTAGATCTAATCTCACATACTTCCTTTAAATATTTACATACTTTATGTAAATCATTAGGATTAGACTGAGCCCATGCATCTAAAGCTTTAAGGGTCTGATCACAAGCAAATGGCTTCATATCTTCTTTAGAGAAATCTTCTTTACTTTGCGTTATCTTCACACTAGTCGTTAATTAGTGCAGTTCTCTTATGAACTTCTCTAGGTGTTACCTAGAAGACGAGACTATATCATTATACTTTATTCAAGTATTCTTCCACTTTGATTTAAGAGGTTCTCACTCACCTACTTAGGCCCTACTCCTATAGACGAATTTCACGTCCCTTCCGGGGATAGTCGTTGAACTTTCTATAATATTATAAATTCGTTTTCCTTTCTACTACTTTAGCTACTAGTTTAGGATTCGTATTATGTTTTATAAATTCTTCTGGCGGTATATATGGTACCTTATTTAGTAATGGTACTAATTCATAATTATGATAGTATTCTTGAAAATGATTAAATACATTAGCTGCAACTATTTCATCATCAAATGTACCTAAATATATGCTTGTATTATTCACTGATATACTTGCACTATATGTACTATTTGTTTCTTGATGAACCCCAAAATATTTTGATGATATATTATTTTGATAATTTTGTTTATATTCAATCTTTGCAAGATTGATATTATCAATATAGTATAAGAATATACATGTTTTCGGAGAATATATTCTCATATTTTTGGGTATTGATAATTGTAGATAATCTTTATCTAGATTATATAAAGTTGGAAATCTGCACCATTTTTCATATTGTTCTACCATACAAATAGTTTTAGAAAAATTATTAAAATCCATCCATTCATTACATACGGTTACTCCAATGCCACCATAAAATTTATAATTACTGGCATTTTTATTAGTGCATCGTTTAATCATTTCTCTCCATACATTATATTTATATCTATTTATTTTTTCAGCCCTATCATAATTGCTTAGAATATTAGTATCTATTGGAGTAGTATGATTAGCTAATTTATCGCAGATATCTCCATTTTTTGCATGGAATAATTCAACAATATCTTCAAATCCTGTACTAATAAATTTTATTTTAGCCTTAGTACCAACTCCAGTTTTTCCATTGTAAACTTCTAATATTTTATATGCTCCGTAATTATCAGAGTAATATATTTTATTGAAATTTATACCATAGTATGGATCTCGTACTCTCCCATGTAATGCTCTACTTAATCTAGTTACAGTGCATCCATTGGAAATTAAAAATACTATTTTAACTAATACACAACCGTTATTATCATATCCCATATTTTCTTTAATTATATACGGGCCATATTTTGAATCAAATTGCTTATTTATATATTCTTCTTCTTTTATTTTCATTTTTTGCCATTACGAATTTTATAATATTATAGCTTAGCTGCTGATTATACATTATATAATACCTTAGGACTTATATATTAAATATATAAGCTTTTATTTCACCATAGTACATCTCTCTACTTGTTTCTGAATTTCTTCACCTTATAGGCTAGAGAGCTTTAGCATTTTCCAGCAATTCAAAAGATTATTCGACACTTTATTACTAAAGTGAAGCGGCAATCGTAAAAACGTTACCGGTAAATAAGGGTTTGATATGAAAACACGAAACTACTGCACGTAGTCCTGTTCTAATATCTTGAGCATTTACTGTAAGCTTTTTATTATTAACTAAGTAAATCTTATTCATATAATCCCTAAAGAATTTAATTAATCCATCTGTAAAACCATCAATATGAGTTCCTTTATTAGATGGACACATATTTGCAAATCCTAAGATTTCAGGATCATCCATTGCTGCTACATCATATGAAAATAGAATATCTACTTTCATTGTACCATTATCATGCATAAAATGAATTGGTTGCATGAGATTATTCTTACAAATACCATTTAAAATTCCATATAATCCATCTTTATTTTCAATAATGGATTTATGTTTTTGACCCATTTTATCAATAGCATTGAATGTAACCCTAGTACCAATTTTACATAAATGAACAATGCACCATGTAAGATATTCAAGATCCTGCCATTCCACGGTAATATCTCCGACCATATCAGATGGTGCAAATGTAGTTATTAATCCGTGTTTTTTACTGTTCTTATTTGTTTTTATAGGAGTTAAATGTTTTGATACAACTCCTTCTACAAACTCAACTCTTGCTGCAGTACCATCCATACGATATGATTCTACATTAAAGAATTTTGATAAGAAGTTTGTAATTGTAGATCCCATACCATTCTTACCAGAAGAATATTCACCAGAACCTTCCTTCTTATCATAGTTTGTTGATGAATGCAATACAGAGAATACCCTTTCCAAATCTGGTAAATTAATTCCCTGACCAAAATCTTCAATAATGAACGTATAATTTCTAGTATCTACTGAAACTATAATATTCATATCTAAGGTATTTCCTTTAATAATTTCATCTAGGGAGTTCTGAATAATTTCCCTATACATATTAATTAATCCACGGTTACCGAGAGCTCCAATATATACATCTGGTAACTTTCTGACCGCTTCTAACTCACTCGTTAGATATTGCATTTCTTTTTGTTTATGAATTTTTTGCTCTGCCATATCATCACCTCTTTAATTCTTTGGTTAGTTGAGATATAAAATATTATAAATTAGCTCATCAATGTTAATTCCTATAGCGAAATAAATACTGCTAATAGCATAACAATTGCAAATTATAGTAATTTTACAATATTTTTAGTATTCATACTAACCACTTCTTAAGAAAAAATCATTTAATATAAAGCAACATTTAGGACTAATAGGACAACGCCTATTAGTCCTAATTTATTGTTTGTAATAATTTTTAATCTTAAGACAGCTGAACTTCAGTGCTTGATGTTGTTGTTCCATTAGCATTCTCAGTTACTGTTGTATTTCCCTGAGTAGCCTGTTGTGGCTGCTGAGCTGCTGCTGGAGAATATGTTGGTGCTCCCATTGTAGGAACTCCCGGAGTTGGTGCAATTGGAGCATATGGATTTACATATGGCTGCTGCTGATACATATTAGCCTGCATTGGATTTATATTTGTAGCATTCTGAGCTACGGTAGGATTAACTGCTGGCTGATTCATGTATCCCGGCATTACCTGCTGTCCCATATATCCAGGCATTGGCTGACCCATGTATCCTGCCTGATATCCTGCTGGCTGCTGAGTCATACCCATTCCATAATATCCCTGAGGTGCTCCATAGCTTGGTGCTGCTGAATATCCCATTAAGTTATTGTACTGGTTATAAATAGCTGCATCATTAGCTGACTGATAGCCATTTACATTGCAATACTTATTGAACTGCTTCATAGCATACTCATATAAATCTGGGAACTTCTCAAGTAATGGGATCATAGCAAAGTACTCTCTTGTTAACTGTACTCCATAATCTCCAACCCATTTAGCATTCTGCATAGCTGCAATGAGTTTATCACATACTTCTTTTACTTCTTCCTTGCTAAGATTTTCAGGGCTCCATCTGTTATTACAGATCGGGCAATATACATCACCTGAACCGTCCTGAATCTGAACAACACGATCAATCTTATTTTGATCTTTGTGGTTACAGATAGCTCTTAACTTATCTGCTTCTGTAATCGTAATATCAATTTTTGATGGGTTTACCTGTTTGATAATCTGCATCTCTTCAGCTGTAAGAGATGGATTATTCTGTGGAGTTACCATTCCAGTATTATACATTCCTGGCTGATTATACATTGGTGCTCCATAGTAAGCCTGCTGTCCATAATAGTTCATATCCATTTTTTCTTCCTCCTTAATAATAATATTTTAATCAATGGATTATAGCTGCGAATTAGATTATGCATCTAATTCTTGTTTATAATATACAACTATAATTTATTTTACTAGACCTAAATCTAGTAAATAAATTATAATCATATTTATTACTTTTTAGTTATTATGGTTATAAATTTATATTAACCATTGTTCTTGTTCTTATCATCGATCTCTCTATTTCGATCTCTGTATCTTGTTGTTTCTTTGAATGATTCTGTCATTCTACCATGATAATAATCATCACGAGTATCAAGATCAGAACCAAGAAGTTTATTAGTTTCTTCGTGCGATAATTCATATCTATCAGTATCAAGAACTTTGTTATAGAAATTCTTAATCATAGCAATTCTATCATCGCTAATATCTTTTCCAGATGCCTTAATTGTAGAAAATAAATCATCAAGATCTTCTACTTTAATTAATGCATTTTTAATACATTGAATTGAATCATAATCTACAGCAAACATGGATACTTGTTTTTTATTTGTTGCAAATTTATCAGATTGTATATCGGCATATGCCATTTCATATAAGATACCATTTGTATCATCCCAGAATGTAAAATGACCAGTCATAGACTCATCAATTACTCTGAAATCATTATCTATTAGAACCGCTAGTGGTAAGTTTTTTCCTGCCTTTAGTGCTGTTCTAAGTTTAATAACTTTATCCTTTTCCATAGTAATCTCCTTTCAAATAATATCATGGGTTACAATTAAGTAACCCATGCTTATTTTTTTAATGATTACTATATTGTTTTATAAATCATAAAATATCCTAGAATCAATTTTGTATAAATTACTAATTGAGGCTCCAATATCAGCACCGTTAGAAATATCAATGAATATTCTATACGCGATGTTCCATAATGTAGCTTTATTAGTAACTTTACCTAATTCATTAGATACAATTGATCTTTCTTCCCAAAGATTAATATTTGGGTATAAAAGCGTACCATTTGATAATGGTACGTTGAAATAATATGTTAATGCATTTCTAATAGTTTCAGCACTCTTCCATTGCTCATAAGATTCTGTAATGCATGCTGAAATTATTTTGTCATTCTTAAAATATACGTAATCCTGTTCTTCAATATTAGAATTACGCATATCCCTAACAATACGTTTAACCTGCCTTCTAAGGTCTTCATCACGCATATTTACATAGAAATTAGGGTTATTATTTCTACCCCTTTCCTCTGCAAAATAACTAATTCCTCTTCTAGCTGCCATTTTAATTCCTCCTTAATTTTCTACATAAACTGCATAACTTTTTGTAGGGCATGATTCTACATGAGCTTCTCCTGCTTTACATTCTTCGCAATGAGTGCACTCACCCGCCGTGTCCTTTGCGTTATTGCAACCATAGCATTTACAAGTTTTACAATCCTTCATTTTTAAATCCTCCTTTAAATATTTATTTATAGTGATTAAATATTATCACTTATAAATTTCTTAAGATCTTTTAATTTTTGGTTATTATTAAAAGTATAGCGATAATTTATCACTTGCAAATTTTTATTAAGCTTGTAAGTTGTTTTTAAAGCATACATAGATGCAATATCATTTATAGTATCTTTATTTAATTGATCCATAGGTACTGGGTTAATGTCTGGATCTAATGGAAATAAATTATACTTAAAAATATAAATACCATAATCAGCTAATATATTTTCTACATTTTTTAGTTTAAATTTTGCCCCTTCAAATGATATAGCCCATCCTTGATTAACCTCATCATCTTCTTTACAATAAAATTCATATTTATATATTTCTGTACAATGATCCCATTTACCATTAACAGTACTTATGCATTTTAATTTAGTATAATCTGGAATTGGTAAATTATTTGGAATATCCTGCCATTCATCTGATTCTGCTTTATCTTCATTATTACCAAAATTCATATCATAAATAGCTGCTTGAAAATTATTAATGGTACTATCAAATTTATATGGTTTATTTAAAACCTCCATTAATAAATTAATTTGTTCTTTTGTCATAATATAATTACCATTTTCAGCGTATATATATTCTGGCTCGAAAAATGATAATCTACAAAATTTATCCCCAAAATATACTTTCATATATCCATGCGGAAAATTATTTGGTTTTTTATAATTATATGGTACTGATATATAAAAATCATTTTCATAATCTTCATATATTGTACTAATATCTATAGGTTTTTCACCTAAAATTTTAGAATAATCATTCATTTTATTTACCTCATTTATATTGTAATTTAGTGTAATCTGGAATTGGTAAATTAAGTGGTAATTGATCTTCTTGCTTTACCTTTTTATTATACATAATAATCAATGCTTGCCAAGCAGTATTATATTGAATATTTTTATATATTACTGGTTCATTAAGCATTGACATAAGATGCATTTTTTCATTTGAACTAAGTTTATATAACGGTAATCCTTTATTATGGATTTCATATTCTGCATCATAAAAATGTAATCTAATTAGCTTTGTTGCTGTTCTATAACTATTACTATTATACAGTTTAAAATAAGCTTTTTTACCATAAGATCTTCCGGGATCTAAATTTACCGACAATAGCATTCCGTAATTTGAATAAATATTTTCTTCATTTATTGGTAATAAATTATTTAAAAATATCATTATTTATTCCTCCTTTCTATTTATATAATATATAATTATATGCTATTTTACTCTCCTAAAGATTTAGTATTTATATTACCATTTAGCATATCTTCCATATTTAATCTATCATTGTTTGGAATAAAACTAGTATCAATATCATTATTTTTTAAATATTCTTGCTCATCCCAATCTCCTTTAATATAATCTTCAATATCAAATGAATCATTGAAGAATTGTTCTGCATATTTCATAAATGCAACAATAGATTTTCTATTCTCTAATTTTGCAGACTCTACCAAAACAAATGATCTATCTAAATCAATAAAATCAATAGAATTCTTAATTGTTTCATATAATTCTGTTCTTCCTGTAATAAGTTCCCATGAATCATCTGCTCCATCTTTACCAGCAATACAAAGTAAATATACTTTTTCTTCTGGATCTTTTTGTAATATTCTTTGTGGTGGATTTTTCTCCACCACTCTAGCAACCATTTGTTTTTCCATAATAAATCCCTCCTAATAAGATTTTACATATATCAATTGCTGATCTGGTCTTGATGCACCAACAACATTAAGATTTGTTTGTATATCTGGACTCATACGTTCTTCGATATAAACAACTCTATGCCATTGGCTACCCTGTGCAACATGATCTGTTATTGCGTATGCATATTCAAACATGTTTCCAACTTCATATCTATTATTTTTTATATTTTTTCTGCCTTGATAATCGGAAACCATGTACTTGTAATTACATCTTGTTTGCTCAAACATCATATTCGGTACCAATTGCGGTACGAAATTCATTGAGAATAGTTTACCATCAAATGATGATACATCTGGATTACTAGCAACTGTGCCTATTAACCCATTTACAAGATTAAGTTCTCCACCATTACTAAATGGTATCCCTTCAATCCAATTATTTTTACGGCATACTACTTTTTCGCCATATTCAGGTAATTTTGAATTATGACCTATAATATTCCTTATTTTATAATTTAATTCATCTCTAGTTCTATTTTTACAACAGATTACTTGATCTGCCCATAATAGCATATTATCTGATAAATCACTATAATTAATAACTAATGAATTACCGTAATATCCATTAAGTAATGGTAATCCTGCTCTTACTCTATTAGTAAGATATATAATATCATCTCTTCCTGTTTGTCTCATAACTTCTGTTAAATGATATATTTTACCTGAAACTAGAAATCCCGGTAAATCACCTACTGGAGGTAACTGCCCTTGGTCTCCACATACCAATATTTTTAACCCAAATTTCTCTAATTGCGGTCTCATTGATAATGGCACTGTAAATCCCTCATCTATAACTATAAGTTTAATTGATGGATTTAGTGCTGTTACTGGTATAAATTTTGGTGCTTTAATTGGTCTATTGAATAATGTATCCATAATTACATTACCATTTTCATCTAATGCATTTACTTCTTTTACGTTATATAACCATGAATGAATTGTTTTAGCGCTTAATAAGCCTTTCAATCTCATTACCAGAGATGCAGAACCAATAAAACTCATAGGGGCAATTTCATTCATTATATCTAAACCAAGTCTTTTTATAATTTCCATAAGTACTACTGATTTACCACTTCCGGGTGGCCCATCATATTGAAATACTTGTTCATGGCTATTATAATACCACTTTACTGCTTCTTCAACTACAAATCTTTGCCCTTCATTTAGTTGAAACATATTATTCCTCCACTATATCAAAGATTGAAAAATCATATAAGTGAGAAGTATTATTTAATTTAGTTATTAAATTAAACATTCTTAACGACTCATTTTTGAAACTATCAGATCTATATTCTAACGTCTTCCCATTACATAAGTATGTGAAAGCACAATACCCATCCCCTCCAGGATTTGGTGATTGTAAAATAGATGTGATTTCAATATTATTACGACGCTGATAATCATCGAGAAATCTAGATAATAAGCTTTCCATAATTCTAGTATTCTTTAATAAATTAAATTCGATTTCATCTGGACGAATATTAGTATATTCGCTTTCTGGATACTTAAGGAATTTATCATTATACTTTAAGATTTCATTAGTATCCATATAATATACTTTATCATCATCGGTTATATCCAATTTTAATTCGCGCATACAAAAATCATTAAATCCGCATTTAATGTCGTATGTTATTAATTCCTTCTTTTTTGCCATAATATATGACCTCCTTATTATTTTATACTTTTATAATATATAATTGTAAGACATTTTAAAACGGTTATATTATATAAGCCGAACACTTATATAATTATTTTAAAGTTAGGGGAATGGTAATTATGCAAAATTCAGACAATCAATCATATATGGCGCAAGATAATTTGCGATTAGAAATAGCAATATTACAAGATGATATAAAATCTCAAGATCCTAAATGTGCAAGATTTAAAATCCCTGCAATTATGACAGGGAATGAAGTAGGGCGCACACATGCTTCGTCTAGTAACTCTGCTAATATGAATGTATATAGATGCAAATCAAATGTTACATATGATGATACTATTACATTGAAAGTACCATTAGAGTATACTGCATTTTTTGGTAAACGTATTGTTCCTAAGGGTACTAAGTTTATTGTAGCCTTTATTGGTGGAGATATAAATAATATTAGAATTGTTGGAAGATATAATGGAGGAATATAATATGGGGGCTACTACATACTTATATGATTATATAAAATCAGAAGATACTTATACTCTAGATCAATATATAGAATGCCAATCTGATGATAATGCTTGCTATAATAATTTATCATTTATTGATGAGCATGATGGTATAAGATTTAATACTTATAATGTATTAAGCGATTATATAGATGAGATTAGGGAAAATTATTGTATGACTATTAAATTAAATACAGATCAATTATTCAAATATATGTATAAGCCTAAATTATTATGCCATGATATTTATGGTAATGGTGAATTAGCATTTATTATAATGGAAATTAACGATATATGTAATATAAAAGAATTTACTAAAGATACGTTACTAATGCCAACTAAAGATAATATGAATTTAATAACGTCGAGAATTTTTAATTCAGATAAAGATGATATTAAAATTTATAATGAAAAAAATAAAGAGTCTAATACATAAATTTAGCAGGTTAGCGTATTGCTAACCTGCCACTCTTTTGATTGCTATAACATTTTGAGATTGTGCAAACCTTTGCATAATAGCCATATTATAAGCTACCATTGCTGATGCATTCATAAACATATTTGTTCCATTATCTGTTGGAAGTTTAACATTATTGACTTCGGTAAATTCTTTAATGTCATTAATAATACCTTGATTATTATTACTAATTCCATTATCCATCTCAGGTCTTAATGTAGTCTTATGAACTGGTACTTGAGAATAGAAGTCCTCAACAAATTTAATGGTACCTGCAATATACGGAATAAATGCAGTATATAAATCACCAGCAATAAAGTATCTTGATTTAACTCTTTGCATTCCGAGATATTTATTACCGTCTCTATCATACTCAGGCGCAATTAAACATACCCAATCTGAGTTCTGAAGAATTAAGTTAGAATCACCAACATTACTTCTACCAAGAAGTCTTACTAAATCCGCTTTATTTTTTCCTCTTGCTTCATCAATATGTGCTGTTGCATCTCTATTTAACTGAGATGCTGTAATAACAGGTATATCTTTTAATGTAGCAAAAGTCTTAAACTCATCAACAATTGCTCCAAGTTGTAGACGTAAATCGCCACCAAATAATCCATCAGCAGATCTAATTCTTTTAAGATAATCTTGCAATACACAAATTGTTTCATATCCCTCATCTTCAAGGTCCTCAACCATATCATATAAATAACTTGTATCTACTGAAAGGTTTGGCTTAAATTTAATAATTAAATCAATTGGATCATCTGTACTAACATGAAGATTTCCTTGAGTTTTTAATATCTCAACAGCTTCATCTTCTGTATAGTTTAACATGTCTACTCCAACGCACATACTAAATATACGTTGGATTGTTTCTTTAACGCTGTTTTCCATTATTAATAGAACTACGCATGGTTTCTTTGTAGGGTCTTTGCATTTATAATCTTTATTATATCTCTTTATTTCAATAGCCATATCAGCTAATGTAGTAGATTTTCCCTCACCTGGTAATCCTAATAATGTATATACACGTTGGCTTTCTACACCACCGCCTGTTAAGATATTTAAAGCTTGAGTTCCAAATCTTAATTTATTTGACGGTGATGATAATTTTCTATGTGTTTCTCTCATTGAAGATTCATAATTATCACCTGTAAGTCTAAATTCCATATCTGATGAATCATCAGCTCTAGCTCTACGGAACTTGACCTGCATTTGATTAATGAAATTTTCAATATCTTTTACTATAGGTCCTCTGCTAGCGTATTCTGTAGATTTAAATTTTGTGAATAGAGCTAATCCTCTATCCACATCATTATATATAATAGAATCCTTAAGAATTTGACTTACAGTTTTATTAACCCATGCTATCTCATCATTATTTAATTCTTTAAAACAATCATTTAACTCACGTCCTAACTCCCCAGCAATCTGATGGAGAATCATATTACGATCTGTTAAATTATATTGCAATCTAGCTTCAATGCCCTTATTGATAAAATCAATTCTATTTAAACGTTCATGATCATTATTATAAGCATTCATATCTATAATACAGAATAAATTTCTCATATTAATAACACTACCACGTCTAATATTTCTATTGCTACTAACAATATATGAGCACATCAAATCTAGCATTGTTATATCAAAATTTACATCTATTTTTAAATCCTTATTTTTAACAGGATTTTTTCTATATAATTCTCTTCTAGATTCATTCATTACCTTCCACTCCTATATCAGTTGTATTTTTATGTCCAGCTGATATTAATAGAATACTATTCAGAAAATTTATTAAATAATACTGATAAAATTTTAACATCATCATCAGTTATTATATTATTTTCTTTATACTCATTAATCTTTTGAGCGGCGATTTTATCTTTAAGGGATTGAAATTCACAATTTAAATGCATTGTTGCCATTCCCATGAATATAACAGTTACTGCTAAAATAGCAATTGCTATAAGAGAAATATTAGGGATAATATAATTATTTAATATCATACCCGCTATAACACTACCGAATAAGCAAATAATTGTTTCTATTAGTATTAGTATAGGACGTATTGTATTAAGTTTATTTATAGCCCGATCAATTTTCTGTTTTTCAATGGCATATTCTATCTGTATATCATCATATAATAATTTAAGATTTTTTTCTAATTCTGATTTATTATTATCGCTCATCTTAATCCTCCATACTAATTGCAAATTGACAGTAAATATGGCATCTTTTCAGAAATCCCTTCCATACATCACTATTAATATTTCTATCATAGTAATCCAAATTATGATCTAAAAATAAATTCATAATGAATTCTGCATACTCATCCATGTCATGCATTAAAGTTTGTTTTCTTTTAATTATTAGGTATTCCGATATTGATGTACATAAGAATCCTAATACAATGCAAAAAGTCACAATGCATATATTAAATGGATGCGGCGCTAGAAATGCAACTAGCGCCATGGCAAATAAATAAGTTAATATAGTTCTATTCCTATTGATAATATCTTTTTTGTTTTTATTTAAAACTTCATTACGAGTTTTAAATTCATCTATAAAGATATTAAATAATTCATTATGTGGTGTTTCTATTTTATATTTTACTAATTTATCAAGAGTTTCTTGAATAATATCTTTATCTTTCATTATCTAATCCTCTCATTATATTATTTGAATATTCTACGCATTTAGCTGCTAATTCATTTAATTGATCTATATCCTCCTGGCTCACCGTTCCACTATATTTATCATTAGATTGCATATAGTTGTTTACAGCAATATTTAGAATCACTGCACTTATTAATGGAAATTCATTTATTGCCTTTCGTATCAAGAATTTTAATTTAAAATATTTATAAATATTTAATACTAGCGAAATTATAAGAACTGCAATAACGATGATTGAAAACGTACGGCTTTTAATTATTAAGCTCATTAACGTTATAAGTATATTTATTATTGCAGCAATCTTAAGTTTTGCATTTGATGCTTTCCGCATAATATTAATCGCTTCTAAAAGCGATTTATGCAATGTATCTACAGTATCCTTAAAAATATTATATAAATCCGGTATCTCTTTAGGATTATATTTGTTAAATAAGTTATCTAGTAATTCATCCATGTGATTTAAATTTTCCATTTAAATAGCCTCCTCTAATAGATTTATTAATTCGTCTGATGTAATAAAGTCATATCCTTCTGACTGATTTACATACATACAGAATTTATTATAATCACTGACCTCAGGGTCTAGTATATAGTCATATTGACTAAATTTTTCAAGCACGGCGGAATCTATCTGCTGTGCTCGTTTTTCTTTTTTATTAATTTCTTGTAGTTTCACATTTCCCGAATTACGGAAGTATGAGCGCACTACATTCATATTTTCTCCCGGATTATTAAATTGAACACGAATAAAATCAATGTGATTAACCGCTTTTTCGTGTTTAATATATTCAATAATCTTTTTAGGATCTTCATTCATCAAATGATCTATATTAATTGTATTATAAATATAAGAATCAATTTGAATTAATTGCGTATAATGACGTCTGCTTATAGGATCATATAAAGTTATCATGAATCCTTTAGGTTCTTCTTGCCCAAACGCAAATCTTAATGGTGAACCATTATAGTACATATATTCTTCATAGCAACCTGCTATGTGATAATGACCACATATTACAGGTCCGCTACAATTTATAAAATTATTTATTCCGAATATAGGAGCATGGTTGCTATTTAATGTAGCAACATCTGATCCTTTAAAGGAATTTTTTAATGTACCATGCAGTACACATAAATCATAACCACCAGATTCAAATAGCACTTTTCTATATTCTGATTCTGGTAATCCATACTTTTCTGGAATACATAATACCCGTAACCCTTTTACCACTTCAAACTGAATATTTTCTACAATTCGAATATCAATTGTAGGATCTTGTAAGTAATGATAAAATAACGATAGCTGTCCACAATCATGTGATTCTGTTCCAGCTAATAATATTATAGAAGCTTGTTTTGTTTTACATAAATTAACTACTTCATCCATAAATAATAATGCATATGAAATTATAGGATTATTACTCATGAATTTAGAATCAAATAAGTCACCACAAATTGCTAAAATATCAAATCTAATATTTTGCAATGGCTGTATAAATTGATTTCTTAAAGTTTCGTAAGTATACTTTGGATCTAATGCCCCAAAATGAATATCTGCAATACTTACTATAGTTAAAGGATTATTATTATTCATCTTTATTAATTACCTCTTCTATTAAATTAATCACGTCTTTAAATACTTCATCTTCATTTCTATTAGCATCTACCATATGAGATTTAAATTTAGGCATTGCCATGCCTAAATATATAAGTAGATTTCTAATATTTGTGTGCCATTCTAATGGTTGTACATCGTTATAGTTTGTTTCTCTATTATTTAAAGCAATCCTATTTATTGCTGTTTCAGGATCTATGTCTAAAATAATAGTAGCATCTATGTCAATACAATCGGTAGCATAATTATTTAAATCGTCTATTACATTTGTGCCTAAAGATTTGTTTTGTAGTACTAATGATGATAGAACAAATCTATCGGCTAATATTACTTTTCCAGCTTCTAGTGCTGGTTTTATAATATGTAAGTAATTCTCTCTCCTTCCAGCTTCTAATAAATACAATTTAGTTTGTTCATCTAATGAGCTAGAATATTCTTTGTTTAATAATATATTTCTTATATCATTTCCTACTTCTGTTCCTCCGGGTTCTTTGAATGTGATACAATCAATTCCTTTATTTTTTAAATACTCGTATGTATTTTTAACCATTGTGGATTTACCACTTCCCTCTCCACCTTCAAAACAAATTAATTTTCCTTTTTTCATTTTAACCTTCCTTTCCGTATAATTATTATTATAATATACAATTGAAATTTAATATTAATAATGTAACATATAAATGAGTTCTTTATTAACTTCCATGTGTAAATTAGTAAGATACCCCCTGAGATTAATTTCTCAGGGGGATCTTATGCTTTATAATTTTTTGTTGTTATAGTAATAAGTGACAAGCTCTGCAACTCCATTCATTAAGCATGATATAATAAATAAAAAGAATTGTTCATCTTCTTTACTATGAATTATATTATCGCCTTCATTGAACTTTAAACTCTTGGTTCTTTCCCCACTAGATCGTGTAGTTCTACGGGTTTGTATATTTATTTCATTATCATTGTCGATTGATTTTCCTAGAACAAATTTAATTTCAAAATTATTTTCAGCATATATCATTGCTGCATCGTATCCTTTAGGGACTCTTGCACTAAATAAATTATGGCTAGAATCATTACCATACATATAAATTTCCTCTAATAATTTAATGAAATTATATATCTCCATCATCATATTGAAATCTGGAGAAGTTTTCTTTATCATCCTTAGTAATCTCTTCAATTCTATATAACTGGGGAGATAATGCTTATACTTTTTATCAAATATTGGTTTGATGAATATATTAACGTCTTCTTTTTTATTATTTTTCTTCATAAATTAATCCTCCTAAATTATAGAATAATTGAAACTATTACTAAATCGTAAATTATAGGTAATAGACAATCCCAAATATATTGGAGTCTGGAGTTTTTTAATGGTTGCGTCTTCGATATATAAAATATTGAATTTTCATAAACAACTTTAAATTCTTTATTATCAAGATAATACTGAATATATCCTTCTGGTATATCTATAGCTATCATACCGCTATCTAGATATGATATGTCGTAATAATATTCTTTGCACCCTACATATTTAGTACTATAATATCTTATCGATTTATTATCTATATGAATATAATTATACATGGCACATAATAAGTCGTGAATATCTAAACTACAAATAATATTCCCTAGATCATTGAGTGATTTATTTATTTTTTTCCGTTTTATAAATTTATATCTTTTAAGAGATATAAGTTCTTTATATAATTCAGAATATTCACTAATATATTGAAATATTTCCACCACATTATACCCCCCATTCTATTTTTTTAAAATCATTTTCTACTTTAGAAATATTATAATATGAAAATACCATAGCTAAAAATGTTTGTTCGCATTCATTTATGTACGCTAAATGCTCCGGAACATAGAAATTTAGCACATATTCATTATAGGATATATCATTTTTCGATAGCTGCAATACAATACAACCATCAGCTTCAATACCTAATTCTTCTCTGAGGATATATCTATAAGCTGCAATTTGTAAAAAATATCTAAATGTGACATGATTGCTGGTTTTATAATCTACAATATATATTTTCCCATTTACTTCATATAGGCCATCCATAGTACCACCAAAGAATTTACAGATTAATGGAAATTCGTGATATATTACTTTTACTGTATTTCCCATGTTTATATCATTCCACCATTTTAAATAAGATTCATAAGCGAATCTAGAATCTCTAAACATGTCATCCGGAGTTTCATAATTAAATTCACTTGCTATAAAAGCATCTATAGTTTCATGACATTGAGAACCAATCTGAGCAGATAAATCTAATGTTTTCTTATATGATTTGTGTTTAAATCCTAATGAATTAGCCCAATACATTAATGAATCCGAATGTATGCATTTTGATATAATCTCTGTTACTCTTGGTACTAATATACCATTGTATGTATATTGTGAATTAGACTCGCTATTTACAACAATTTCTGATGAATCTAATAATTTAATTAAATTATTCATTATTACCACCTAATTCTTTCTCTATTTTTTCTTTACGTTTATCAATTTCACTATATGGTAAAAACCATATATCTGCAATGATTCTAAATAACGCTTCCTTAATCTGTCCAGCCAATCCATTTGATGAAAAATCATTACATATAGACGTAGCGACTCTAGTTATTTCATTATACCGTACAACTCCCTTACATACAACATCTCTAATTTGCAATATAAAATCGTTATATATAAAATGTACATCATTACTATGCACAATATATGTCTTTATGCAGAATAATGCGCCTGATATAACCATTAAACATTCCATCATATGCCTAGTATCAATCATAACTAAAGTATCGCTATTCAAATCATCAGTATCATATCCAACTTTATCTGGATCATCTAATACTATATCAAACCCTACTGCAAATAATTTATTTTCTATATCTGTATTTATTTTTAATGCTGGAGATTTTTCTACAATTTTACCGGGGTTAAATTGTTTAAAGAAATCATCCATACTTGCATTTAAGCCTTCTATATCTAGTTTATTATCACTCATTATAATTACCTCCTAAAACCTTATACTTTAATGTAAACGGCTTCATTATTTATTACTTTTTCTTATAGCCCAAACATTATTATAATATTTTAAGGAGGTATGAATAATATGGCTAGGAATTTTTCGGATACATATTTATATAGAAAGTATCCAGAGTATGATAAAAAATTATTTCAATTTATTATGAATGCTGATCGTATAGATACTACAAGTGAGGAATTTGAAGATGTATTATATGATGTAAAAAGGAGAAAGATAAGCGATTCTGTTGCTAAAGTTCTTCAATCACCAAATACAGTTATTGCTATTCAACCTGGTAAAGCATTACCTAAAGCACTTAAGGTATTTGTTGCTAAAGATATTAAAGAAGATAAAACTAAAGATAAAGTATTTATTGATGCTAGTGATTGTATTTTCCTTAAAAATGGAAAATATATTTGTAATCATCCAGATTGGATTATTAGTTATGCTATCAATGCAATGGTATCTTTAATTTATGCTAAAGTACCTAATAACTTTACTAATAATTCATCTATTGTAAAATATGGTGGTGAAGCATTCGTTAAATGTTTCTCATACATTCTTGATAGAATATATAAAATTAGTACAGTGCAGCAATTAAGAAAACGAGTTGAATATGCGATTGCATTGTATTATCAAATCAATCTTTTAGGTAAAGATTATTCTAAATACCAAGATTCGATTAAAGTTACAGCAATGAGAATTGCTGATGTGGATAATAAAGATGCACAAATTGTTGATATAATGCTTGAGGATTCTGATTTCTTAGATATTAATCATTTTATTGATGGTTTGAATAGAATCTTTAAATTTAAAGATTTAACGTATACCATTATTATAGATAAGTGGATGCAAGCATTTGGCACTGGAACTGTATTTGCTTTAGAGTTTTTCCCTGCATTTTCTATGATGATGACTAATACTTATGTCGGAGGATATATTGATCAACAAATGACAATAGAAAAAGTTGCAGGTAGATCTATGGTTGATTTCACTAAAAACATTCTTGAGATTGGAGCGAGAGTTGTATGATTACCGATAAGCAAAAGTATGCTATGGTTAATCAGTTTAGAGCACATTCATTATCAGTTATTAGAAAGAATCAAAAATCATTCTTACCAGTATTAAATACTGGTAAGATTTTTTGTTGCGATAAATATAGATATATGGATAAGTGGCATGGTTATGCATACTCTGCTGATGAACCAGAAAAATCATTTACAATTTTATATGTAGAGCATATGCCATATAGATCTTTATATAAGCGTGCAGGAAACGCTGCCAAGTCATTTACATCAAGTATTGATAAGATGATATTTGATAATGAATTAGTACCATTTTTATTATTTATAAATAATAGATTTGTTCCATGGGGTAAAATTGATATAGTATATGATTATGGCGAGACTTTTCTTAAGATTCACGGACCGGAATATTATAAGGATCTTATATCAGATATAAAAATGGTTATATTACCATATAATATATCATTTTTATATGGTACTGAACCGGATTATTCATTTAATTCTAATTTTGAAGCTTTACGTTCTTATATTAATAGTAATGCTGTTGTTAAAGGTCAGGATATATTTATCACTTTACCAGATACTAGCGTTGATTATACATATGAGCATAATACTTACAATGTCGGATTTTGGTTATTGAACCAAAATAAATTAAAACGTTTAGGAGTATTATCGCAAGAGCGAATTGATAAATTAAGACAAATAGACGTGAATAAAATTGTTAATAAAAACGGTCATGACGAATATGTTAAAACAACAGTAAATATTTTTGATAGAGATAGCTATGATAACGTTGAATTAGAAAGATTATGTAACATTTGTCCTGATAATGTATTATTAAAATTTAATGATGATGGTGAATTAAGTGATGATGGTACTAATATTATTTATCTTATTGATAAATCGGAAGTTTATTATGAAAGAACTGATGTTGATGGGAATTCATATATTGGTAGAGTAAAAGACGGAAGATTATATATACAAGAAGATCCACTTGGAGCTACAGTGCAGAACCAATTAACTCATGTTCATTTAAATAATAGCGATGAATATGTGAATGGTAGAGATATATTATTTGAAGAAAATTTTTTAGTTTTTAAAAATGGATGCTTATGCACTGATTGTAAATTTGACTTTGCAATGTATAATAATTATAAAATTTATGATGTTGATAAATCTACTGACTATACTGCTGATGGTAAACCATATCACCAAATTCAAAATAATCATATTACTATACTTACATTTTTAGGAAATTGTGATCATTTAATTACTCATCTAGATCAATTTCCTAATAAGAAATATGTTAAACAGAGATTATCTGAATCATTTTTCTTAAATACTGATGTTAATGGTTATAGAGATATGATATCAGAACCTTTAGATTTCGATGTTTATGATTCTAAATTATATAAACAAAATGTATTAGATTCAATGAATTCTGTATTAGCGTATAACCCATTATTACTAGATTCATTATTTACAAAATATGTAAAATCTGTAAGCTATACAGGTAAAGAATTAAATGATAAAATTACTATAAAAAAGAAATATAAATATAAATACGTTGAGGAAAATAATCAACAGGTAATGAAAAGGATGTTAATTAATTCTAGAGGAATAGATATTCCTAGAATGAGATTTGATGAAGATCATGAGACTTACCCTTTAGTATTTCTCAATGGTGAATTAATTGCTAATTATGATGAACTTAAAGTTACGTCTAATAAATTATTTCTACCAGTTATTGAAGATTTTGATCCTACGGATGAAATTGAATTTTTATATATAACCGGTATAAATAATAATGAATATGAGATTGATAAATTTGAAGGTACTGATCATTGCTATTCTAAAGCAATTCCTAAAGATGAATTACGTATATTCTCTACTGACGTAAAAGATTTACTAGAGTATCCTGATATAAAATATGATTATGATAATATTGCTTTTCCAGTATATAAAAGAACTTATAAAGTTTTAGAGCAGGATAATGTTTTAGGTAGAAGAATTCAAAATAAATTAGGAGATACTATAGAATATGATGAGGTAGTTACAATACCGGATGACTTTAATGGAAGAAAAGTTATTGCTGCATCTTATAAGAAATTTGTTTATCAAAGAATAAAAGTAGATAAAAAAGCTTATCGAGTTAGAATAAGTAGAAAATTTAGATGCTGCGATAATCAAAAACAATATTGTTTATTTATAAATGGTAGGTTAGTTGATAGAGATGATTATATAATTACTTTACCTAAACTAAGTAGACCATTTGATGGTATGTATTTATATTCATCTAGATTCTTTAAAGCAACAGATAGAATTGACTTATTTTATTTACCATATGAATTTATGAATATGAATAGCGACAAAACATTTGAGCTTAAAGAAAATGGATATATTGAGTACGATAGACAAAGCCTTAAATTTCCATTAGATCCTGATTTATATATGATTTTTATAAATGGCAAGAAGGTAGCTAAAGATGATATTATAAGAATATCTACCAATACAATGAGAATTACTAAAGACACTCAGAGCACTAATGATTTATGTATGTTTTCTGTCGTAAAAGATGATATACCTGAAGTATCTAATTATATAGCTACAGGAAAATTATCTAAATATGAAAAACTTATTGATTTTATTAAGTATAATGATAGGCTTGGATATGATGAATTAGATAGATTATTTAATGAATATATCAAAATGTCTAATTTTGAAGCTCCATTAAATGCAGACGTTGCAAGGATTGCTATTATAAATGAAATTGTTAGAGATTTCTGGGTTGCTAGCGGATATGATTATAATGCTCATCCATTTGTATATGATTTTGAACATGATGATTATATTAGTAAAGATTATGAGACTGGTAATTATATATTACCATCTATGGATGCTGTGCCTAATATAAATATTATAAAATATGATTTACATCATTTATATTTTGTACTATATGATGGCAATTCTAAGATCTCTGGCAAAACATATTTAGAGAATGGAAGAATTATCGAAAATCCAGTATTTAAATGGGCTTATAATGATAATTATAATACTGAGGAAATAGAGTATCAAAAATTAAATGATATGGATATTCCAATACATGATGATTATGAATATGAATATCACTCTAATTTTGTAATTGGTAAGAAATCTAAAGTTGCTGAATTTAAGCTTGAATCTTCTAATGGGTTTAATATATGTAAGTCATATATTACGCTTAATTATTGTAGTCCAATTTATTATGGATTAGTTGATAAATCTCTAGTAGATGGTTCTAATAGCGATATTTATAGTAATCATCCTAGTGATATAATTAAAACCCTTAATAAAGTAATACAACCTAGAAGAGATTTAACTCTTGATAAATATGTAATTGGTAATAATAAACGATTTGTTTATGCTGTTCCTAAAGAATATGCATGTGATGAAGATGGTACATTATTATTAACATTTTTCTTACCAGATATTAATTCTCCTGAAGTTATAAATGCAAATATGGATGATAAATCTACTCCTATATATACTGATGGGGTTGCATCTAGTAATGTATCTGATTCTTCTGATAGTACAGAAAATTCATATGAGAGTGGATTAAGAGAATTGAATGCTTTTACAATGCAACAATTTAAGAATAATGTAATCTACACTAATCAATATGGATATCAAGAAGAATATATGATTTTTATATCCAATGGTTATTTCACTAGATTATATGACAATATTGGATTTAATATCAAGGTCAAATAACATATCAGTAATATCTGTATAAAGGAGGGTACTAACTATGAAGAAAAAAATTCTTGAGAAGTTATCAAGTAAAGTAGTTTGGGCTACAGCAATTCCGTTAATTGCTAACTTAGTTGCTACGTTTGCTTCTAAAGCATATGCTGATCAGTTCTCAGGTGTAGCTACACCCGTTGTGTCTTTACTTGCTTTATTTGGTATTCTTAATAACCCAAATGACAAAGGTTCATTTTAAGGTTAGATGTACAAAAGATATTGCTTAAATCATTATGCCATACTTTTTACCCCTATGGGAATTTCCCATAGGGGCATAAGTTTTAATTCGTAGATATAATTACACTTATAATATCATCTGTTGGATATGGAGTATCAAAATCAGTCTTTATAATAAATTTATTTCCTAAAATAGATGTATAAAATAATCCGCTTACATCTAATCTTGATTTATCTGCATACGCTCTATATATTTTGTAATTGGATACACTACCTAATATTGTTGCTGAGATAGATGAGTATCCTTTTTTAATATTAAATCTATATAAAGAAATATCTTTTTCTTCTGGAATTGGGTTAAGCATGCATAATTGAGAAAGATATTTAGTTACTTTTTTGTTTCCATGAAGTATTAGAGTACTATTATCATATAAATCATCCCCAATAGGCATTTTACTAATGAAATTACTTACAACTTCCTTGTCTGTTATTTTATCGTATTTTTTATTAAACGATATACCTAAATCATCATTACTTTCTTTTTTAGGTATATTTTTAGATATTTCTTCTTCTTTAATTTTATTATAAATTACATTCGCAGTAGAATTTATTTTTAATTTAATGCTATTATCTTTAGATATATCTATAGATGCATTAAATGTATATATATTAATGCCCGATTTTAAATTTAATGTAAACTGCTGAATAACTGTATTGTTGATATAAACAATAATAGATGCATTTATATCATAATTATTCTCAATTACAATGGTTATATTAGTTTTTGCCGTATCATAATCAGTATCCGCATATGCAGTTATTTTATAAGATTTATTATCACTGAGACCTGAAGTACCAAAACTTACCATTATAATCACTTCCTTTCAGCTATTAAATACTCAAATACAAAGCGCTCATGCTGCTCTGTTGTAATATAAGTTGTTATAGATTTATTAATTGTATCCATAGAATAATCTATAGATTCAAATTGTCTTACTCCATTTCTATAAACAATTATATCATGATCACAATCTTTATTAAATGCTAATTTTCTATATGGGATTGTAGTCTCACCATCTTTTTGAATAGAGTATACATATCTATTGCTAGAAATTTTTAAATCTCCAATATTTGGAGTGCTAGTTTCTGGATTTATATTAAGCTTTTTACAGCAAAATTTATATAAGTTATAAAGTGCTTTACTACTAGCTAAGCAAGTAGAATCTGGTACCGTAAAACTATCGGAAACCTTCTCAATTTTACCAGATGGTATGGAATTATTCGCAATATTTCCACCGTATAAATATAGATTGTTACCATTAGAAACATCCGCTGAATTATATATAAATAAGAAATTTACAGCTCTACCAATATCTATTGATTCATCAATAAAATTTATTGTTGCAGTATAGATATGCCCATCGGTAGATTTATTATCTATAATTTCATATCTTGCCTTATCAATATATGTAGAGCCAATCTTTACCTCTATATAATTACCACCAGCAGAATAATCTTTAAATGGATAGGTAAATTCAAAACTTGATTGATGATCTGTTGCAGCTCTTACATAACTTGTAGTAAATCCTATCCTGGTCATATTATCAAGTCGTTCCTGAACAGTAATACCATTATTATCGTATACGGCATCTGCTTTAGATATTGGTAAGTATATATTAGCGCCAGTATCTTTAAGTAAAACTGTTTTAGTATCTTGATCAAATATCTTATCATAATCTAATGCAGGATTAAATCCATTAGTATTGTCTGGCATTAAATATCTTTTATAAATAAAATTAATAATATATTTTAGTTTTTGTGGATCAATTAATCCATCAATTGTGATTGTTAAATTATCACCGCTAATATTTGGATTTTCTGAATATAAATTTGTTAAATCTATTAATCTTGTTCTATCCTTTGAATCTGTTATATAAATATGATATGATGGGTCGTCACCAAGATTATCTATTAATATCTCTTTTGTTTGAGCAAGTTCTTTATCATTCAATGATAATGGTCTCAATGGTAATCTACCCATATTAAACTGATCATTTACAGACATCTTAATTCCTCCTTTATCGATTATTATAAGAATGTTTCGCCAAAATGCACACTTAAAACATTTATATAATTAACTTAGAAGGAGGTTGAGTTATATGAATAGTAATCGATATACGCCTTCTGCAGTTGGGTTTGAGCGAATAAGTAAAGAACCATTAGATAAATTTGAAATTTTTAATTCAATTGCTGAATTACAAGATTATGTATTAAATGGTCCAGCTTATCCGGGCCAAAAATGCACTGTAAATTTTTCTGATGGCAAAGTATTATCATACCAACTCATAAAGAAAGCTGATAAATGTACAATACGACCCATATATCCAATAGAAGAACATATAATGCGTAAATCTGAATATGCTAAATACGGATTTACTGATTCTGCCGTTACTGTAAAAAATCCAAGTGACGATAGTAATAAATGGTTATTGGTATATAATTATAACCCTGAATATAAATACATGTATTCTAGTCGTGATGGGTACGAAATGTTAGCAGAAGCATATTCAATATTGCATAATTTACAGTTATATAATAATAATGGTATTAACCTTATGATTGTCATTAATGGAGAAATAAAGTATAAATGGAAACAAGAATACAATTTTATGCTTAGTAGTAGTACGAGTGATGTTGGTGCTTGTATTAAATATGCTCCAGATGATAGTACATTTATATGCCCGCTAGTTGTAGATGCTACATTAACTAATTATGGATTATTTCCTAAAAAGGAAAATAATAATTTCATAAGTCTATATGTCGGATTATAGGAGGTGCTAACGTGAGTGATATAAATTTAGGGCCTTTTAGATTAAATCCTAGAGGTGAAATAAAACCTGGAGAAAAATATAAGTTTCTTGATTTAGTGACTTATAAGGGTAGTTCATATGTAAATATTAATAATGATATTATTGATGGCGATGCAAGTATAAATGTATTACCAACACAAGAAGAGGGGGCTACAAAATATTATCAGTTAGTAGCTTCTAAAGGAGATAAAGGCGAAGCTCCAGAGCAATATGATAAATTCACTACAATTACTACTAATGATTGGGATTATCCTACTGCAGATAAAATAAAAATATCTGGAGCTTATGATAATACTAAACCTATAAATATTTTAAATGCCTATGATGGATGCTGTGGAATTATTGTTACTGATCTTGATATTATTTTGCCTGCGAATAGTGATGTAAGTATAGATTTTTATTATCTTACATTAAGTAATAATGAATATTTTGTTTATTCATTTATATATGATGGTGGTAGGCAAAGATTTATATGGAATAGGACGATTTATAAAGCAAATGTTTAATGGAAGACATTTAACGCACGTATTTCACAGTCAAAATAAAACAGGCATTAAAAGATATGGAGTATGCTCAACTCGTGAATATTCTATATTAGAATCCACTTTTAATAATAAAGGTGGAACTCATGAATTTAAAAATTTATCACCTGGATTATATGCTTTTAAAACAGATACATCATGTTATATGATATCTTTACCTGTAACACTTGCTGGTGATGATAAACTAGTTATTGAAAATAGATCTAGTGTATATACGGTAATTAATGGTATAAAGAAGATGCTAATTCCTTATGAAATGTCAGCATCATTTACAAGTAAAAGTCTTCAAGTTGTGCTTCAAAGTATGTTTCAGGGAGATACTAATGCTAACTATCTTAGTATAAATAATGCTATTAATGGATATATTGATATGATAGCAGTGGCAGGATTAACTACAATGAGTAGGGAGAATCCTAGTCCGTATAAGCCAGCGGAACTTACATCTTTAGGTTCTTTTACGATAGAATCTAATGGTATATTGGATGGTCAGCATTCTGAATTAACTATTAATTTAAATAATAATATTAAAAAATTACCATGTGGTAGAAGTGATTTATTCGTAATGGATGCTATTCATAAAGAATCATATATAATCTATAGAGTTGGTAGATTAGTTCTTACAGGAAGTGAGCAATGGCAAGCTATAAAAGAAGATAATGGTCATTGTATATATTTCTTACCATTTAATCTAATTAGTACTTCTATTAGTAATGGTGCTATAATATCCAATTATTTTCCTGGTGAATCATATGATAATATGATGCTAAAATCAAGTATTGATTATTGTATAGCAAACAGTGTAGAACAGAGTAAGCCAGGAATATATATTAAATTGCCTACAGAACTTATAGCTGAAACTGGAGTAGAAAATTTTAAGAAATATCTCAAGTATTTAGTTAATAAGAAAAATCCTGTTATAATAGAATATTTATCGAAAGATATTAGGGTTAAATCTGTATTATTGGATGATTATATTATACCTCAATATAGTCCTAATACTAATATAAATATAGATGCGGATACTTATGCCGCATTTTTCTTTAGAACTATTAATTATGAAGATGATCCTGCTAAGAGGCCTAAACAGGACCGTAAATTACAAATTAAAATTTAGGAGGTAATATTATGAAAATAACTTTTACTGATAAGGAAGATATAGTAGGTCTTCCTGAAGTTAATATAAAAAATAAAGTAACAGCTGCTGATATGAATGAAATTAAAAATGTTGTTAATAAGAATAGTGAGATACTTGATGATGTACAATATTCAGTAGAGCAAAGTAACGTACCAGTTGGATTTATAATGACAGTTAATAATCTTAATTCTATACCAGATAATTGGTTACCTTGCGACGGACAAGCATTAAATAAAATAGATTATAGTGCTTTATATAGAGTTATTGGTAATGCTTATGGATCTACATCTGATACATTTAATTTACCGAACCAAAATGCTTGCTCTATTAATATAAATGCTAATTTAATTCCTAAATATTATTATATTATACGAGCTAAATAAGGTGGTGATGATATGCAATCCGGTAATACTTTTATAAGAGGAGTATTGGAATTAGTCACTGGGCAGCCAACCATAAAGGCTAAAGTTCATGGTGTACTAAAACCATTATCAATAGAATCATCAAATGTATCATTCTCTAATGATATTACTGTTAAGGATTCTACCAAAACTAATAAAATTATATTATCTGGTAGTTATGGGACCGAAGATCCACCAACAGATGCTGTTGAAGGACAAATATATTTTAAAATAATTTAAAGAGTTTATAGTATGGTGATAGCCTAATAATGGCTATCACTATATTAAAGCTTATTCAGGGATAATTAAAGTAAAGGAGATAAGCTATGGCTGTTCATAATTTTGGACCAATATATCATTCTGAATCACCCAAAAGTATGAAAATGACTGGATGGGTTGATGATGATGGAAATTATTCAATAACTTTTGCTTCTGCATTTACAGATGCAGATAGTAGTTTTAAGTATTCATGGACAATTTATGTAGGAGCAGACTCTTCAAACCCAGTAATAGAAATTCCTCAGGATACTATTAATAATGATGCTAGTTTTACTAAAACTGTTACAGGTAAAATAAGTGGTGCTAAATTTCATGCATGGGCTCATTGTGGGTGTGATGGATGTGCTAATAATACTGCACCTTTAGTAATAGCAGATATTAATCTATATGTCCCACCAACTTTAGGTACTATAGAAGTTACCAATAGAACTACAAAGTCAATTACTGTTAAGGCTACATGGAATGATGTAAATGGCGAAGAATATACAAAAGCTAATGCTACTATAAAATTAGTAAAATCAGATGGCAATGTTGTTGCTACAAAAACAGAGTATTTAAAAGATGGATCTGATCCTGTTACATTTGATAATCTAGATCATAATACAGCTTATACTATAAAAGCTTCATTATCAGATGGTACTACTACATTAAATTATACCGATATCACTACAAGTACAAAGTTATTAAAAGTAGAATATTCTAATTTAGAAATTCATCAGTATTCAGCTATTGTTAATTTCATATCATCAATAGACAATAAAAAAGAATATGACCAAACAAATATTGCAAGGCAAAAATGTAATTTAACGAGTGCTGGTACTACATATAATGATAATATATCTTTTGAAGATGATAAAACAAGACCTGCTAATTCTAAAGTAACCATACATGATTTAAAATCATACACTAAATATAATTTAAAGTATGATATAACCGATGGTCATAATATAGTAAGCGTAGCTATTGATTTTACTACAGTATTCCCTTATGCAAGGATAAATATAAATGGTGAATCTAAAAAAGCAATACCGTATATTTATACTAATAAAAAATGGCATATTGCTAAAGGATATATTGGTAGTAAAGAATTTAATGGTGAATGATTGCACCTAAACCTCTGTAATATGCGAACATAAGATTAATTTATGTAGGAGGTGCGATCAAATGGAACATAATGATCCATTAACAGTAGCCCAAGCAATTAATGATTATGGGCCATATGCAGTTATATTAGCTTTTGTATTAGTTCTATTTTTATATTGCATATGCAATGTAAATAGAATGTATAAAAAATTTCAAAACCAATCTATAAAGAATAATGAAGAGTACAAAAATGGTATGATGGAAATTGCTAATAAAATGGTTGATCAGATGCTGGAGATTGATAAAAAGAAGAATTCCAAATCTGAACCTGATCTTATGAAGGTATTTGTTAAATTAAAAGAATCAATGCACGATTATTGCAAAGATTGTATGGATAATTTAAATGCTGATAGGTTAGCAATTTATTTATTCCATAATGGAACTCATAGCACTCATGGTGTTAAGTTTTTTAAAGTATCATGCATTTGTGAAAATGTGAGAATAGGAAGTGGTATTAGAGAGCATTCAATTGAGCACTCAAATATTCCGCTTAACTTATTTGATACTATGATTGATAATTTATTAAAAGACGGGGAGTATATTATTAAGAATGATGGTGATTTACAATGCATGAATTGTAGAATTTTTATATCATCTGATAAAATAAAATATGCTGTTACTGAAGCTATATTTGACAAGAATAATGTAATTCTTGGATTTGTTATTATTGAATCTTCTAAGGATTACGATGAAAATAATATAGATTCTCAAAGACAGGAATTAAGAAAATTAATATCTCAAATATCACCAATACTTGATTATGGAGATTATATAGATATTAATATAGCGAAAACAAATTCGACTTATTAATTAATGCACCATGGGGTAACGCCCATGGTGCCATCTTTAACATTTTATTAATAATTTATAGACAAAGGAGGAAAAGAAATGGCTATTAAGATAGGCGATAATTTTCTATATAGAGGAAAGAAACCTTTAGATGAGCGAGATTCATTTAATAATATTGCTGATATGAAAGCTTATGATGAAACTTCTTTAGATGAAGGTCATATTTCATACTGTAAAGCTACTGATAAATATTATAAATTTAACTCATCTAATAGCGAAGATGCAAATCTTGGAAAATGGAGAGAGTATACTGTAACTCCAAGTGTTAATGCTGAAGTAGCATTTGATGATTATGATGTAAATACTCCATATAAAACTGGCAAATATGTAGTATATAATAATATTATATATAAAGTATTAAAAGATTATACTAGTAAAGATATATCTACGGATATTACCGATGGTAATATTGAAAAATACATTGGCGATACTTATAATGATACTAATATTAAGAAAAATATTGCGAGTATAAATAAAGCAATTGGCGATATGTCACAATTATCTGTAGTTGGAGTTGCGGATATTGTAAGTGCATTAAATAAAATAGATTTAAGCTTTATGCAATCTATAGTTTTTAATACTAAAGTTGATCAACAAAGTGGAAAACCTATTAAAGTATTAACTATAACTTATAAGAATAATAATAGTATTGATGTTGATATTAGCGGAATTATTACTTCTACTAATATTGGTGAGTTAAAGAATGTAGATGATACTGGAATTACTGACAAGCAGGTATTATCATATGATACTGCTAGTAATAAATATATTCCCACGACTATTGATACTTCAACAGTATTAACATCAGCTAAGAATTATACAGATTCCAAATTCAATACTTTAAATAAGCAGACTGGTATTGTTGTAGATTCAAAACCATCTATAGTTGATAATGGTGATACTACATATACTATTACTTATATAAAAGATAAAGAGACTAAGACTACTAATGATACTAATATTTGGTTTTATTATCCTACGGGAACAGGTGATTATTCACAGACTATTTTTATTAGTGGTACTGAAGTTACATTAAGTGTTACTGGTGGTATTGATTTAACTGATTACGTTAATAAGAATAAAGATTTAGCTAATGGTTTTACTGGGACTGAAGTAGATACTACTAAGATCACTACAATTAAAGAATTGCAGGATTTACTTAATATTGTAAATACTGCATTAGGGAAGAAGATAGGAACGACTGACGTAATTGATGATTTATACCATCAGGATAGCGATAAGCCGCTATCCGCTAAACAAGGTAATGAAATTAAGAAATTAATCGATAATAGTATTGGTGCTATTAGTGGAAATACAATGCTTCGTAAAGTATTTGAGAATGTTAAAGCTAATGAGGAATATACATTGGATTCTGCTTTTTCTCTTAAAGGTGCATATATTTCTGGAGTTTATAAAATTCAAGATGGTACTTTAAATCAATCTGCCGAATTAAAGAAATTATCATCAAATACAAAACAGGATTTCACTAAGAATATGGATGAAATTATTATTGATGATAGTGGTGCTAAAATTAAAGATGAATATGATTATAGATTAAATGTAAACGCTGCAGGATTTTTTGAAACTAATATTATTACTAAAAATGATTTTATTGATATTATTGGAATTGAGGTGATATAATGACTAACTGGGCACTTAAATCTAATGGGGCGATTGCCACTGCAGACAATTATGGTGATGCGAACGTTCCAGATAACGCAATAAATGGAAGTTTAGTTACTGGAAATAATCATAATTGGTATGGTGGAAATAGATTAATGGTAACCCTAAATGGGAAAAAATCAATATCATCAATGAAGATTATGACTACTGATAATTGGGGGGTACATTGTAATACTTTTGATTTATACTATACTTTGGACGATTCCTTGGATGTAAATTCTGAATTATCTAAATTTAAAAAAGCTGGTACATTCAAATTTAAAAATACAAAGGATACATTAGAAGAAATAAAATTTGATAATAAATTAATTGGAAAAAAATTTATGATTATCCCAGAAATACAAAACAATGGTGTAGCTGTAGTTGAATTTGAATTATGGGGCGATGATTTTGTAGGTGTAATATTACAATCAAATAAAAACTATTATTCTATAGATGAAAAATATTATAATTCAAGTACAAAAAATTATAATGCAATATCCGATTTAAGCGCTAGTAATTTTAGCAATTATGAATTTAATGTTTCTGATTTATTTAATGAAATTACGATTAATGAAGAAACATTTAAACCTATAGATAAATTTAAGAGTTTTTCTATTATATCTACAAGTCAAAATACATTAACTGTAAATGGTATTAAAGTAGATAAATCTATGATTGCAACTATGGAACCGTTATCTATGGCTGCATATGAAACAATTCATAATATTACTGCGGATTATACTACAGAAAATAATGGTGTTATTAAACTTATTTTCTCATTTAATAAGGGTAATACTTGGAAAACGTACGATGTTTCTACTAATGCATGGAATACTGTAAGTGTAAATATTCCCACTAAATTATACGATAATTTCACATCAGAAGAGAAATCTAATTGGGATTCTGCTAGAGATACTATATTATCCGATGGAATATCTGTACAAAATTTAGGAAATGTAGTATTTTCTACAGAAACAATTAAAACTCTTATGTTTGCCATTGCTTTTAGTAGACCTACATATGCTGATACTTGCACTTTAAGGGGATTAAATATTAAGTATGATGGTGTAGTTACTTACATTCAGCTTGCTGTTGGTAGTGATTTAACTAAATATGAAGCTAAAGTAAGAATTACTGGAGATACTATTAGAGTTACAAGTTCTACAAACTGTGATAAATTACTTATTAGTGTAGTAACTAACGTATAAAATAAGCACCATGGGATAATGCCCATGGTGCTACCTTTAACATTTTATTAAAATAATGAATAAAGGGGGAAAAGAAATGGCTATTAAGACGGGTGATAATTTCTTATATAGAGGAAAGAAGCCTTTAGACGATAGAGATAGTTTTGATACGATATCGGATATGATTGCATACGATATTAATTCGCTAGATGAAGGACATATTTCATATTGTAAGGCAAAAGATAAATATTATAAGTTTAATTCATCTAATGAAGATGATCCTACTACTGGTAAATGGAGAGAATATAATGCCGGTGGTTCTACTATAGATATAATAGATGATCTAAATACTCAAAGTGCAATTGCTCCATTATCTGCTAATCAAGGTTATATATTAAGCCAAATGTTTTTAAGCGATTTAAAGTTTAATAGTATTACTAGGGAAGTTGAACTTATTTCTAAGAATGGTACTAAAACAACTTATTCATTGAAAACCTTTATAGATGATGTTCATAAAACCTTAATGCAGTCTAAAGCTATTTATTGCGATAAGTTACCTACATGTGCTCAGGATAGTGATGGTAATTATATAGTTACATATGTAAAAGGTGGTACCACGTTAACAACAAGTGCTGCTAATACATGGTTTTATTATAAAGATAATAATAGGGAAGATGTACAAACAATATTCGTTGATGGTGAAGAGATAACGATCCAATCTGGTACTATTGGTGATGTTGTTGCTATTGATCCTGTATCTAAAAATTGGTTAATTAATGGAGTTGATACTGGGGAATCTTCTAAGGGAGATGCCGGAAAAGATGGTAAATCTATTAGATCTATTACAAAAGATGATGAAAATAATATTATTGTTACTTTCAGTGATTCAACAGTACAAAATATTGGTAAATTACAGATTGATATTCAGGGAGATTTCTTAACTGCTAATGGATTTGGTAATCTTAGGTATTATAATAGTCATTTCCAATATTATGATAAAAATACATCTACTTGGATAGATACTTCTGTCACTCCAGATAATGTATATATTATGAATATGACACCACAGGAAATGAAGAAAATTTTTTGTGTGTATGATACAGCTTTAAGTAAATATAAACTTAAATTTAAAGAACCTGATGATACTATTATTGATGGTCAAGTTGCTTGCATTGTTGAAAAGGTTATTATTCGTAGGAAACTTGGCTCAGTACCTACAAGTGAAACTGATGGAGAATTAGTTCTTGAAATAAAACGTAAAGATTTTGGAAGTTATAAAAATGAATATTTTGTAGATACTACTCTCTCACCTTCTGATGGTGATATTTATTATTATAAAGCATTCCCTATGAGTACAACAGGATTTTATAATACTAATCCTGCTAATGAAACAGATGGCATCAAGTGTAAGAATTATAACTTATATGGATTTAAATTAGACCAAAATGAATCTGATCCAAATAGTATGATTACATATTTATCAGATTGTGACAACAAATATTATGAATCTGCAAAAATGAATTATACTGCTGATAAATTTAATTATGGTGATTGGGCAGATGCATGGTTTATTAAAAATTTGAAGCCTTGTATGCTAAAATATGATGGTACAGTTGATTATGAGTTGAATCCAAATGATTATACCAAGAAACTTGATGGCACTGCTTCTGATGTTGCCAATGCTTCTTATGGTGGTAATGCTATGGTTGGTATACCAAAAATATATTGGAAGATCGTAGATAATGGTGATAATACAGCCAATATCTATATCTGCGATAAGAAACTTGATGATGATTTTCATTGTTGGTCACATATTGATAATAATGGTAATGAGATAGATTATTGTTATATGCCTATTTATAACGGAAGTCTTGTTAGTAGTAAACTACGAAGTTTGTCAGGGAAAACACCAATGGAGAACAAAACTACAACTAATGAAATCACTTATGCTAAAGCAAATAACACTGGTTCGGATGTTATTTGGTATACAGAATTGTTTAATGACAGGATGTTAATCAATCTTCTATTATTGCTTATTGGTAAATCAACTGATACGCAGACTGTATTCGGAACAGGTAATAATAATTCATATGTTTCTACTTCTAATACAGGTGTTAAGAATACAGGTACTATGAATACAAAAGGATTATTCTGGGGAAATCAGGATAATGTTAGTGGTGTCAAAGTATTTGGTATAGAACATTGGTATGGAAATATATGGAGACGTATTGGCGGTTGGATTAATGATAAAGGCACACAGAAAATCAAGATGACTTATGGACAGTCTGACGGTTCAACATCTGACGGATATAATGAAACAGGTAGTGGATATATTTCTATTGATGGTGCTACTCCTAGTGGTACAAGAGGTGGATATATTAGTAAGATGCTAATTACTGATAATGGTTTAATACCTACTATTATCAGTGGAAGTGCTACTACTTATTATTGTGATGGATTTTGGTTTAATAATTCGCAAGTTGATTATGCTATGGTGGGTGGCGAATCTAACGACGTTTCTCTTGCGGGTGCGTTGTACTCGAATCTCGACGAGGCGGTTTCGTCTGCTGGATGGTACGTCTGTGCTTCCCTTTCTTGTAAACCACTTGCAACAACTTAATAGGAGGGATTGGTTATGAAATTAAATTATATAAAATCACAATCTTCTGTTAAGCCCGATTTAGTTGATACTACTTCATCTAAAGTTGTTGTGTATTTAAGACAGAATATTGTAGAAAATATAAAGACAGATGAAATGTCTGGAAAAGAAACTGTTTTTTATGAGTATGAAGAAGCTAAACTTACTAAAGAAGAGTATGAAGAATATAAAAAGCAATTAGATATTATTAATATTGAAAAACAAAGAGCTGATATTGATTTTCTTGCTCTTCTGACAGGAGCTGATTTAGGCTATTAATTAATACGCCGTGGATACTATCCATGGCGCTATCTTTAACATTTTATTAAAATAATAAATAAAGGAGGAAATATAATGGCTGTTAACGCTAAATTAACCCAAAATATTAAGGGCAAAAAGCAAATTATACATCCTGAAACTAGTGCTGAGCAAGTTTTATATGGTAATTCTACTGTTAAAAAAGCATTAGATGATTTAAAAAATGGATCATCTGGTAGCGGTAGTGGCGGATCTGAAAGGTTCGATAGAACAGATAAAACTTCAACTACAGTAGGCGGATTACCAGCTGGATCTTCTGTTAAAGATAAAACAACTAAAGAAGTTTTGGAATCTATTTTATTCCCATATCAAAAACCAGGAGTTTCTTTTTCTATTAATCCTTCTACTTCAGTATATGAAGTAGGAAACTCTATTCCGAGTATTACATTCTCTATTAATGCTACAAAGCATAGCAATAATATTGAGAATATTAAAGTATATGTAGGAGGCACTTTGGTTACTACAATTACTGATAAAGTAGCAAATGGTGGTACATTCTCATATACTTATAATACTGCGATTAATACTAATACTACTTTTAAAGTAGAAGTATCTGATGATACTAATACTGTATCTGCTACTAAGAGTGTTACATTTACTAATAAATCTTATTTTGGATTTATTGCCGATGGTGTAACCGTAACAGATGCTGTAGTTAAAGCATTACAAAATAATAATCTTAAGACCACTAAAGCTTTAAGCTATAATGGTATTACTGCAACTAATTCTAAAATTGTATATGCTTATCCTAAATCATTTGGAGCTTTATCATCTATTCTTGATGGTAGTGGTTTCGAATATATTTCTAGTTATACTAGAACAGAAGTAACAATTGATGGGGTAGATTACTATGTATATACTCTTACCGATCCTGTTACTGTTGATGGTTTCTTACAGACTTATGCATAATGTGAAAAGAGAGGTGTTTTAAATGGCAATTCAAATTGGTGCTAATTTTTCATTTAAAGGAAAGAAGTTTCTTGATGACAGACAATCATTTGATACTTTAGCTGAGATGAAGTCCTTTATCGAATCCGGGTTACCAGAAGGATTCCTTGCTTATAATAAAGAAACAGATAAATACTATAAGTTTAATTCAACAAATGAAGATGATGCTACTCTTGGAAAGTGGAAAGAGTATGCTACAGGTGGCGGTCATACTCATGATAATAAAGATTTGCTCGATACATTAATTAATACTGGAGCTGGAGATAAGTTTTTAGCAGATGATGGAAAATATAAATCTGTCTTTGTTATTAGCAATGAAGCTCCTACTGATACCGGAGTATTCTGGATTGATGATACTGATGCTACTAAGTTATTACTTAAGATTCATAAGAGTGATGAAGATGGATGGGTAACTATTAGTGCCGCTGGTGGTGATAAGATTACTAGAGCTGATACTACAACTGTTAAAGTTGGTGGTTTAGATGCTGGATCTTCCGTTAAAGATAAGTCCGTTGCAGATATTCTGGAATCTATCTTATTCCCATATCAGAAACCAGAAGTTTCTATTTCTATCAATCCTGCAGCTACAATTTATGAGATTGGTGCTACAGTTTCTAGCATTACATTTTCAATTACTGCAACGAAGAAGAGTAAAGATATTACATCTATCAAGATTTATGATGGAACCCAGTTAATTAATACCATTACTGATGATGTAGCTAATGGTGGTACATTCTCATATACTTACTCATGTAATATTACTACTAATACTTCATTAAAGGTTGAAGTAACTGATGGAACTAGTACAGCGTCTGCAGTTGAGGGTATTGTATTTACTAACAGATCTTACTATGGTTTCGTAGCTAATAATGCGACTGTAGATGATACTGCTGTTAAGGCATTACAGAAGAATAGTCTTAAGACTACTAAGGATCTTACTTATTCTGGTATTACGTGCTCATTCTCTAAACTCGTATATGCTTACCCTAAGTCATTCGGTACATTAAAGTCTATCTTAGATAATAATGGATTCGATTATATTAGCTCTTATGAATGCAAGGAAGTAGCTATTGATGGGGTAGATTACTATGTATATGTAATGAAGGATGCTACAACTGTAGATAACTTTAAGCAGATTTATGCTTAATTAAAGGAGGTTGTTCTATTATGCCAATTCAGATAGGGGACAACTTTCAATATAGAGGAAAGAAACCTTTGGATAATAGAAATAGTTTTGATACGACTTCTGAAATGAAGTCGTATCTTGACTCCTTTATTGATGAAGGTCATATCTCATATTGTAAAGAAACAAATAAGCATTATAAATATAATTCGTCTAATGAAGATGATCCTGTTTTAGGAAAATGGAGAGAATTTAATTCTGGTTCTTCTTCTGGTTCTGGAGATTCTACTCCTGCTAACATTATTGAAGTCACCGATTTAATTAATACACCAAAAATTGGTGCTCAGCAAACTGTAACTTCAACAGATTTGAAAGCTAATATTTCTGATTTGAAAGTAAATCAGTTGGTATATGATACCAGTGGATATATTGCTAAGATTGATTCTATCGATTCCACTCAAGATCAAATAGTATTAAAGGTTATTCATTACAATCCAAATTCTTCAGCTATTACAGTAATCCCAGAACCAAATGATGATTCTAAATTATATTTTAGATCCAGAGAAGATGGGCAAAGTGCTGGTAAATGGATTGAATTTACTTCGGTAGATGGTACTAATATAAACGTAAAATTAAACGAAAAAGATAGCTCAAACACTACAGATGCAGATTATATACCTAAGCACGGAGAATTAGTTTACGATACTAATAAAAATATAATTGTACTTGGCGATGGTAAAACTAAATTGATTAATTTAAGAGCATTCTATTCAGTGGCTGTAACTGCACAAGATATTTTAAAATCTTTAGGATTTACACCTGAGAATATTTTAAATAAAGGGCAACCTAATGGGTATGCTGGATTAGACGCTAATGGAATAGTTCCAGAGGCAAACCTTCCAGCAAGTGTTACAAGTTCTTATAGTAAAGCTGATATTGATAAGAAGGATTCAGATGTATTAAATAGTGCTACTACTTTAGTAAATACCGAGGCTTCTACAGCTAGAAGTAATGAAAATAAGATAAAGACAGATTTATCTAATCATACAAGTAATTTAGTTATTCATGTTACTCAAGATGATAAAGATAATTGGAATAAAAAAGTAGATCCTTCTGCATTAACTAATTATGATACTCATATTGCCGACGCTACAATTCATGTTACTCAGGCAGATAAAGATAAATGGAATGGCATGAATAAGAGTTACTTTGTGCAAAATATTTCTGATTTACCAACTACTGATAATGATATTGGTAATATTGGATATGTGCAAACATCAGCTGCTGGTATTACCCCTATAGCATGTGCTACTTATATTTGGGACGGTACTCAATGGTTACAGTTAGATCAAACTCAAGTATCATTACAGTTTACTTGGAGTAATATAAGTGGAAGACCTAATGCTACGGCATTAAAGATTGATGAAGCCGTAAATAGCTCTCATAAGCATAATAATAAAGGCGTATTAGATAAGATTTCTCAATCCGCTAATGGTAATTTTGTATTTAATGATGTTGAGATTGGTATTAAGGTTATCTTTGAAGATACTGAAAAAGATTTACCTGATGCTGGTGCTGAAGATACTTTATATGTAGTATATAGAGATTCTCGTGTAAGAAATTACCCATCTATATCTGTATATAAAGACAAAGCATATCAAGTACTTGGTAGAGGTGCTCAAGATATACCTCAACAAGTAGGAGATATGAATATATTACAGCATGAATATTTTTCTGCTGCTAAGGGTGCACAGGTAATAATTAATGTAAATTCAAATCAATATTTTGCATTTTTACCTGTAGAAATATTAAAGAAAACTGAAGGTTTAAAAGCTCAAGATAAAGTAATACTTACAACTAATGATAGTGATAAATTTGTATATGATAAAGATCTTATTGCTGTATTAAATAGCGGGATAATTATTTCTCTTCAATCTATCCCATTAAAACTCGATAGTTCATCTGAGGGAACACATATGCTGTATGAAGATGTAGACTTATCGAAATATAAAGATATAAATTATATTGGATAGGCGGTGAAATTAATATGGGAACAATTTTACAATTTAAATCATGCGCATATGGCGGTGAATATACTGGTTATAATACTACCCCTACTAATATATATTATGGATCTATGTATACGCCTGATAAAATAGGCGCATATATTAAAGAATGCTATAAAAATGATCCTAATATGGTAAACGTAGAGGGTATTGGATATGGATGGCAAAAATATACCGTTCCATATACATCTAAACTTAAATTTAGTGTTAGAGGAGCTGCTGGAGGAACCACATCAAGTGGCGCTGCTTCAATAGATCCAGTTACTGGTAAGGTAACTGGTAGCCTTAATAGACCTGGTAGAGGAGCAAAAATTGAAGGTGCGTGTTTACTTAATAAGGGTTCAATTATATATATCTTAGTTGGTTGTAGAGGTTGGTCATCTAATGGCACTGCTTGGGGTAGTGGTGGTGGAGGAGCATCTGTAGTATTATTAGATAATCCTTCTGGTGCTTATACATTTACGCCCGTTAATAGAAAAGTTGATGTATTATTTGTTGCTGGCGGTGGTGCTGGTGCATATGTATGCTCGAGAATAGATTCGAGTAGATATGGAAACGATGCCGATATAAAGAATGGAACCAGTACAGGGGCTGGAAGTTCTAATAAAGCAAGTGGTGGTGCTGGATTAACTGCTGGAACTGGAGGGGATGAAGGTAATGCATATGCTATATTATCTGGAAATCCAAGTACTACCTCTAGTCCATATTATGGAGGATGGGGCGGTGGAGGAGTTTCATGGAATGGTGGTGGAGGAGGCGGTGGCTATAGCGGCGGAAATGCTACCGACTCTGGATTAAGTAATGGTGGAACATCATATATTAACCCCACTCTATGTACTGAAATATTTAGAGGATATGCTACACTTGCACAAGATTCAAATAGAAATCTTGAGAATCCTTGGACTGCATATGGATTTGTAGAAATTGAGTTAGGTAGAAGCCCGGAGAAATATATTCTTGCGAAAGACTCTGATGGATATAAATATTTTAATGGTATTACGTTGCTCGATAATACCACTAATGATTCCGGTAATGATACTTGGGAATTATTACCAGACCAGTCTTCTGTTCCAACACAAGATATTTATGAAACCTATGGTAAATATATGATTACTAGCGCTAATGGATTACAGAACAAAGTAAGATTTCTTGTAAGTTCTAATGAGGAAGATGATACTATTGATATTTCTGGTAAAGTAAATAAAACTATAGTAGAAACTAAAGATAATAATACATCTGGTATTGATACTATTAAGTCTATTACTTTTACCGGAAATACTGCTGGAGCTACAATTAAATTTGCCGTTTCTAAAGATAGCGGCGCTTCATGGCAAACTTATAGTAATGGTGTTTGGAAAGATATAGATGTTACTGATAAAGATAAGTTCTTAAATGATGGATGTTATCTTGATCAAATAACTACTATTCCTGTAAATGATTGGAAGGATTATCTTTCTAAGACATTAAGGTTTAAGTTCATTATTGATCAGAATGATACTACAGGAAATTTAATTAACGAAATTAAATTTAACGTAGACTTACTTGGATCATGGATGCATTTTAAAGAATCGCAAGCTCAGTATGAGTATATTTCTGATACTGAATTAAAGATCACTTTCTTAGAAGCTGGAGATTATAAAGTAAATTATTTGGATAAAATATCATAAAATTAAAAACCATTAAATTTGCACTATGGGAATCCCATAGTGCATTTTTGATATTAGCAACATTTCATTAATAGACTGATTAGTCTGCTATCACTAAGAAGCATAACTACAAAGAAAAATATATTGAAATTTTTTATTTTAATTATTTATACATTATTTTATTTTTCTCGTAGTATAAATATTGCATTCTGCGTATGATTAAATTCATACACTATATTTTTTGCTTCTTAAATATATAGAAAGGAAAATGAATATTATGCAAGTAATAAAAACACCCACTGGATTGATTGCTGTTGATGAATTAGCACAATCTATGACTCAAACAGAGTATAATAATTTACCTGCAGATAAACAGAAGGTTGGTACTTATTATATTATAAGTGGCGATGGTAAACATATAGCTCTTATTATAAAAGATGGTGTTCCACTAGATTCACTTCCTGCTAATAATGCTGCATTTACACCACCTAGTGGTATGAGTTCAACTACAGTTCAACAAGCTATAACAGAACTTTATAATAATATGAAAAATACACATAAGTCTATTACTGCAGTGGCTCCATCTACTAATTGGACTGGCAGCGCTGCTCCTTATACTAATAATATTGCTGTTGCTGGAGTAACAGCTAATAATATAGTTGAAGTTGGGTTAAGTAATAATGCGAATGACGATCAAGTTAAAGCATGTATGAAAGCAAGTATTGCTAAAATAGAACAACAAAACGGAAGATTAATATTATATGCTTATGGTACTAAACCTACGGTGGATATACCATTATCATGCGTTATAGTAAATAATTAATAAGGAGGAAAATATTATGCCAATTATTAATAGACTTCCAATCGGGGGGGGGGGCATCCTCTGAAGTAGGCATTAGTGACGGTAAAGGAATTGTAAATTTAAATATTTTTACACAAATGGATGAACCTACAAAGAAAGATGGAATTTGGATTAAAACTAATCATAAATATCAGAGAATCATAATTAATAAACCTTATGTAGCATCAAATACTGAAACCGAAATATATTATGTACTAAATCCCGTACCATTTGACATTAGTTTTGCTCAGAAATATTCATGTCTGCTACATGGAAATATGTATGTTGTAGGTTATATATATAATTCTAATAATGATTCGTGGACTTTTACTAATGAGCCATATGGTGTGTGGTATCATAATGATATATATTATGCAACTTATTTGTCTAATGATGATTGGTACATATGTAGATATAATAATGGCAATCCTGTAAAAATATGCAAATTCTTGGAGAGTAGTGATAGTTTCTATGCAGTTTATAATGATGAAATATATATTAGTAATTTTGAGAATAGCACATATTATTCAATGTTTGTAAAATTTAATGGTAGTGCATATACAGAACTTAATCCTAGCGATAGACCATCTGGTATTAGGCAAATAATATCTTATGGCGGATATTTAAATATATTTACTTTAAATGAGCATTATATATATAATGCGGCTAATAATACTATAACGTATAAAACCTATCTCCCACGTACATATACAAATGGCTGTTGCGCAAAAGTTACGGTTCACAATAACGAGTTACATTATTGTGCATATGATTCACATTATAAATTTAATGATTCTTCCAGTTCGTGGGTACAAGTATCTAAATGCGATGGCTTACCTAGCGATATAGATTATTTGTATAGTGCAATTTCGTATAATGGAATTATTTATTTATTTACAGGTAAATATGATAAAAAGTTTATGTGCTTAAAATCTCCATCAGTAGTATATGATCCTAATACTTTAATTTTGCACAAGAAGAATACATATACTGGTACATATCTAACAGCAATTGCTGATACTTCAGCGATTATCGATGATGGAAATAATAATAATCGCTTTGTTTCCAGTTTCGATGATTGCTATTATTTTGCAGATTCTGCATTTGATTGGACTGCACCGATGTATTATGGTAATGGATCGCAATGGATAAAATTTAAAAATTAATATAGAGGATTTATTATCCTCTATAAATTAAAGGAGGGTAATATCATGCCAACAATTAATAGACTCCCAATCGGGGGGGGGGGCATCATCTAGTGGTGCTGCCGGATTAAATATCTTTACTCAGATGAATGAACCTGAGAAGAAAGATGGTATTTGGATACAAACCAATAATCGATATGAAAAAATAATTACTGATGCTAGGATTATGGTTAATACAGATAATGGTGTTATAAGTAACAAAAGATATTTGCACTATTCTGGCACTGGTGCCCCCTCTTATTATAATTACAGTATTGATTGTGAATATTATAATGGATCGGTATATGGATTGGTTGACTGCCAAAATGGTAGCGAAACCATATGGGTATTGCTTGTACGAATAGATAATAATATAATTACCACTATAAATGAAAATAATGTGAAAATTAAATATATAAATAAATACATGGATAAAATATATCTTACATCCGGAACTGATAAATCTGATGGATACTCCGTCTCTTCATTATATGTATTAAATAGTCAAATGAATCAAGAAAATTTTTTATCAATACCTATTAGTGATATATGTGGTGTTATTGAGTATAATAATACATTACTATTTATTGGTGCTTACAATGAGTATTGCCAATTTGATGGTAATTCATTCACAACTAAGTATACGACTACTGATAATATACATGGTAATTGCGTTGTATATAACGGATATATATACACATCATCGAATGTTGGTTTATATAGATGGGATACTAATAATATTACTTTAGTATTATCGTCATTTAGAATGAATGGTCAAATGTGTGTATATAATAATAGTATTTATTATACATATGGTCCTGATTTATATAAATATAATGCAATTGATAATTCTTGTACATTAATATCCGGTAATGTACTTGATCGAGAAGGTTCAATATTATTATGCACCGATGGATATAAATTATATATGCAGACATTTAATGATAGTTGTGGTCCAGATGATAGTCTTATAAAAAATATAACTGCTAGAGTTGCCGATTATTCTTTAGCTAAACAAAATTTTGATAATAATACCGTAATATTACAGCGTGGAGAAACCGGAAATGGGAAATATCAAACTGCATTTGCTGATTTAACTAAAAGTGTTTCTGGCGTTAATCGTTTTATTTCTGGATTCGATGACGCTTGGTTTTATAGTAGTGGAGGATTTGAAAATTGTCCTATGTATTATGGTAATGGATTTCAATGGATAAGATTTAAAAATTAAAGAAGGCATTTTGCCTTCTTTTTTATTATTAATTAAAGGAGGCGATAAAATGCCTGTATTAAATAGAATAAATAGGATGCTTAGTTTTCCTATGAATAGTAGTAGTGGGGTAAGCGGGAAGTATTTTCTCGGTAGTGGACATATTTATAATTTTAATGACAATGGTACAATTACTACTATTAATGCCCCATCCAATATATCTTTTTCATCAGCAACAAAAAATGGTAGTTATATTTGCGCTTATCGTTATAGTGACAGCAACAGTTACTACATTTATCAATATAATGGTGATTCTATAACACAGACCCAAGATATTAGTGCTTATTTAAATAACTATAATTATAGTTCTAAAATAAATGATGGCAATACATATACAATTAATAGTATTAGTAGCCCTACATTTGCTAATACTGATCAATATATTGTATTTGCAGTATCATTAAAATATGCTTCTACTCCTTACTTACATAAAGTATATATATGTGTATTGGAATTAAATAATGGCAAATATGAAATGAGTAAAGTTATAGATTCGAATATGGGTGATCAAAATACTGTATCTACAGGCGTATCGCTACGCGGAGTATCCGACGATTTATCATATTTTTTCGTTAGTATCGATACCCCATCCGGTAATACATACGATTCTTCTTTATATATGATATATGCTAATTCGCCTAATGCATATACAGCATGGAAAATGGATACTGAAAGAGGAACACATATTACAGTTGGATATCCTGGCGGTTCTTCTAACTGGGATGAAATTCCTAGCTTTTACCTTGCGGATAATAAATATTTTATTACCGATGTAACATCAAGTGATTTTATATACGTATATAAAATAAATGATCATAGCTCTATTACTAGAACATTTACAAGTGATTATTGCCCGCTACATACGTCAATTTCCATTAAAAATATTGAGTACATTAATAATGATTATATAGCGCATTATACGTATAGTTATAGTAGTGACAGTTACGATCAATATTATAATTGTATATATAGGTTACAGGATAGTATTTATAATTATCGTTATTCGTCGGAACGAGAAAATGTTAATATTGGATTTTATGATTATTATGTTATACTTATAGATGATTATAGTAGAAAGACATATTATAAGTCTTCAGACGGTAAATCGTTATACGTTAAAAATAATAAATATTATCTTAATGGTAGCGAAAATAATGTAGTGACCACTGGAGAATCGGAAGTTTCAACTATGATATATCATACTAATAGTGATAACTATAATGATAGAATTTCCATAGGAAGCTATTATGGATATGATGATAATAACGGAAATTATAAATTCTTTAATATGGCAGCAAGCGTATACGGCGGCCCTTATTAAACATATTTAATTTAATTTTTAGGAGGATTAATAATGTCAATTTTAAATAAACTTCCAATTGGGGGGGGGGGCATCTGATAATACTTCCTCTGGAGAATTATTTACTAAAGATGCAATAATATCAAATGCATACTATTATTTTGATCAAATGGTACATTGTGCAACTTCAGATACGATTGTATTAGGTTATCATTTTTATTCCGATAATAAATATTGGTTTAGAAGATATACATATAAAAATAAAGTATTTACTATGTTACCTTCATTAGACCAGGTATGGAGCTCTGTAGCACGATATATCTTAGTATCAACAGATACTAGGGTATATCTTAATATAGCATCTGGATATATATATGAATACGATAATAATGATTTAGAAAATTGGATTAATAGATATAATGATAATAATATATTTAATAGTGGGAATGGATGTGCATGTATGTTTAATAATAATATGTATGTGGTTGTTAATGATTATAATTACGTTAATGGGAATTACGAATATAATACTAATATATATTCATATGATTTTACAACCTATACGCTGTTATATTCATCTAGCTTTATTTATAATTATGCAGTACATCAGTGTATATATTATAACGGAGATATATATTTAAGATTTGGAAATCATTCTGGGGTAAAAGTATTTAATATATTAAATCATAATAATATTACAGATTTAGCTACTCCAATGAAGTATATTGGATCGATATGCGTATATAATCAATGCATATACTTTATTAGCGGAGCACAGGTAGAAGCGCAGAGGCTTTTTTATAAATATGATGGAACTCAGTTTACATTAATATGTGATTTAACAAATCATATGAAATGTAATTATAGTTCCGATAGTATTATAATGGAAGTGATAAATAATAAATTATATCTTTTAGGAGATTGTATAGATAAAAGTGATAACCAAAATAGCGTATATATCTATAACTCTACGGATGGCGATTCATTTACTAAAGTATCTTGGTTATGTAGTAAGTAATATTTTATAATTTTTAAAACAATTTAATAAATAAATATTTTTATTTACAATCAAATGGTGAAAGGAGACTATTCAATATGGCTAAGATTGATAGTGGAAAAACTTTAGACAACAAGAAAATTGAGTATGAGATTCTTGACGATGGATATGATATCTATTTAGGTGGAAATCTTTGGATTACTCAGCACGCTCAGTATGGAAAACCGATTGATCCTGAAGGAACTTACGAAGAGAATTGTAAGAAACAGATTGAACAGATCACAACGGTTCCGGAACCAACTGTAACTCCACAGGATAAGTTACGTGCAGATGTAGATTATCTTGCACTTATCACCGGTGTTGACTTAAATGAAAATGTATTAGCTTAAGGAGGAAATATATTATGGCATTCACAGCAAGAGATTTATCAAAGAAATATTACCCAAGACTTTGGCCAATTTGTCGTTTGGTTGCTTTGGTAAAAGTAGGAAAATTATCTGAAGCTGATTATAAGGAGATTACTGGATTTACATATCCGGCTACATCAGCACCAACAGAGGAGTCAAAGGATACTAAGAATGATGCTTCTGAGACTACAGAAGATTCTAATAAGCAGAAATAATAATTAAGAATAAATATACTGGTGCAATATAATTTGCACCAGTATACTATTTATTTTTTATATAAAATAGGATGATTTTTAAGGAGGAAAGACTATGCCAGTAATAAATCGACTTCCAATCGGGGGGGGGGGGGGCATCTGAATTAGGAATTTCCAACGGTAAAGGAACTGTTGGATTGAACGTATTCACTCAGATGGATGAACCTCAAAAGAAAGACGGAATATGGATAAAAACAAATCATACCTATCAAAATGTGATGGTAAATCAACAGTTTGCTAATTATCAAGATGGTGTTTGGAGTGCAATTTGTCCATTGAATAATATAGGAAGGACTAAATTAGTTACAAATCAAGGTGCATTATATTTATTTAGCGATAATTATAAGTTATATCGCCTAAATGGATCAGCATTAGAATATATTTGTGATTATAATAGTAGAACTAATGTAATGGCATCTTATAATAATTCATTATATATTATTACTGCTTCTGTAAGTACCGGATATGTATTTAAATATAATGGTATTAACTGGGAAAGAGTATCTGAATTTTATGGTACAACATATTTTGATAATTGTGTTACATTATATAACGATCAATTATGCCTTTTTTATGGTAATAGTAATCAGACAATAAGCAACGATATATATCTATTTAATGGATCTACATTTACGCAATTATGTGATGCGACTTTTTACGGTAGTGATAATGATAAAATACTAATAAAGAGCATTATTACTTATAATGGTAAACTATATATGTTTGGTAGTGTATCAAGATTTCCAGCAGATGGCTTATTTTACTTTGTTTTAAATGCAGGTAATAATTGGACAAAATCAACAGTGCCAGTGACTGCAAATTCATTGTGCGTATGTACTTGCGTTTATAATAATGAATTATATTTGTTCTATGAGGACAGAGACACTACTTATAATGATATATACTATTGTAAATATAATGGTGCATCATGGACGCTTATAGGGAAAGTTGGATATTGTGGTCAAGTTTCTTTAAATCAATATATGTACGGTGCTAGATCTTCATTATATAGATATACTTTACCGCAAAAAGTATATAATCCAAATACTGTTATTATAAATAAGGGTGATTCTCAAAATGGTGTTTATTTAACCAATATGTTTGATACGTCTTACATGGTTGGTAATAATAGCAATAGATTTGTATCTGGATTCGATGATTGTTTTTATTTTGCAGATTCTGCATTTGATTGGGGGGCTCCAATGTATTACGGCAATGGTTCTCAATGGATTAAGTTCAAGAATTAATTTCTACATATAAGTAATGACTTATACGTAAACAAAAATATATTATACAGTTTATATTATGTGTCAGATTACGTTGCAGCATATGCTTAGCCATATGCTGCATAAATATTGCAATATTTATGTAAAAGGATGTGATACAAATTGTTTAGAAAAATTACTTATACTGATAAAGAAGATATACTTGGCCTTGTTTCTATTGATAATAAAAATAAAGTAACAGCTCAAGATATGAATGATATCAAGAATGCTATTAATGATAATACTACAGAATTAGATAAAATAATGGTGCATTTAGCAGGAGATACCATGACTGGTGCTTTAAATTTTAAAGCTAATACTTGGAATAAATATGGTTCTAATGTTGCTGTTGGAGCTATTAATACTGCCGGTACCCTAGCAGTAAAGGGATTGGATGGAAAAACTACTATTAGATTAGTTCCTAATGGAGCTACTGATAATAATGGTGTTACATGGGCAGCTAATTCTGCTACAGATTCTACTATTAGTGGCACTCTTAATGGTAGTTTTAAAGGCCCATTAGAAGGAAATGCTGCTACAACCACGAAGCTTCAAACTGCAAGAACCATTAATGATACTTCATTCAATGGTACTGCTAATATCACTACTGCTAAATGGGGAACTGCTAGAGATATTACATTAGGATTAACAAAGAAATCTGTTAATGGTTCTACTAATATGGCATGGACTTTAGCAGAAATGGGCGCTTTACCAGCTGCCGGTGGTAGCATGACTGGCGATATTAAATTTTCAAATGTTCAAACTGGAATGCGCGGTATTACGGGAACAGTTGGAGATAATGATAACTGGAGAGTAGTTGGTGTATCTACTGCATCGGATGCTGGATATTTAGAAATTGCTACGGCTGATGGGGGAGACGAGCCAATATATGTAAGACAATATTCTTTTAAAGATAGTAATTCATTTGGAACTGTTGCTAGAACTGCTACAATATTAGATGCTTCTGGTAATACTACTCTGCCCGGATTATTAACTGTTAATGGTATTCATTCATCTAAAGCTTGTACTTTTGATGATAATTTAACTGTTAAAAAGAATATTACAGGTAATGGTACCCTGTCAATAGACGGAGTTACAACTCTTAAGAATAATGCAAATATTAACGGTACTTTATCTGTTGATGGAGCTACAACACTTAAAAATACATTAAGTGTTACTGGAGCGCTTACTGTACATGGTGGTATAACCGGATCTTTAACCGGTAACGCTTCTACTGCAACTAAGTTAGCTACTGCTAGAACAATTTCTTTAACAGGATCTGTAACTGGTAGTGGTACATTTGATGGTAGTGGTAATTTATCAATAGCCACAACAACGAATCATACACATGCATATTTACCGACTGCCGGTGGTAGCATGACTGGAAATATTAATTTTAATGGTAGAGGTAATAATTATATAGGTGCTGGTCCAAGAGATGGTGCTGGCGGTGTAGGTGAAGAATTAAATAACCTTGTAATTTCAGCATGGTATGGTGTATCTTTTACAACATTATGCGATGGAAAATATAAAAATAAAAACGCTGTAAGTATTAATACTAGAACTGGCCATGTGTATGCTAATACTTATCATGGTGCTTTAAGTGGAAATGCTTCTACAGCTACAAAAGCAACGCAAGATTCAGCAGGACAACAAATTAATACAACTTATATTAAAGGATTATCTGTATCTGGTAGGACTATTACTTATACTAAGGGTAATGGCACTACAGGAACAATTACAACTCAAGATACCACATACCCTTTTAAAGCTATGACTATTGATGGTAGTTATACTACAAAATATCGTACACAAACAAAAGGTAATACTGCTAGTGGCGATTATATAACCACCATAAGAAACGATACAGCTAATGTAAGTAACTCCCCCCAATATGGTTCCGGTTTAGCTTGGGGTAGGGGTGATACACATGGATATATGTATATGAGTTATAGCTCACCTGAAGCTTATGTTGGTGGTGGCAATGCTGATAAACTTAACTGGGTTAAAAAAATAGGATTTGCTCCGATAACCACTAATGTTATTGCATATGCTGGTTGGTGGGGAGGTGGTGCTGCTCCATACACATGCACTATTAATATAGCAAATGTTACAGCAAGTAATGTTGTTGAAGTAGGTTTAGCTTCTAATGCAAATGATGATCAGGTTAAAGCATGCATGAAAGCAAGTATTGCTAAAATAACCCAAGCAAATGGTTCTATTACATTATATGCTTATGGGACAAAACCAACGGTAGATATACCACTTTCTATAGTAATAATGGAAAATTAAAAAATAATGCATTAAAGAAGCTTAATCTGTATAATATAACTTTAATTAACAAAAAATAAAAACAGTAGGGCTAAGCCCCTACTGTTTTACTTCTTCTATTATATCGGGATTCATTATTAATATACTATCGCAATCCCATCCGCATAATGAATAGTACAAATCTCGGCATTCGCTAATATTTACTTCAATCGCATCATACTCTTTAGATAATTTTTCAAAATCCAAGAATATGAATATGCTAATACCCCTAAGTAATGGTAATTTGTTTTGTGCCATTGGTAATCTAGATAGTATATCAGTATTATTGATATATAATACTTTGGCACCATCTTTTAATTTAAATCTAAATGCATCATTCTCATCAATATCTCTAAATTCTTCATCAATGCACCAATCTTTCCACCCAAATTTAGCATCTATTCTAGATGCCCAGAACCCCCCTCTAGGTTTTGTAAATAGTTGTATGTTTTCTATAGGCCTACACATTTCCTTACAAAATTTCTTATGCCCGTAATGAACGTATATTGGTTTTTCCATATTAAATTCCTCCATTTCTTTTATTTATATTATAATATATAATTGAAATTTATTACTATTTTTACATGATGATAAAATAATATAAAGAGGAGTGAAATTTGCATATGATTAGAATAGCTGTAACTGGCCATAGATATGATAAATTATATGGATACAATTTAAAAGATCCTAGATATATGACATTATATATTATGATTTATAGTCGTATATTTAAAGCTATAAAAGAGGATGAAGAACATAAAGTGGAATGTATTACTGGTATGGCTTTGGGAGCTGATACTATATTTGCTATAGCCGCAATAAACTTAAAGCTAAAAGGTCATAATATACATTTAGTAGCAGCAATACCATTTAAGGGACAAGAATTAAAATGGAATGAGGATTCTATAAAAATATATAATAATATATTAAAATATGCTGATGAAATAGTTTATGTATGTAATGGTGGATACGCACCATATAAGATGCAAAAAAGAAATGAATATATGATAGATAGATTAACAGGAGTAAATGATATGCTACTTGCGATATATAATGGTTCTAATAAAGGTGGAACTGCAAATTGCGTTAATTACGCTAAATCTTTAGGTATAAATATTGAATATATAAATCCTTTAGAGGTACTAGCTTAATTGCTAGTACCTTTTATTATCTTTAACATTTTAATAAAATTATAGCAAGGAGGATATATTAAAATGGCAACAGCAAAACAAATTATGGATAAAGCTATTAGTTATGTAGGTACTAAAGAGAAACCTGCTAATAGTAATAATGTTATTTTTAACACGCATTTTTATGGTAGATCTGTAAGTGGTATCCAGTATAAATGGTGTGCTGCATTCATATGGGATATTTTTAGAATGTGCGGGGCTTCTAAATTATTTTATGATGGAAAAAAGAGTGCTTATTGCCCTTCTATTAAAAATTGGGCTGTTAAAAATAAGCTCACGGTAGATAAATCTAAAGCTAGATATGGGGATATTGTAATTTTTGATTGGGATCATAATAAAATTCCTGATCATATAGGATTTATTGAGGACTATAAAAATGGAATCTATTATACTATAGAGGGTAATACTTCTGTTGGCAATGATAGTAATGGTGGTTGTGTAATGCGTAGAACTAGACTTGCTAATTCTATTTGCTGCGTTATAAGACCAAAGTATTCTAATACTAAATCTAAAGAAGTATCTGCAGATAAAGATACCGGTAATTCTAAATCATATATAGGTGATCAGAATTATTATCTTAATAATTCTAGAGTTGGTACATGGCAGGCAGCTATGAATAAAGGTTTTGATACTAAGACTCTTACTGTAGATAATAAATTTGGTGCTAATTCACAGGCATTTGCATCTACTCATATTCTTTGGTCTGGTCAAGCTCATAACTGTATTACTGCAATCAATTGGCTTAGAAAGACTCTGCATGACGTATATGGATATAAAGAGCTTCCAGTAACAGGATGCTGGGATGCTACATTAACTAAATATGTAAAGAAATTTCAGAAATCTGTTGGTGAAAAACAGGATGGAAAAGTTGGTCTTATTACAACATATCATCTTCTTAAGGGTTCTAAGTAATACATAATAGGGTGGTGTTTTACCACCCTATATATTTTTAAATTTATGAAGGGAGATGATTTATAATGGGAATTAATGCTCCAAAGCACGTAATACGAAAGCCTAAGCACATTACAAATCCGAAAGACATAGAATATATATTGTCCTTAACAGAGGATGAGGCTGCAGCTAAAAATACGATAATGGATTTATTTGCCGATTTTGGAGACGGCCCAAGATTTAATACTTATGATATTATAGAAATTCCTAAGGGATCTTATGGTAAAACTAAGAAGAATAAAAATCAATTTACAACTACAGTTGGATTATATGTATTTAATAAAGGCTGCATAGAAGATATGTCTGATGTACTGGGATATATTAATGAGCCTATTACTGCTGATAAGTATGATGAAATAAATGAATTAGTATCATATGCTAAATTGGAAGATAAGATCACTGTACAGCAGTTGAAAGATTTTATAATACAATCTCAGATTTATATGTCTTGTACTTCAGCATTATCACCATCTCATACAATGGTTCTTCTTTTAATCTCAGATAAAATTGAGGCTAGAAAGAAACAATTATTAAAAGATAAGTATGGCGAGGCTATAAAGAAGAAAGATATTAAAGCAATGGATGCTCTTGATAAAGAACTTCTTGATTATGCAAAGGAATTATTAAAAGATGATCCATCTGTTGATATGTTTAATTCTGGTGCTCGTTCATCATGGGGTAAAATTACTCAGCATATATAGTAATATGTGTGTTTCAATGGGGTTAATTGCAGGTAATACCTAAAGGCCTTACGCCAAAACGGAATTTGAAAAAATAAACGGTATGGTACGAAAGTAGAAAAAACGTAAGGATGCAATAAGCTGAAATAAAATTCTATTATAAATTATAATAGATGCTAAGTTGTAATAACAAGGGTTGTTCATGCAGCGAAATACCTAAGTCTATATAGATATGGTAAACGTTCAACGACTAGCCGATGACGTCGGCGGCTTTGCCTTAATGTAAAACCACAAGTTAATGGTGGAAGAAAAATCCCAGCCCTATAAATATAGGGATGACAAATAGTCTCTGCTACTACTTAATCGTAGTGACAACTTGAAATAATATAAGTTGTGTATATAGAGTTGCGTCTATATATAAAGATATAAAAATTATATAATATAAAAATTAAATATAGGTAGATAATTACAATTCTCAAAACACTTCATTAAATCTGTAATGAAAGGTGGTGAGGATCGTGAGTAAAATAAATAACAATAAGCAATATTATAAAGGTCATAAATATAAAATATACCCAACTGAGGAACAAAAACAAAAGTTGGATAAATTTATAAATCTTTATAGGTACGTTTATAATTGGGCTCTTGCTAAAGAACAAGAGATATATGAATCTTATAAAAATGGTGAAAGTGAAAAATCATTTTATACTTTCTTTGATTTGTCAAAAATATTTGTACAATATAGAAATTCGCCTGAAAATAAATGGTTATTAGAATTACCCAACGGTACTGCATGTAATGCGATAAATGAATTGGTTACTGCATATACAAGGTTTTTTAATAATATTAGTGGGTATCCTAAATTTAAATCTAAGAAAAATTCTAAAAAATCATTTACAACTAGAAATGATAGATTTTATATAGATAAAAATACTGTAAAAATAGAAGGATTAGATCTAAATGATAGAATTCAATTAGGGTTTGATTCTGAATATAATAAAGATTCTGTTCATCATAATACAGTTATATCTAAGGATACTATAGGTGATTATTATGTGTCATTTTGTACTATTGAAGAAAAAATAGAAATTGATAATTCTGATGGTGGGGTAATAGGTATTGATTTGGGAGTTAGAAATACATTAACAACATCTGTACCTATTGAAGGTGAATATTTTCATCATCAACCATTTAATAAGATTAGTAAATTAAAACGTAATATATCTAAATTACAAGTTAAAGTATCTCACGATCAATTACGTAGACTTAATGAAGCAAAACGTACGAAAACCAAGTACGAAGACATACCTAAAAGTAAACGAGAAATTAAGAGAGAAAAAATAATAAATAAGAAATACATTAAGATTCATAATATTAAAAATACATATTATGATACTATTATTAAACGTATTATGGATACTAAGCCTAAGGCTGTTGTAATGGAAACTTTTGAATATAATAAAATCATACATTCACAAAAATATATGACTAAATATATGGTTGATACTTCATTTTATGATATTACTCAAAAAACAAAGTATCAATGTAATAAAAGAAATATTCCATTTATTCAGGCACCAGTGCAATATGCATCATCCCAAATATGTAGTAATTGTGGAAATAGGATTAAAATAGGTAATAAAAAGATTTATAGATGCCCTATATGTGGTAATACGTTAGATAGAGATCTTAATGCTGCTTATAATCTCGAAGATTTTTATTATGACTATACTGGTACTAATAGATTAGTTGCTGTAAGTATAGCGTAATTCGTTTACACATTATTTAGGTTAAATAATGAATTTTAATGTACCGAGTTTTACTGTTCTCGGGATGTTAAGATCATTGAGAATTGTAAGTATATATCATTTATAAGCCCAACCAGCTTAACGTGTGGTATTCACACGGTTGATATATGAATTATGATTTGTTGATATGATAAGTAAATCATAATTATATATTTACCTTTATAGGTTTACATATTATATGATTTTAAATACAGTAACAATTTTAAAAACATGTATGTTTCTCGTGGTACTGTTAAATTGACCGATGGATCATTTGATATGGTTACTTCATCATATATATCTGGCCTATCAAAAGAAGATCTTGTTAAAGCAAATGATGCTGCTGTTGGTGGTCCTTATAGCCGTGCTGTAAAAACTAAAGAGGGTGGATATAATGAAAAGAAAATTCTCTATGGATTACAGCATGTAAAAGTATTACCTAAAGGATCTGATTGTGGAACTAATAGAACTATAGATGTGACTCTTACTAAAAAGAATATTAAGAATTGGATGTATAGTTTTGTTAAACAAGGATCTAATTTAATAGAAATTACATCTGATACTAAAGATAAATTTATTGGAAAAACTGTTAAAATGAGATATTTCTCATTATGTGAATCTAAAAATGGAATATGCGAAAAATGTGCCGGAACCTTATTTAATCGTTTGGGAATTTCCAATGTAGGATTAGCAAGTGATATATTTGGTTCTAGACTAAAGAATACTTCGATAAACTCTTGTCGCTTCATACTGGTAACAGTGTGTAGAAAATATCTTCTAATTGCTGGAACATGCTAAAGCTCTAATGCCTTAATGGAGAAGAAATTCAGAAATAAGTTTAGAGATGACTCATGGTGAAATAAAAGCTTATATATCTAATATATAGGTCCTAAAAGTTATTAAAAATGTATAATCAGCAGCGAAGCCTAATAATAATTATTAGGAACGTTCAACGACTATCCCGTTTGGTGGTGAAATTCCACAATAGGAGTACGGCCTATATGGTGGGTGAGAATCCCTTAAATGGAAATGGAGATATGTCCTCGTATACCTATACGGGGATAGTGATATAGTCTATTATCTAGAGAAATACTAGGTCTATACTAGCGTAAAACGTTAGCTGAGAGGAAGAGTTTCCATGTGGCTCAAATTAAATTTTCAGATATGGATATAGAAGATGCATTTAATTTATAAATTAATGTCTAATACTACATTTATGTAATTATAAATAAATGGAGGATAATTCTATGGTAAAATCTTATATTAATCTAGCGGAAGAAGTTGGTAATAAAATGATTATGAATCCGACCATTAAAGTACAATATACATACCAAATTGGTGACTACGCATATGGTAGAATAGATGTGTTTTATCCTGGCATATGGTATGGTACATTATGGGCAGTTGAATATATGGTCGATACTAATAAAGTTATAAATGAACGATGTTATGGTGGAGCTATGATTTATACAACAGAGCAAGATAAATATCCAAAGATTCCACATGAAATTATTATAGATTATTTTAATAATTTTATGAAGAATCCTGAATCTTCTTTACAAGATACTGAATCTATTGATCTTGAAAAAGAATTATCTATCAGAAATATGCCGATTAGTGTATTATCTGAAGAAAAATAAAAAATGAATACTCAGCTATTTCATCAAACTATGTTATTAGAAATTTTATTAGAGAGTGGTTAATTCCACTCTCTTAAATTTTATAATTCTTAGGACAAGTAATTAAATTAATATTAAGGAGGTACTATAAACACTATGTATGTAATTAAACGTAATGGAAAGCAAGCAGTTTTTGATAAAACAAAAATTGTAGTGGCAGTCTCAAAAGCCAATAAAGAAGTATTAGAAAATAAATTATCTGATGATCAGATTAATAATATTGCAGATACTATAGAATCAAGAGCAAAACAATTTTCTAGAGCCTTAAATATAGAAGAAATTCAAGACATGGTAGAAAATCTAATCATGTATTATAATAAGTATGAGGTTGCCAAAGCATACGTATTATATAGATATAAGCAGAAAGAAAATAGAGATAATGGCAATTTATTTAATAAAGTAAATGCAATTGTAAATAATGAGGATGAGGAAACTAAACAGGAAAACTCAAATAAAGATTCGGATATTATATCTGTGCAAAGAGATTATATTGCCGGTGAAGTATCAAAGGCAATGGTTAGACAAGAGAAATATCCTAAATACATTATGGATGCTCATGATGCTGGATTAATTCATGTTCATGATTGTGATTATAAAATTTGTAAAGAAACTAATTGCTGCTTGGATAATGTTGATGATATGCTTCAAAATAGTACGGTTATTAGTAAAACAAAAATTGATACTCCACATACATTCCCTACAGCGTGCAATATTGCAACCCAAGCAATGGCACAAGTTGCATCTTCGCAATATGGCGGCCAATCTGTATCTCTTTACCATTTAGTAAAATTTGTTGAGGTTAGTCGTCGTGCTATTATTAAAGCTGTTGAAGAAGATCATGTACCAGATGAGTATAAACAAGAAGCTATAAATAGAAGACTAAGAAAAGAAATTAGTAGTGGCATACAGACTATTCAATATCAGATTATTACGCTTGCAACTACTAATGGTCAAGCTCCATTTGTTACTTTATTTATGTATCTTAATGAAGCAGAAACAGAGCAAGAAAAAGAAGACCTTGCAATGGTAATTGAAGAGGTATTAAAGCAAAGAATCAAGGGTGTTAAGAATAAAAAAGGCGTTTGGGTAACTCCTGCTTTTCCTAAACTTATATATGTATTAGAGGATGATAATATAACAAAAGATTCTAAATATTTTTATCTTACAGAATTAGCAGCAAAATGTACTGCAAAGAGAATGGTTCCAGATTATATTTCTGAGAAGAAATTAATAGAATTAAAGTATCCTACAGAAAAACTCTTACATATTAAGGATCGTAGAGATCAGTGGGGTGATGAGCGTATTTGGGGGAGAAACGTATTTAAAAATGTCACTGATGAGGAATGCAATAAGCTTCAAAATATAGTTGATAATAGATTTAATAAGGAATATATTATTCCGGATGAAACTAAAGCTATTATCAAGAAATATGGATTAAAAATGGCTGATATTGTGCCTAAAGCATACCCATGCATAAACAAAACCTGTGCCTAATATTAGTGATAATATTAGCAAACCTGTCTAAAAGGAGAAAGTCTTAATATACTGACCTGATATTAAGATAACTTACCTTACTAAATTTATATACCTATATTATTAGCGCATATATGAAATAATGAAAGGATAAATAATATGTGGGCTGATCTTATAGGATAAGAAAATATATAGATATATAATAAAAGTCTAACGACTATCGAAAACGCTGGTATTCGAGAAATACGATATCGGGAAGTGAGTAGAGTAGAGCCATATATTATGATAGAACCATTTATATGGTAGGGTGATGGGTAGAGTAAACCCCTTTAAATCGAAAAGATAGGATGTCTTATTTTGGTAAAAGAAATAAGCATGTGATATAGTCTAGTTCAGCGATATAATACTCATTTAACGTTCTATGTTTAAGTATTATAGCGGCTGGGGGTGTAGGTCCTTCTTAACTCCTGATTACATCCATTATAAAACTTATGGAAGGTTTAATCAGTCAGTATGTACTATTAATTTAGTTGATGTAGCATTATCATCACAAAAAAATATTGATGAATTTTGGAAGATATTTGATGAACGATTAGATTTATGCTATGAAGCATTAATGATTGATCATAATTATCTTATGAAAACACCATCTGATATAGCGCCAATGCAATGGCAAGATGGAAATTTAGCTAGATTGGAAAAGGGGGAAACTATTGATAAATTATTAGTAAATAATTACAGTACAATTTCCTTAGGATATGCTGGATTATCTGAATGTGTTAGATATATGACAGGTAAATCCCATACAAATTCAGAAGCTAAGCCATTTGCATTATCCATAATGAGGCATTTAAATGATAAATGCGATGAATGGAGGGAAAAAACAAATGTATCATTTAGTCTTTATGGTACGCCTATAGAATCGACAACATATACATTTGCTAAAAATCTTCAAAAGAGATTTGGTATCATTAAAGATATAACTGATCGTAATTATATTACTAATAGCTATCATATTCCTGTATTTGAAAAGATTGATGCTTTCAGTAAATTAAAATTTGAATCTGAGTTTCAGGAATTATCTCCAGGTGGTTAAATGAACTTTTACATAGCCTTAAATAGCCACCTTGAAATTATGTGAACGCTTGATATGCGGTGTAAATAGTTTTATATTATTTGCTAACGGGGGACACTTAAGTGGAAATCCCGTGCCAAGCCTATAATATTTTATTATAGGAAGGTGTACAGACTAATTTACCCTGGATTTGATCACCAGTGGGAAGTGCATAGGGTGAGAAGCAGAGGTTACCTGCTACGCTAAGATATAGTCGGAAGGAGATAAAATTATGTATAAATGTGATATTTGTGGAAGAGAGCTAAAAAAGAAAAATATGCTACATGGATATAATTTATGCAGTAAACATATGCATCAATTATTAAATCATGGAAAATTTTTAGATAACAATCCAAGAACACAAAATGACTTAAATGGATATAAAATTATTGGTAAAATTGTAATTTTTGATTTATATGATGGAATATTATCAAATAAAATTAGTGAGTTTATTATTGATTTTGATGATATAGAAATTGTAAAATATCATAAATGGAGACTTTCTCATAATCATGTAGTTACTGGATCTGGAGCATTAGGCACACAACGAGAATTAAGTTGGGTTATTATGCATCTTGATAATAGAGATGAGAAAAATAAAAATATTGTAATCGACTATGTAGATGGAAATCCGTTAAATAATAGAAAATCAAATCTTAGAATATGCACTCAAGCTCAAAATGTAATAAATAAGAAATTTATGAGTACTAATACTAATGGATTTATAGGGGTTAGTTATAAGAAAGATAGAAATTGTTATGATCCAGAGATAAGATTAGGATATGTAAGATGCCATTTAGGTCAGGTAAAATCTATGGAAGAAGCTGTATATAAAAGAATGATAGCTGAAGAGTTAGTTTTTGGAGAATTTTGCAATGAAGCAGAACATAATAAAAAATTAGAATTTACTAAAAATATTCCATATGAAAGAAAAAAAGAGCTCGAAGAAATCACAAAACAAAAATTGATAGCTAAAGGCCTTTGGCAATAAGCTATGTAGAAGTTCCAAATATGCAAAATAATATAGAAGCTGTAATATCAGTTATTCAATTTATATATGATAATATTATATATGCTGAACTTAACACTAAGTCTGATTACTGTGAAGTATGTGGATATGATGGTGAGATTAAAATTGTTGAAGATGATAATGGTAAACTTGTATGGGAATGCCCTAAGTGCCATAATAGAGATCAGCATAAAATGTGCATTGCGCGAAGAACATGCGGTTATATAGGTACACATTATTGGAATCAAGGTAGAACTCAGGAAATAAAAGATAGAGTTCTTCATTTATAAAAATCTAATGGAGTGATTAATATGAATTATGCTACAATAAAATATTGTGATATTGCAAATGGGGAGGGAGTTAGAACCTCCCTATTTGTATCTGGTTGTCCACACCATTGTACTGGTTGCTTTAATGAAATAGCTTGGGACTATAATTATGGCGATACATATGATGATGAAATTCAGGATAAAATACTAGATTCTTTAAATTATCCTTATATTACTGGATTATCCATATTAGGTGGTGAACCCTTATGCTTTAATAATATTTATAGAGTTAGTAAATTAATTAAAGAATGTAGAAAAAGATATGGTGATTCGAAAGATATATGGATTTACAGTGGATATACTTTAGAAGAATTAAAGGATCAATATGAAAAAGGGCAGAGTATATTTTTTAGAATATGCTATAATATTATTATTAATAATATAGATGTTTTAGTGGATGGAAGATTTGTTGAAGATTTGAAAGATATATCTCTTAAATTCAGAGGATCATCTAACCAAAGAATTATTAATATGAAAGAAACAATAAAGAGCAATAATATTAAATTATATTACACGGAGGATTAAGATATGGAGGAGGATTGAAATATGAAATATCCAGTTATTACATTATGTGGCAGCACTAGATTTAAAGATGAATTTATGCAGGCTCAGAAAGAACTTACTTTAAAAGGAAATATTGTAATTTCTGTTGGATTATTTGGGCATTCTGGCGATAATGAAGTATTTACTAATAAAGAAACTAAAATTATGCTCGATGATATGCATAAAAGAAAAATAGATATGGCTGATAGTATATTTATTATTAATAAAAATGGATATATTGGCGATAGCACCAAATCAGAAATAGAATATGCAATTAAGCATAATAAGAAAGTTTTATATTTAGAGCCTGTAGATTAAATATGTGCTGAGAGGGTGATACCTCTCAGCATACTTTTATGAATTTCTAAATATTGAAATTTATAATTGTATATTATAATTGTGGAGGTGAAAGATAAATATGAAGACTGTTAAATCGGCAATAAAAAATACAGATACATTTACCGGTGAGACTAAACTAAAAGATTCAATTGAATATGATAAGAATGGCAATATCGTACGTAATTTATGTGATGGGATAGAGACAAAAAATACATACGATAAATATGGAAACCTTATCAGAATGGAGCAGTCTAATGGATACTGGGCCATATTTAAATACTATAAAAATGGCTATTTGGAATTTTATAATAATTCCGATGGATATGCGGAAGCATATTTACCTGACGGGAAACGTGCATGGATCAATAAGAAAGGAAGGAATACTGATGAAAAAAATTGAGAATTATACAACAGAAATGGTACTGGAAGCTGTGAAGAAATATATTGAGGATAATAATATCACTGATGATGATATGAAACAAACTTTATATCTCATCGGGCTGGATAAGTTCTTAGAAGCTAGGAATAATGGATATAAGTATTCATTTTCCTACTATGTTGCTCATAATAAGGGAGTAGAGAAAATCATAAAAGAGTATGTTAATGAAGAAGAAATTGATATGCTTGATCTCGATAATGTGTACTATATACAGAGAATCCCAATGAGCAATGCAAGCGATATTATCTTGCAGTGTATTCACGATTGCCTTAACGCTAGAGAGATTAATGTCTTATATAAAAGGTTTGTAGAGTTAAAAACCTTGGAAACAACCGGCAAAGAGTTTGGTGTAACAAGAGACCGTATACGTCAAATAGAAGCTAGAGCTTTAAGAAAAATAAGATTTAATTCATTTTATAGAGCTCAGCTTGCCGATATGCTCAATAGCAACTGCATTAATTACCCAGATTTTATAAACAAATTTGGGGCTATGATTAATGGAACATATCAACCTGATTATAAGAAGCCATCGCCACAGCAAGATAACAATATGTCAAAGCCAAGAGAAAAAATGGTATTCTATACAGGCCAGGAAATCAAAGCGATGAAAGAAGCTGCGGCAAGAAAGAAAGCTGAACAGGAAAGATTGAAGATTATAGATGAAATAATAGCTCCAATTGATATTAATGATGCTTATTACTTTTATTATAATTCAAAGCTTACTGGTCTTGACATGATTACTGAGGCTATCGAGAGATTTAATGTTACTAATTGTATTGCAGGATATGTTCCTACAATAGAATATTTAGGAACAACTACTAAAGGTGAGAAGACATTCACGCTTAAGTGCAAGGGTAAGCATTATAAAATTTATTTACGTGAAGAAGTTGATACATTTGTCCTTGAAGGTGATAGAAATCTTGTATACGATTATAAACGTGTATATGGATTGAAACACAATGTTAATGTGATAGCGAATTATATCGCTGATCATTATGATGAGTTTGGAGGTAACGAAAATGAATAAAGTATGTGTATTAACACCGATTGATGGCGGCGAAGATTTATACAATAAAATAAAGGATGCTTGCAACAAATTAATAAATGCTGGTAAAGACGTAGAATGGAACTCATATATCGTGATGCATTTGGCGGTTCCAGAATTGTTACCGTTTACGTTTCAGCAAAAGCTGTATATTGAGTTATTATCCGGTATAGATATTGTATACTTAATGGCTGGATGGGAGGATGTACCAACTAATAAGCTGATATATAAAGCTGCAAAACAACTTGGTATCGAGATAGTAAGTTTGCAGGAAAAGTGTAGCAATATCAATGCACAGGATACTATTTTTATTAGTGGTCCTATTAGCAATGTACCTAATTATCGTGAGAATTTTAAAAGAGCACAAAAGTATCTTAAATCCCTTGGATACAAAAACATAATCAATCCAGCAAAAATAGTAAAATTGATACCGGACTCTATTAGTTATGATAATGCTCTTGATATTGATTTGCATTTTCTCTCATTATGTAATAAAATATATGTACTTAATAATTGGGAGAAATCTACCGGCTCTAGCACGGAGGTTAGATATGCTGAAAAGCATGGTATTGAAATAATCTTTGAAGATTATAAACCAATTGAGGTTTAATAAAGTGGAGGGGTAATTCCCTCCACTTTTATTTTTTACTTAATATTATTTATAATTATGAAATAAACATATTTAAAGGATGAAATTAATATGAGCAGCATTATTGTACGGAACGGTGAATTGGGAATGATTGTAGAGGATCATGTAGATTCAAAAAAGAAAAGATTTTTACCATGTGGTCATGGTGCATATAACATGTCAAATTTGGAAGAAAATGATGATATTAAATGAGCAACGCCGGATGAAAAAATGGATTTTATTAAACGAGAATATCATAATAAAGATAGAATTATAAATACGTATGAAGTTGGTGATTATCAAATCATCGAATATACTACATGTAATCCTCATGGGAAGTTAGTATATCGCCCATATATTGATTATAGTGATATTCATAGAATATATAACTCATTAGATGCAGCCTTGCTTGGGGTTATGGCATATAAATATGAAGGTTGCAATTAGCAGATGAATATATATGCAAATTACTTGGTATTAAATGGTAAAAAATATAGGTAGGGATTTACTCCCTACCTAAAATTAATTTTTTGGTCGTTCTTCACTATTTACATTAAATTCCAATACGTAATTCATAACCGCCATATATACACGTTTACCAATTAGGTCGCCAATATGGTCTGAATTACATATAAATTCAAGTTTCTTCATTAAGAGTACTGGTAAACGTTCAGTAATTTCATTTACTATATATTCACGCATCTCAGCTTCTATATTATTAGTGATATAGTATATGTTTTTAGGCTTTAACTCAAATATAACATATTCTTCAATTACATCTTTAATTAGCATATCTAAATTTTCAATAATAGTATTATCAATTTGCGTATCTTTAATTAACTTATCTGACTCTATTTTATTTTTTTGGTATGCAATATCTAATGCCCTAGATATACTTCTCCATGCTAATAAAATAACCAAATAAATTGCAATGATAATAGAAATAATAATAAATTTGTCCATAATAGTCCCTCCATAATATAATATATTAATATTATGTGTAGCTAATTAATAATTATTATTATACATTTGCCATGATAATATTTGATCTCTAGCTTTAACTTCACTAGGACTAAATGATCCATTATATTGTTCTTCTTGCTTTAATTGTAATAATAATTTAAAACTAATATCGAGAGTCATACCATCTATGTATTTACTTATAAAATCAAATGGGAATCCAAAGCATTGTCTGATACTTATAAACTCTGATGGATCAGAATGATATTTTTGATGCTCAGTTTCATCTAAGATAATAATACATACTTGGTTATTTCTATGAGCCTCTTCTAGTTCTTGTAATACTTCAAATGTAGTAACGCATCCTTTATAATTTAGTATATGCTCGGTTATCATAATTGTCATATATTCAAGACTAATCATATTATGATGCGCCTCTAGATTAACCATTTCGCTTGTAATTGAAGCATGTCTTTGATCTCTGTATAATCCTAAATCATAAAGATGCTGCTTATAATCCCTCCAAAATTGAGATCTTCTAAATTTATTATCAATATTATATATAAATCTTTTATATATCTCGGTATCCATTAATGTATCTCTGGTTTGTGCAAAGCATATGCCAAATTCATTACTTGGATCATAAATAATTGGATTATTATTCATTGTGATATCCATATTAATACCTCCATTAACATTATTAATGTAATGTTTTAGACTAAAGAGAGAATGATTATTTGGAAATTATAAGGGGGAATTTTTAATGGTTACAGCATTAGAAAAGGATAAGGATGGTAATGTGATATACGAAGCACATGATGACGGATTCTATGAAATAAGTACATATGAGCAAGGACAATTAGTAAGACAAGAAACACATTATTCAAATGGTATAGTTGATGTAGATCATTATAACATAAGTAGAGGTTAATTCCTCTACTTATTTTTTTTGCTTTTGCACATAGTATTAATTTAAAGAAGGAGGTTGGGTAAATTGATAAATGTAGAAAAAACCATAACCGATAATCCGTTTGTTGACAATCTAATTTATTATTCAAAATACCTTGCATTGAATTGCATCATTAAAGATGAAGATGATGCATTATCTCATGAAACTCCAGAATCATATAAAGCTGGTGAAACATATATAGCATGTATTGAAGGCAAAGCTAAATATGAAATGTTTGATGCAATTCCAGAAGAAATATTGGAAAAGTATATTACAAAATCGACAAATTTAGACGTTTTTGCTAATAATATGAGCGCATTTTCTGCGTACTTAAATTCATTAGGTCTGCATGAAAGAACAGTTAAGTTAAATAATATATCTAAAGTTGCGCAAACTGTATATATTGATCATTATGATATAATGACTGATTATGTGAAGAACCTTCCAGAAACATGGTTAGATGATAATAAAGAATTATATGAAAAATGTAAAGATAGTCAAGCTAAATATTATGATTTATTTGATGCTTTACCTACATATACCAGAAAAAGAATATTGATTCAATATTTAAATAATTATGAAGACACAAATATTGACGATATAAATTCTTCTTTAGATAAATTTCAAGAATATATTGATGCCCGTATTGATGACGTTATTAAAATTGAATTGGATAATATTAGTAAAGCAATGAATAATGTATTCTTAAGTCATTATGAAATAATGCAAGAAAGAGGATACATTACTAAAGTAAGCCAAAATAATTGGTATGATTATATAACCTATGATTCAGTTAATAAATCCTGTGAAGCTGGATTAGCAACTTATAAGGATTTATATAATCTTTTCCCAGAAGATGATTTAAGAGATTCATTATCTTTAATTATGGATGAATCTACAATAAATAATATTATAAATGCAGGATTACAGGCATTAACAGAGTTCTTTGCAGTTAATGATACTAATAGAACATTGCAATCAATTCTTAATAAAGATATGATGGAGAAGTATTCTGCTAATTATCATCAATATGCTAATACAGATATTTATAATAAATGTAAAAATAATACTATTGGATACTATGAATTATATAAATATCTTCCAACTGAAACTCAAAAAATGGTAATAAATACGGAAATTGAAGAATATACAAATACAAAAGTATATTCTGAAAATAAGCAGTTGTTAAATTCATACTTGAATGGATTACCTATAGATGAGGCTAATGAAATTAGAAAAAATATAACTAATGATATGATGACTTGGTACGTAGATAATTTTAACGAAACTAATAATTATTATAGAACCCTTATAGGATTATCGCCAATTATTGGTGGTGCCAGCTATGAATATGAAGACACATTATTACAAAGCCAGATAGATCCTATAAATTATCATAAATTTGGAAAGCAATTAATAAATATGATTCCTGAGGGTATATATCCAGAATCCCATTGGTATGCACCAATTAGTTCATATGATAATTATGATATTGGTATACTGGAAGAATTTGGTGTATTAGATGCATATGTTCAATTATGCAAATCAACTATGTATTCTGAAAGATATTCATATTTTAGATTTTTAGGAGATAATAAGATTAATTTATACAGAGCAAGAAAAGCTGGTAATTTTGAATTATTGGCATTACCGACTATTGATAATAATGATATGAAAGATAAATTTGTAGATGCATATGTTGTAAATAGAGATTATGTCATAAAAACTGTATACTCTGATGCATATAAATTTCAGTCAGATTATTATAATAAATTCATTATTATTTTTATCTTAGTAAATACTATAATGGATATATTATCTGGTATTTCAGATATGCTTATAAATAGAAAAGTATTTGATGCAAGATGTATTAAATATTTATTTGAATCTTATGGTATTCCATATTATTCAGAAATACCAATAAAATATCAGCAAGCAATGCTAAAAAATCTTAATATATTACTTAAATATAAATCTAGTACTAGAAATATGGTAGATATTTGTAGTTTATTTGGATTTTCAGATATTAAAGTATTTGGATATTACATGCTTAAAGAGCATGTTGTTGATGGTTATTATGGCGAATATGTTTACAAAGAGCATAACGATATTAGTTATGATTTAGATGAATTATATGTAATAGATGATTCTAACGGTAAATATAAAGACGCTAACGGAGTAAGATATACTAAATTATTAGAGTATCGTAATTATAGAGAAGATAAGTATCTTAAAGAAATATCTATTGTAAATGATGATGGTGAAATATCTAAAAAGAAAATTATTAATAATGCTGAAGATGTATATATAATGGATAAATGGAATAATGCAGTAACAGTCGCTAAAAATAATAAGACTGGATTATATGAAGAAATTGGAAAAGCGGAAAATATTTATCATTTCATTCCATTATTAGAAACAGATTATTTTTATAAGATAAAAGACTATGATCCTAACCATTGCTGCTATAACGATCACACTCAAGAGTATTTTAGTAAAATAGGAGCAAATACAAGTGAAGCAGCCCTTAAATTTGTTAAAGTTCCTGTAAATGAATCATTAACAGATTATAAGAGTGATCCTGAATATATTTCTACATATGATGAAATAACTCTTAATGATGAGGGTAATACTTGGGATGGTGGATTAGTTCATGAAGATTTAAAAGAGAAAATTGGTAATTATGAATTCAACGCTGTTCTTTCTAAATATGTATCTGTAGAAACAGTTACTGAAATGACAAATATGGCATTCCAAGTATCATATTTCTATAATATGATATTTGATAATTATTATAGTGAAGATAAACTTACTGTAGAAATTCCATATCTTAAAGTAGGCCATAAATTTAAATTTATGGATATTGTATGCTATTTATTCGCATTAATGTATTATTATAATGGAATAAAAGATAATATAATGTATTCTCCAACTCAAATATTGTATGTAAAGGGCTATAACTTTAATGGTGATTTGAATAAAGTTATGGAAGATACATTAGCTTTTACTACAAAAGATGAAGATGGTAATATATTAAAATTAGCAGATAGAGAAAATATTTTTGATATTAATGAAAATATAAAAAAGAGAAATTACGATTATATTAAAGAATTTACTGATAATGGTATGAAGATTAAATCATTTAATCTTAAGGCGGATATAGATGCCTTAGATAAATGGTTATCACAATTCCAAATGTCATTAGATGATTTTATTGTATATGATGAGGAAGAAGCAAAGAAGCATGGATTTGATCAAGTGATTACTTTAAGGAATTTTTATTCTTTAAATAACTCATTCTATCAAAAAGATATATTTAAGCCAAACTTAATCCCATCAGCATACAATAATATTATTAAATATGCATTTGATTATGCACTATATGAAAAACAATTCATAAACGATATTAATGATTGTACTCATGAATATATTATTATTAAAATAATTACTATAGTAAATAAGAATGATAAAAAAGACGATACTAAGAAAGATAATAATGCGGATAAAGATACATCAGATAATATAAACACAACAACAATAACAGCTACAGATGATGTATTTGATTATTATTATAGAGCATTACAATTTACTTTAGGTAAATATAAATATCAGCCAGATGATACAAGAGGTGATTACAAACCAGGATCTAATCCAGAACCGGAAGATCCGGAAATACAAATTACTGAAAAATATATGGAAGTATTAGATGGTAGAGATGAATTTGTATATATAATGGATTATAATGAATATATTACTCGTAGTAATCAACCATATGTAATATATAAAAAATACCATAAAGTGGGAAATGATTATATTACTTATTCTCCAGAATATTATACTTATGATGGAACAAACTATTCACCATTAGTAAGTGGTAATATTTTTATTAAAGATTTGGATGGTAAATTTATATTTGCTGCAGATCATTATTATTCTTATGATAGTAAAACTTATACAGAAATTACTGATAATAAATACTTTTATACTGATAATAATAATTATAAGATTCTTAAATTTGGTGATTATTATATATTAATAAATGGTAAATATGATCTTGATCCTAATAACTGTTATGTAGTTGTAGAGCAAGATGGTGTAAAACAATATGTATTGGTTAAAGATTTACCTAACTACGAAAATCATGAAGTACAGCCAGAAGATTGCTATATATTGCATTCAGATGGTCATTTTATTAATCTTGTGGATACAGATTTTTATAGAAAGCAAGATGACGGTACTTATAAATATGATAAAGAAATTTGCTATATAAGAACTGATAAGGTGACTAATTACTATGATCCCACAGATAATCCTGTTATATATTATGAAAAGCTTACGGACTATTATGATAGAACAAATTACGTTATCCATACAGATATTAGATATGTAAAAAATAGCGACGGGGTTTATATTCCAGAAAGTGATCTTATAGATCCTAATAATTGTTATTATAAATCTGGCAATAAATATTATCTTGTAGTAGAAAATTTATGTAAATTTGCTAAATATAAACACCCATTAGGAATTGAATATAATATTATAATGAATGATAAATATGATTATAATAGGTATGCATTATCAGATAATAGATATGTATACGCTCCCGATAGCACAGTACGTTATACAATTGATAGCGATACTAATTATATAATTGCTTTATCAACTACAGCTAAATATGAAGATACTAAGAGTATGATTGTTACCCTTAATCAGAAAGTTAATGCTGGATACAAATTTACTGAAGATCAAGATAAATATAATCCTGAAAAGACAGATAAGATATGGGATGAAAATGATTGGTTCTATAATGATCCGTCTTATCAAGATACTAATATAGGTATGAATGGTGAGAATACTTGGTATTATAAAAAACCAGAACCTAATCCAGTAGCAGAAGATGAAGAAGAGCCTAATACTGTTGGTTCCGGGTATTATCTTTCTGCAGAAACATATATTGGTGATACTAAGCTTGAAAAGGGTATTAAATATTATATGGCTATGGATGTTGAAACTAATTTTTCTGGTCAATTACAAATATCTTGTGATGCTGATGATTCATGCATCGATGCTACTTGCAGAATATATGATGTGAAAGAAGGAGTTAAATTCCATGTAGATCAAGTATTCACAGCTAATGGAAATGAAAGCTCTAGGGTTAAATTTTTAGTATATAATTTCAAAGATTATCCGATAGATATAGGGGATTATATTATCATTAGTAATATGAGATTTATGAAATCATTTAATAAAGATTATATTCCTCAGGATATACCATCATATGATAAATTACAAGAGATTTATAAAACTAATGAGGCTATATATAAATATTTAATCACAATGATGCAAAACTGTTCTGATTATGATACTTATCAAATCTATAAAAAATTATATGATTCATTGATGGTATCTGAATACAATAAAGAAGCATTTAAATTAGAAGATGGTACTTATGCTAAAACATATACTGACTTCTTACAAACTAGAGATTCAGTATTATATGAAAGGCTAATGTATTTCTTATCTTTAGATGAAGACTCTATGCATAAAGAAATTGCAGATAATATTATTGAGATTACTTACGCTATTGATGACTGTGTTGATACTTATAGTTATGGATATTTATATTCATACTTCCCTGCAGTATCTGCAAATTATATTCAGCAGTATATTAGTAAAATTATTAATTTCTTTAAATCATGGAAAACTCATTTATTAGGAATTAATACTATTTATAAATTTGATGATCCTATAGAAAATGCAGTGAAGATATTGGAAGATCAACAATATCGAAATAAGGATTTCCATCCAGATCATGTTTATATATCACATTCAGCATTTGTAAATCCAATGGATGCTACAGATTGTGCTGGACATAAATATAGTGATAAATATCCTGATCTAGTACAAATTTCTAATAGATATAGTGATAAAGTAAATATAGATGATAGGGTTAGAATTATTGTTAGAGATGCTAATATGATTAAATATACTGATAATTATGAAAATATTCATTTAATCCTTAACAATGATGAAATTGAAGCATCTGTAGATGAAAACGGAAACCTTATTGTAAATGATGAATCTGGATTAAGCATAAGCATTCCTAACGATCTTGTTCTTACTACAGATGAAAATGATAATGATGTATTTGGATCTCAGGATATTGAAGATCTTACAGAATCTAGTGATATATTAGGAGGTAATAAAAATGAATAAAATTAAATATTTGAGTGACCATTATCGCCCAAATGATAAATATAAAATTATAGATCCTCAACGGGTTACTTCTAAAGTAGAATTTTTTAATGATGCTACTGGAGAACGTATCTGGGAGCCATTACATAATAAAACAGTAATTGCAGGGTCAGCATTAACAGCTATGAAGTTATTTGATTTAGACAGAAATGTGTTAGAATCAACCCCTACATATGATAAAGAATTAAATAACAACGATGCAATTCCATATGGATCTAGTGTTAGAGTAATTGAAGGAGCAGATGGTACTACATATCCTACAGTGGCAATTAAAAATGCTAATGGGGATGTAATAGGATCTGTTCATGATGAAACACAAAGAATTATACGTGGATTTTGTGTTGGTCAGGGTGGTGCAGGATTAGACATTTCGGATGTATTTGAAGTACAATACTGTAGCTGGATAACTCCTGATAATTTAGTACCATTTAGATATCCATTAATAAGTGCAGATAATGTTGACGAATCTATGTATAAAGGTAAAACTGAACTTACTTTAAATAATGGCCAGATAAGACACGCATATTATTTTAAAGAATTTTCTAACAGTCCTAGACTTGAACAAAATTATATGTCAACTGTTGGTACTTTTACTGATAGTATTAGTTCAAGTACAGTATATAAAAATACTGCATCTGCTGATGCGGCTAGAAGTTATGTAGAATGCCATTTAAAAATTACTAGAGATGATTGTAGAGAATTCTTTATTGCTCATAAAGGATTAGAGAATGCTAAGGTTAACCAAATTTCTTTAGTATCGGCATGGAAGAAAACTGTTGAAGTTACTAAAATGAATAGTGATGGAAACTCAGTAACAAATAAATATGAATATTTACAAGACATTAGACCATTCTCATTACTTAATATTCCAAATGAAATATTAAGTGATATGGAAAAATCTATTAGTATTATTTATACTTTATATTTTTAAAAATACTTGTACGCTAGTAGTACAATGCTACTAGCGTACTTTATTTGAAGAAAGATTATAAAAAGAAGGTGAAATAATTATGAGAAGGATGACAATGATAGAATATATTAATTCTAGATTTAAACGTATAGAAGATTCTATAAATAATTATGCTAATGGAAAAGATGTAGATCAAATAAAATTATTAGAAGATGATATTAAAGTATCAGAAGCAAATAAGCAAGTAAGAAATATTATCCCTAATAATGACATTAGAAACATGGTTAATCCTGAAGATATCATCCAAGATTCTACACATAGATTCATTACAGATGTGGAAAAAGAAGAAATTAAAGAAAAAATGATATCTAAAACCACTCTTGCTGCAGTGGAAAATGATATCGTTAATAATTTAAAAATTACAATTAATCAGCAAATTGATAATATTATTAATAATAAAGGTGCTACAGATGCAATTAATAAAATAATTAAAATTACGAGTGAGAATAAGGACGCTATTGATTTATTTAAAAACCTTATTGATAAAGATGAATTAAAATCTCATGAACAAAATGGATTGCATATTACAGAAAAAGATCGTATTGCATTAAATCTTTTATTGAAATTTATAGATAAAGGATGCGCCGATTGGAATGCTTCTGAAGGAGAACCTAATTATATTAGAAACAAGCCAGAATCTCTTAAAGCTAATGGTGGTAATAGTGATACGGTTGGTGGCTGTAGAGCAGAAGATTTATTTACAAAACAAATTGCAAAAAATATTATAGGCATTTATAATAATCCTACTAAATATTCTGCTAATGATGTAAATATATATCTTAATGAAGAAAATAAAGATTCAATATCTAAATATTTAAATAGCAATTGCTTAACATATTTTCGTGAGGGCTATTATAGAATTAATGAATTTAAAATTCCAATTAATAGTAATATTAGTGGAGTTGGTATAGGAACACAAATCGATCATTGTGGCGTAAGTATTGATAATAATTGTAAGGTTAGTGATATATATTTTTCTAATAGTTTAGTTAATATAATTTGTAACGAATCAGAGATTGTAGATGCGGTATTTAAAAATTGCCATATTTGGATAACGGCTTCTAGATGTATTATTAAAAATTGTAGATTTATTAATTGCCCGATACATACAGATGGTATTAATAATAGTATTATTACTGATAATATTTGTAGTGGATCAACAAATCAAATTATTTATTATGGCGGAAATAATATTATAAAGAATCTATATGTATAAAAAAATAATCCGGTAGGCGTTTTGCCTACCGGTATTTTTATTAACTACAATATTCATACACATAATCTACTTTCCGAACTATATATAAATCTGGAGCAATTAAATTTTGATTATCGTCATACCATACTCCATTGATATATGCTAATATATGTTTCGCTCCAGCTATTGCATACCTGCCTTCTTTATGCTCATACATAAATTGTGCTATAGATTGATGAGTTGTCACCATTGGTATTCTTTTATATCCATACGATATAAGAATATCTCTCGTAATGTAATCATAATTAGGATGTAACATACCATAATCATATGCGATCTTAAATTGCAATTTTAATACATCATCATATGACATATTCAAAAGTCTAGAAATTGTTCTTGTGGAACAATCCATTCTTCTCTTAGGCAATTTTGTTTTATAATCAAAATTATTATGCCTAAGTTTAATCCCTAATGCATCTACAATAAACCTATTTTCTTTTAAAATTTTGTCATTCTTCTTTTTCATTATAATTATCCTCCTTTATATATTATAAATATAATATATAATTGAAAATAATTTAATGTATTCTGCTAGAAGTAAGATCTTTTAATTGTGCTAATGTATTATTTACATAATCCATATCTAAATATATTCCTATTACTGTAGTTACATTTTCACATGATAATTTCATATGGCATATTAATGAACTCCAATCCATATGATATTCTCTTTCTAATCCATCGTTAAATAATTTAATATTTATAAATAATGATGGATTTATATGAATATAATTAGCATGAGTAATCAATTGCTCAATATCGGAGCCTTTAAACAAATCTGTGAAATCAATATCAATACATTTACCAATATCTGATTCATCAACCATATATTCAGTTGTAGACGCAAGTTTCCAATTATGCTCATCTAATTCTGGAACTTGAGTTTTTATAGCTCTCATAACACTTATCATTCCATCACTATTAGTAGGTTTACTATTAATATATTTTTGCTCACATTGAGAATAATAAGTATAGCAATATGGCGCTGTCATTTCAATTTCTACATTAAAATTTATAGTATAATTTGTTAAGATAGTATTTTGTCTTTCACCATCATCCATGTCTGGCATTTCTGATTTAATATGAGCAACACAATTCGGTACTTTGATAAAGAATTCTTTATTACCGTTTGCACATCTTAATTTATATACGAATGGTATATATGAATGAGCATTTAAATATCTTAATAATTCTAATGGCTTATCTACATTTAATTGCTCATCTACAGTGAATCCATGATTACATGCAATTTCTGCAATTATTTCTTTAGGAACGTGAATATCGAGCGTTAAATTTTGTGTCTCTGTATATCCTGCACGATGCATTATTTTTATGAATTCAAACAAATCAAGTTCCTCAGCTCTCGTATTTACGCGCATTTTGAACGTAAAATTCATCAGAATTGTCTTAAACATAATTTGCAAATATTTTGTATTGCAAGTAGAAGTATCAAAAAAGAATGTTCCTTCAAATCTAGAACGTCTTAATAGCATTGGTATTTCTGGTGATGAATCTATCCATCCTCTATTATTAGTCATATCTATTGATGGGATAATTGCTAATATTGGATTGACTCTTCTAAGCTTTTCATCTATATCGCTATATTTTCTAAACTCATCAAACGAATGTTTACCATCTACATATATTGAATTAAAATAATGATGAGCAAACTTATTTAAAAACCATTCTTTTGCAAATTCTACACATACTGCATACGCTTGATATTGACTTGGGATTGTAACACTAGACATTAATAATCTAGGTTGTCTGTTATCTATATCATGTGGTTTTATTTCCCTCATATTTCCCGAAAATACATGAGTAGGTTTTTCCATATCTATAGCCTCCTTTACAAATTATAAATATGTCCAACGAGAAAAAAAGAACGAGGGAGTTAACCCTCGTTCTATTTCTATAGATTGTCTTTATCTATAACTACTGCAGCAATAATATTTTTATTATAGTCGGAGATTAATTTATCTAAGGTATCTGTTATTTTTTCATCTAATGTATCATAATCAGTACCATAGATAATTGCAGGATTATCTGAATCCTGCTTTTCATCATTCTCAATATTAATATTATGCTCTTCTAAAAAGTCTTCTACAATATCAATAATGCATGCAGAATACTGTCTTAATTTAAACGTCATTATTAATTTTCGCTACCTTTAATATTTAATTTATATGCCGATAAGTCAGTACCACGGATGACTGTGCTTCCAAACCATATGTTGAAAGGATCATCATGTATAAATGATCTTCTTGCTATTTCATTAATAGAATCAATAGTATCTTGAGCTTCGTCATAATTATCCTTTCCAGCTTCAAATGTAATACTATCTTCTATTACGGCACCGTTTTTAAGCCAGAATGTACCTTCAACCACTATGTCTTTTTGTAATTTGAGTTTATTCATAATTATACCTCCTTAGATTAATCTTCCCATAGTTTTCTTTCATCTATAATAGTACGACCAGCTTGATCTACAATTTTGATAGGATCAGTTTCCCATTCACATCCACAATTTGGGCATTTGAATTTATAAATATGGTATATTTCACTAGTAATACCTAAGTTGCTAAACATACGTTTTAGTAGCCCATCGTTTTTATCATGAAATACATATTGATATGAAAATGGAACAAGATTAAATCTCTTAACGCCATTTCCAAAATCAATCTCTTCATGATCGCATCCACATTTAGGACATACTCTACATCTTCTTGCTTCTTCAAGATTTTCGGAATCAATTGCATCTGGATCAAATGTTATTTGCATACTCTTACCCCCTTAAAATTATCAATCCAGCTCATATTAATAAGCTGAATATTATTCTTTACTTTTTCTGCATCTTCTTCTTTAAGAAAGTACAATGTATTATAATACATTGTAATCATTTTTTGATTGTATTTATTTACTTGCACCTCCTCAATACTTCCTAAATACACGGTAAATACTTTTGTCCCTATAGGAATAAGCATACTATTTGGTATTAAAGCTCTTTTCTTATAAGGGAGATATGCAGTGCTCATGTTAAAATCAAACTCTTTCATTTTAAACCTCCTTGTATTAAAAGAATCCCTGATCCGATAACCTACCAGTTTTAACCTCCTCAGAAAACTCTGAAGTTCTGATCTTTGCCATATATGCATATTCTTTACAAGTCTGCAAACGACTATCTATACTTGTAGCATAGTAAGAATTAACACCGCAATTATTAATTATATTTTGTGATTCTTCTATTAATTTAATAGCCTCATCAAGCTTAGCTAAAAGGTTAGTGTTAGTTTCTGCTAAGTTTTTCTTTTGCTCCTCATTGATTTCTATCATAATAATCCTCCTTAATAATTATAACCATTATTTGGTAAGCTATATGAAGTTTGGTTCATACATTGATAATATGACATAATATCGCTATTTAGCATAGCATATGAGATAGAATCATTATTATCATGGCTACATATATTATCAAGATCATACCCACATTTAATAATAAAATCATGAAGACCACGATGTTTACTTGCAAAAAGATCGATATCACGCATTAAGTTTTCAATAATATGATCTGTGGAGAATACGTATTCTCCATTTTTATCATAACAACCTTCATTTTGTACGAATATCATGAAAAACATATCTATGTTATTAGGGTTATTATGGAAGAACTCCAGTAACCAACTATCATTGCGCACGATATTATAAGCAATTGATTTGAATTGCTCCGTATCAATAGTACTATTTAGCTTCAATTGTTTATTGAATCCTTTATAAAATAGTATATATGCTCTAACCAATTGTTGATCTTGGTCTAATAATGATAGATCGAATTGATCCTTTTTCAAGTATTCAATTTCATGATTAATTGCATTTTCCTTTGTATAGTGCTGCTCACCATCCGACGTATGATATTTATTATCATAATACTTTACGTTATGAGCAGCCATTTCCTCTAAGCTATAGTTTTTAATCATCTGATAATTATTCATAATTTCCTCCTATATTTCACATTTTTTCCATGCTATAATATCCTCTGCTAAATGGTCTATACAATCAGAATCCTCATAGCAATATCCACAATCGTAAAAACTGCTAATGGTTCTCATTGCTTTATAAGTTTCTCCATTTTTAGATAATATAATAATATGCTCACCTAATGCTGGTAATTCGCTTTTTGTTTCTATGAATCCTTCAGGAATTTTCAATTCATTACTTTTTCTATAAAGATAGAGATGGTATTCATTAGTTTTAGCTACTAAATATCCGGGTGCAATCAATTTATTTTTTCTTAAAAGCTCTAAAGATTTTAATTGAGCTTCATTTGACCCTTTAGATGAAGATAAAATTGACTCATACCATACTGATATTAAATCATATTTATCTACTATAAAATGGACTGGTGAAAATTCTCTAGGAATATATTCCTCAATATTCTCCATTTTTATATTTTCTTTATCGCAATAATATTGCAATAAGCACATTTGATGAGATGGGCGGGCAAGTATTACTTGCCCATCATTATCGATGATTATCTCACAATAATGATTCCATTCATCAGGATTCTTTTTAGTTAATTCTATAAATTCTTCTATAGAATATTTTTTATTGCTAATACCATAGTTATACATATAACACCGCCTTAGTTTTATTTATCATTAGAGCCTGTTTCGTATTTTGTCCCTTTCCAATCTAATCCATCTATTACATATCGAGATAATTCTCTCAAAATACTATCTGGAACTTGTTTAATAAATCTATCCATACAAACAGTTTTTCTATTGGTTTTATAACTATCAATAAGCTGCATTATTTCTTCAAGAGTGATATCTTTATTGTCAATCTCTATAAATTTAGGATACCATCTATCTGAAAATACGCCATTATAATAATCAGTTGCGCTCATTCCAGTTTCCATAGGAACCATATAACCTCGATCATATAAGATTTCACCGACAGGTTTTTCTTTATCATTACCTTTAAAAATATCTTCAGTAATTGTTCTACTATCGTATGGCGAAAAATCCGAGCAATACATTACATATACATCTTTCCCTGGATTTTCCATATCCGGTTCTATATCTGCGCCAATAATATTTGCAGCTCCACAACCTGCGCAGATTAAGAGGAAATCTTTATTGTCTTTCAAGCATTTATTAATTTTTTCATTTGGAATAGCATGAATTCTCCCACATTTACAAATTCTAATATTGTACTTTTTACTCATAATATATACTTCCTTTCTTATATGAATTTATTAATAATCTTGCTCGTCAATTATTTTATTGCCTAAAAATGAAATATTATTAGTATTACATTCTCCTTGACATCCGTTAGTAGCCCATACTAATACATTTGCCATATTTAAAACTTCTGCACAACTAAATACCATAAATAATTGATTATCTTCATAATCAATATCGGTATTATCTGTAGTCCACATAATACTATGGATATCTTCATTTAATGATGTGATATCTGAAATATTATATGGCTCCGGGCAAAGTAATAATTCGCCATTCCATGATGCTTTATCATCATAAGGTCCGCCTGTTTTTATATGCAAATCTTCATCTGCATAATGTGGTTATCATGTAGTAAATACTGTGCCTATTGGCATCTTACCTAAAGTTTCTTTAGTTACAATCTTCATTTTACTTACCTCCTAATATATATTTGGATGTATTTAGATTAATCCTTTTTCGATTAATTCTCCTAAGTAATAATATCTACATAAGCAATTCCAATTAATTAGGTACTCTTTACCAAGAATGTATTTAACACAATTTTCTACTTTATCTAATTCATCAATCCATTTATCCCAATTGTCTGCAATGAACTGACAGTACTTTTCACCGCTTCCACGTAAAAAGCATCTACCAACCCATTCAGCTTTCATCTTTTTATCAGGATAAACTAATGTGAAATGAATCCCATTCTTGATCAAAGCATCTATAACTTCTTTATGGCTACTTATAAAGATATAATCAACTTTCCCAATATTCTCTTTAATGTGCTGAATATAATTCTTTGGAAATTCAGGATTGCGGTACTTTTCAAATTTATCTGAATTTACTGGATTATGATAATAACACCAATTAAACTGACTACTATCACTATCTAGAATTTTATAGCCTTTCTCATTTAATTTTTTAAAAGTATATGTTTTCCCACAAGCATGAAATGCACTAATAATTTTTGTCTTCATATTGTTTATCCTCCATAATTATATTTTTATTCTATATACATATATAATATATAATTGAAAATATTTTAAAATAGAAAAAATATAATAGTAGTTATTTTAATCTTTTTTGAATAAGGGGATTTCTCCCCTTATTCATATTTAATCACTATATAATGCTTTATAAAATGATATTTTCAACTTACTGTATTCTTCATACAGCTTAATAAACCGCTTTGTAGATGAATATCTAGGAACATAGTTATCTATCCCACTACCATCATTGAATCTACCATGCAGAATCATATTATTAATCCATCTATTAAAATGATTCATAATAATACCATCTGTATGAGCATCCCATTTATAAAACGCAATTATCATGAATCCATTAGGATTATCGATTCTATACCCATAACACCCGTTATTCATTTTTCCGGGAGCTAAAATAGTATCAGTAGATTCATCATACAGTGCAGGCTCATTATATTTTAATACTTCTACAAATTGTTCTCTAGTCCATCTTTCTTTAATAATTGAGCATTTGCTTCTATCATAATTAAAAGCTACAATAGTCGCAAAATAATTTAAATTTGCACGACAATCATTCTTTTTGCACTTTGTGCATTTTCTTTCTTTAATATTATCCATGATAATTATCTCCTAGACAAATCTATACTCCTGTTTAACATCAGGGTATTTTTCCTTATCAACTTTAGATAAGAACATTTCTTTAGGTCTAACATATACCTGACCATCACCATATAATGCCTGATAGCATACAAACTTTTCTCCAGTCTCAGTATGCTGTGCATCCATAGAAATAATTCTATAAAGATACATTGTTGGAAAATTCCTCAATACTTCATCAGATAATGTCTCTCTCTTGAAATGCCTTACAATATCTCCTGCTTTTAAATTTCTAACTTCATTACTCATTTTCTTTTTCCTCCTCATTTTCTTCACATTTTTCATCTACTACTAATCCACCATCTTTTTTAGATTCATTAATTCTGGTGATATTAGCATCTATACCAAATTTATCTTTAAGAAAATTAATGTAATACATTCTTTCATCGCGATATGTGTATTTATCCGCCACAAGTTCTAATAATGCAGTAATTAAATGACTACATGGTGTACATTCACCGCAAAAATCTCCTCCATCAATATTTTCGCATGATGTACTATTTTCTAATAAGAATTTATCCTTTTGATATAAGAAGTGTATAATATCTTTCTTATAATAATATCTAAGAGGAAATCTCACACCAATATCGGTATGCTGAAAATGAGCTGCTGCTGTAATAACCTTAATAAGATCATCCATGTGAGTCAATGCCTGATCACCACAAATATAACTCAAATCTATTTCATCACAATCGCTAGTTAATAAGCACATATATGGTAACCACATTAATGGTTGAGCTAAACCACGATTACTATTAGGCCAATAGCTGCATTCAGTATCAATACCAATATTAGCATTAATAACATTAAGTTTGCAGTTATAATATTTAGCCTTAAGATAATCAATGATTTTCTTTCTAGCTTCAGTCTCCCTATTTACTTTTTCTTTACCAAGTAAATTAGATTCAATACATACAATTGTAACTTCACTTTCCTCTTGCATTAATTCATTGAGTAAGTATGTTGAATCAAATCCACCGCTGAATAACATTGCTTTTTTCATGATAATAATACCTCCTTAGAATCACTACAATATTTTACAAATTCTACACCGTTAGGCGCAAACATATTAAGCATTGCGCATACTAAATTATAGCTTAATCCTGAATGGTCTTGTCCATTAAATATGCTTTTTGCTTCTGCAAAATGATTATTCGAATCTGTAGCTTTATTAAGCTCTTTAATAATTTCAAGAGTTGCATCCAATTCCATACCATGGTATATATCCCTTAATCTTATAGGTACAATTGCATACCACTGATCTAATTTATCATCTGCAATAACACCTTTAGCTAAAGCATTATACTTTTTAGTTAAAGTAGAAATTTTCTTTTGAAATTCCTTTTCTGCCTTTTCATAATCTAATTCTACTTCTTTCTGCTTATTACCATTTGCGCATACTCTAGAGTAGATTTCATCTACATTTAAATTATCAGAATAAATAGGATGACCATTAAACAATGCATATACTAAATTAGTACCGACAATATTAGGGTTTACTGTTCTTATATATTCAATAGCCTGATTAAGATAACGTAATGGTGGAAGCTGAATTTCTTTATACTGTTTCTTCAAATTCTCAATAGCATTAATAGCGGCAAATTCACCATTAAATCTATCATAAACTCCGGAAGAAAGTTTATCTCTACCAATATCACATTTGATATTTTTACCATTGATGACATTAATTTTTCTATCTTTATTTACAAAGTAAGCAATATCATTAAGAGTAATTACTTTATTCATATCTGTTTTTTCTGTTGGTATTGCAGCATCATATAATGCTTTTACCAACTTAACTTTATTTAATCCTTCGATATCAATTTTCATTTTATATACCTCCGTATTTATTTTTATAATGTAGCCGGACTAATGTTAATTATTCGTTCATCATTAGTCCTTACAATAGTCCAATAACTCCCAATTCTCGGATCATTTTGTATATTTAATGATTCGTCATTGGCTCTTACATATAAATACCGTAGCTCAGGAATTTCATCATCTGGCTCTATCATTTTAATAGTGCCTTTATAAGTTACTGTATAATCTACAAGATCTAATACTTCAATTATATCGCCAACTTTCATATTAAGCCTCCATTACCTGTAACCAAAACTCTTTTGTATCACATGCATTAAATTTATTACCATTACTATCGGTTGCTTTATCTTTAATAGTAGCATCATATTTTGATATATACTCATTATAAATTTCAGGATCTTTTAAAATAGGCCATCTAAGTGGAAATGCACCTACTACATCCGATGGTGTAATTTCATACCCTCTAGGTATTGGAGATCCCTTTTTATCTTTAATGCTTTGCAAAAGATCCATTAATATAGCCTGAACCAATCCTGGATTTTCTCCGCTAAAAAGTCCTAATAATAATAATAACTCATCTGGAAGCTCTATACCAACATCAAAGGCTTCAAATTTTTTAGTTAAAATTTTTGCCGTAAATGAATTTTTCATAATTATATCATGTGCTTCTTCATCATGTTGTGTTCCTAATTTATGCCATTTATTATAGACCATATCACATAAATTTTCAATTTCTTTTACTTCCTTATTATCCATATTAATCACCTCATAAAATTATTAGGAGGTATCACTAAGGATACCTCCTTTATTATTAATTCATAACAAACCAATCTTCTGCTAAACAGTCATTTACACTTGGAACCCATGTTGATACTGTTCCATTAACATTTTTAATTGCAAAATAAGGATTGTAATTAACTTTACCATCCTCGTCGGCAATATCTATTGCTGCTTTAGTATAAGCTGAGAATCTTCCTGCTGGTACAAGAAATACAAACATACCTTTACCGTTCCAGCCATCCCTTGATACTTTAGCGCCTTTCTTTATTTCTTCTAAAGCTTCACCAAAATTCATTTTAAAACTCCACTCCCTGATTATGTTTATTAACAACTCTTGCTACTTCTACCTTAGTTCTATCATTTTTTACATTCTGATAATCGCATAAATTATCAAATATACGATCAAAATGATTATTGATGGCATTATTAATTTCGTTCTGCATACTGGAGACGCATGCAGATAAGTACATTGCAAAATCTGTATCCATATTAGCAGTATCTTTATTAAAATCACCGGTGTCATACAAGGCAAGCGCTGCTGGATCATGATCTCCGTATGTTACCTGAGATTTGTCTACAGGTTCTGATGGTTCTGTGCAATCATCGCAATATGCAACTTCTAAGTTTGCAATATCTTCATCAGAAGCAGCAATTGAAAAATGTCCATCACCAACTGTATAAACAGGTGTATCTGGATCTAATGTACTGAAAAAGTGAGCGAGATTACCAGCTTTCATTTCTACATTACCCATTGTATCCTCACAATGATTTCCGCATTTGCACATATGTTCTACCTCCTTAGCTGTTTGTAAATCTTTCTGTTTTTTGTTTCTCATTTTTATTTCCTCCATTTTCTTTTATTATATAGAAGTTTATACCTCTATATATTTATATAATATATAATTATAAATTCCTTTATTTAGATTAAATAAACAGGCATTTAAGCACATATGCTATAATTGTCCATATAGTATATCTAGTACAATTCCTAAGAAATGATACAGATATACTTTCATCATCATTAGCAATATGATTAGCTTTATCAACTAATATGAAATCTATAATAAGTACGATTCCTAAACTTTGAGTATTATTTAATACAGGGAATCCATTGAATAATTCTGGAATATACCAATTATATATTGCTTTAAAGCATGCTACTCGTATTATAAATTGAACTATCATATAGATAAATTCTACCATTTTTATCCCTCCATCAAAAAATAAAGAGGGAGCTATAAACTCCCTCAATATTTTATCTCATTGCTTGTAATCTTTTAATTTTAGCAATTTCATCTTCTGTATATTCACATAATGATTTCATAGAATTAGCATTAATAATTGTATCTCTAGAATGCATCATATCCATATTACAACGTCCATCATTTTTTGAAATAAACATTTGTCTTGGAGATATGATATTCTCTGCTGCTTCTATAAATGCTCTTGAATATAACAGAAGGATATTTAATGTGTCCAGTATCTTCACACTAGTCGTTAATTAGTGCAGTTCTCTTACGAACTTCTATGGTTTTTCTCCATATGTTGAGACTATATCATCATCTCTATGAGATGCTTCTCCACTTCGATTTAAAGGGTTCTCACCTACCTACTTAGGCCCTACTCCTGTTGACGAATTTCACGTCCCTTCCGGGGATAGTCGTTGAACTATATTAAAAATATAGCTGCTGATTATACATTGTTAATACTACTTAGCACTCTATACAGTATAGAGTTTTTTCTCAGCTTATAGCATCTTAGAACTTGTTTCTGTCTTTCGACTCCTAATTATAGGCATCTAAGCTTTAGCATTTCCCAGCAATTCAAAGAAGATACTTAATATATTACTATATTAAGCGGCAATACATAATTTACCATCGACCGTAAAACGTAAGCTAAGAGCATACGTTTTAAATAGACTATATCTTCATCCATTATATGGATGCTTTGCTTTTTGATTTAAATGGCCTTATTGCTGCTTTGCCATACCTATATAATGGGCTCTACTCTAATAACTTGATAGTCGTTGAACTTTCTATAATAATAACTATTATAGTTTAGCTGCTGATTGTACATTATTAATGAACTTTAGCATTTACATAATTCGACACAGCATTACATAAACTTTTTCTCAGCATAGTTCATCTTTAGAATTTTTTCTATCTTTCGATAACATTCACGCTTATTATTACTAATTACGTTGTAGTTTCTAAAGCATTAATACCTCCCAGCAATTTACAAAGATTTAACCTATATATTACTATATAAGTGACCCCGATGATTTGTTGAGTCTGCAGCAAGTAATTTTAATATTAACAGTGAAATACTCATGGTGTAATCCATATTAATTCCTACAACACGACAAAATAATATTCCTCCGTAGCTAATTGTAGGGTTTCTGTTACAATATCTTCACACTAGTCGTTAATTAGCGCAGTTCTCTTATGAACTTCCTAGGTATTTCTCCTAGAGTTGAGACTATATCATTACCCATATATATATATGGGTATGCTTCCACTTCGATTTAAGAGATTCTCACTCACCTACTTAGGTCCTACTCCAATTGACGATTTTCACGTCCCGTATAGGGGATAGTCGTTGAACGTTCCTAATAAAATATATTAGGCTTCGCTGCTGATTATACATTGCATAATACCTTAGGACGTATCTATTTTATAAATACGCTTTTATTTCACCATAGTACATCTCTTCTACTTGTTTCTATCTTTCGATACCTTATATATTATATAGGCTAGAGAGCTTTAGCATTTCCCAGCAATTCAAAAGCATTCGTACACCATATTACTATGATATACGGACTAACGTTAATCAGTACAGGTAATCCGCCATCTGAATCTTTAATTAAACCATCTATAATATCATAGACAATCTGATCAAATCCAATCTGTGCTTTATACCATTTCTTATATGCATCTGCATATGAAAAATTATAAGTCCTTACAAGTATATTAATTATTACCTGTTGTAATAATTCACATAAGCCATGATATGGTAATTTTACCTGATCTGGCATTAAATGTACATCTTGTCTAATAACCGAACGGCTACTAAACGAGTCGGCGGGTTCACATAGGTCGTTAATCTATGCAGTTTTCTTATGAACTTCTCTAGGTGTTACCTAGAAGCCCAGACTATATCACATACCTTATCTTATAAGGCATCTTTCTTTTTCGATTTAAGGGGTTCTCACCCACCACTTGGCCCTACTCCTGTTGGCATTTTATTAAGGGCTGCCCAATGGGATAGTCGTTGAACGTTCCTAATAAAATATATTAGGCTTCGCTGCTGATTATACATTGCATAATACCTTAGGACGTATATCAATATATACGCTTTTATTTCACCATAGTACATCTCACTAATTATTTCTATCTTTCGATGCCCTATATAGAAGAGGGATAGTGAGCTTTAGCATTTCCCAGCAATTTAAAAAGATTCACGCACTATATTGCTATAATACGTGGGCTGATGATAGTTAACCTACCCATTTTGTTCACATAGGTCGTTAATCTATGCAGTTCTCTTATGAACTTCTCTAGTTTTTCTCTAGATGATCAGATTATATCATTATACTTTATTCAAGTATTCTTCCACTTTGATTTAAGGGATTCTCACCCACCACTTGGCCCTACTCCTATTGCTGAATTTCACAGCCCTTCCGGGGATAGTCGTTGAACGTTCCTAATAAGATATTAGGCTTCGCTGCTGATTATACATTATACGTTATTTAGGACGTATATAATATATACGCTTTTATTTCACCATGTAACATCTCTCTACTTGTTTCTGAATTTCTTCACCTTATTATAGGCTAGAGAGCTTTAGCATTTCCCAGCAATTCAAAAGATTATTCGACACTGTGTTACCACAATGAAGCGGCTTAGATACAAACCGATCGAAGATCTTAAATCTCCTTTTTTACCTTCAAGAATTTCTTTAAGCTCAGTATATAAAGCATTAAATTCAACCTGAATATCGTATAATACTTCATATTTATTTTTCTTTTGTCTATCTGGTACTAATTTATCATTATTAGCCTGATATACTAAATGAGCTAAAAGATTATAATTCTCATTAGTTTTTTCATATTTAAGACTACCAGCATTATCCAATTTGGTAGGTCTTAATAATGTAGTAAATACAGGAATGGATTGAGTAAATACAATATCTTTATGACGCATTATATCATCATAATAATTTTTCTTTTGAGGATATATAGATAAATAAAAATCCATAATTTCATCAAAATGCTCTTTAAAATATGGTATTCCTTTTCCCCTAAATGGTTCATCTTTCTTTTTAGGGTCAGGTCCAATTTCAATCTCAATTCCATCCGAATTCACCTGAATATCTGGTTCAATTATTCTATTCATACGTTGAGTTCCAATGAAAGCCTCAAGAGAACGATATAAATTAGGATGGATAATATAGAACTTCTTTAATACAATCCATCCAAAGATAGACATATCGTCATCTTTATATTTAACCATAGTTCCGCACGATGGGCAAATTTCACCATGGTTAATAGACCCTCTTGTTAAGCCGCAATCACAACGATAACGATCAGCAAACGAATCATCATCTTGTAATGTAGAACCATATCTATTAGAGAAAATACCTCCCTGAAGCTTAATATCCTTCTTAATAGATTTAGGTTGATCGATGATAAATCCTTTACCATTGTGAATATCATTTTCTCTCTCTTTATCTAAGTTTAACCTTACTAACTCCGTAGTATAATCAAACTTATCATTGTGGGGATATTGTAATGATATCCGTACATTTGTTTCTCTTTGTTTCTTTACCAATTTAATTCCTCCTTATATACTCTTTTAGTGTAGCGCTCCTTTCGTCGTTACTATATTATAATGTAAACGAGCCTATAAAAACTTACCTCAGCTCTCATTATACGTATATATAATATATAATTAAATAAAATTTTATAAAAAAAATAAAAAGGGAGTAATTAGACTACTCCCTTTCTGTAGCTAGATGAAATCAAAATAGATTTCGCTACCACCACTTACATTATTCCAACCATAGCAACGATATACTTCATAATCCTTATTAATAAAGTAATCGCCTGCAGCTACTAAGAAGAAACTGCTATCTACAGACATGTTTGTAACTTCAACATCATGGGGAATTTCTACTTCACCATAAGTTGTATCAACAATTTTATGCCCGTAATTATAATTGCAATGAATGAATCCTGAAATTTCATTCCAGAAATCTAAATCACAGATTTTCTTACAGAGGTACCTTTCAGGAATTTCATTTACAATAATAATACGTGTCTTAAGACGCTGTCTTAAATTATTAGGGAATGGTTTAAACTAACATCTTCAGTTGCTGCTTTTAAAATAGTTTCAATCATTTATTTTTCCTCCTGCCTTTATTCGGCTTTTAAGTTATTATATATAGGCTTGTTCCCTTATTATACTATTATATTATATAATTGAAATATAGAACTTTTATAAAAAATAAAAGGAGGGAATTTATCCCTCCATTTTATTATTTTAATTTAGTATAATCTGGTATTGGTAAATCTTCAGGAATATCCTTCCAACTTAAACCTTCTGGCGGAAAATCATCTTCATGGTGCCCAAAATTCATCATACATATTGCTGCATGGAATACATCTAATGATTTATCATATTCATATGGTTTTCTTAATACATTAATAAGCATATTTATTTCCGAATCTGATAATTTATAATTTCCATTTTCAGCATAAATGTAATATGGTCCAAAGAATGATATCCTAGCCATATTATTTCCAAAATATACTTTCATGTATCCTTGTGGGTAATCTTTAGGCTTAATATAATTATATGGTACATCTATTATAATATTATCATCATAATAAATATTATCATAATTTATTGGGTATTCTCCTAAAGATTTAGACATTAAATCATTTTTCATTATATACTCCTTATATAATTATTTTAGTGTAATCTGGAATTGGTAATTCCAATGGTAATTTATCTTGTGGTTTTACTACACGATTAAATACAGTTATTAATGCTTCCCAAGTAGTATTATACATGCTATACTCAGCACTTGTTGGGTGGGAAATTAGTAACCTCATTAATTCTTCTTTATCTTTTTTCTTCATTTTAAATAATGGTTTACCTTTATGAGCTTCATATCCAGCATCATAGAAATGTAATCTTATAACTTCTGTTGCTGCTTTTGGGCTTGAATTATTATAGACTTTAAAATATGCAATTTTGCCATAATTCTCATTAGGGCTTGGATCTATAGAGACACACATGTTGCTCTTACGTATTAAGCTAACTTCGTTTATAGATTCAATATCTTTTAAAAATATCATATATTTTATTTCTCCTTTTCTTTAGTTTTGTTTTTTATTTAAAATAAATCCTCCTATTATTTTAATTTAGTGTAATCTGGAATTGGTAAATCTTCAGGAATATCTTTCCAGCTTAAACCTTCTGGTGGAAAATCATTATCATCATGACAAAAATTTGTCTCACGTATTGCAGCATGAAATATATCTAATGATTTATTATACTCATACGGTTTTCTTAATGTATCCATTAATATAGCTATTTCTGAATCCGATAATTTATAATTACCATTTTCAGCATAAATATAATATGGCCCAAAGAATGATATTCTCGCCATATTATTATTAATATACACTTTCATGTATCCTTGTGGATGATCTTTAGGCTTAATATAATTATATGAAGCATCAATTGTAATATTACTATCACAATAAATATTATCGCAATTTGGAACTAATTCACCTAAAGATTTAGAAATAACATATTTATTCATTTGACTACCTCCTTATTATTTTTTGATAAGCTTAGTATAATCTGGTATCGGTAAATCTAATGGTAGTATAAATTGTGGTCTAACTACACTATTAAATATACCTATTAATGCTTCCCAAGTAGTATTATACATCATTTTATATGCATCATTTGTTGGTGGCATTATTAATAATTGCATTAGTTTTTCTTTCTGTTTTTTGTTCATTTCAAAGAATTTTTTACCCCTATGCTCTTCACATTTATTATCATAAAAATGCACTCGTACAACTTCAGTTGCTGATGAGGGGTCTGTACTATTATACACTTTAAAATATGCAGCGTTGCCATAATTTTCATTAGGGCTTGGATCTACAGAAATACACATTCTATTCATTTTTAATACATTAATCTCATTTATTGGCACTAATCCGGTAGATTTATAAATTTCTTCAAATATCATAAAATTTATTTCTCCTTTTCTTTAATTTTATTTTTATTTAAAATAAATCCTCCTATCATTTATTTCATAATTATAATATATAATTATAAATAATAATAAATGGAAAAAAATATAGGTAGGGAAATTTCCCTACCTATTGGTGTTTTGTAAAATATATAGATGCCAATATTTTTTGTAGATCCATTAATACTGAAATATTATAGCTTATGTCTAATACTTGAAGCTGACCTTCGGGACATATTACCGTATCATATCCAGCACCAGATATAGTTTTCAATTTATAATGAAATGCCGAATCTGCACTAAATTTTCTATAATACTCAATTGGTAATTCAAGCTTAATATATTGAAGATAAAAATCTCGTAGCATTCTCATAGCCATTTCCACATTAACAGTTTGGATAGTATAAAATATATCCTTTAATAGTTGTAGCATATAATCCTTATGCAATGCTAATTTATCATCAGATATTCCTTTTACTTCTATTACTTCATTTTTACTAAATGAATCATAAAAATAATATGCTTCCAAATTATTAAATTTATAAAATGACGTATACTTATTTTTACACTTAAAATTAATAAGTCCAAATTGAGTATTTTGCAGCTGTCTATTTATAATAAACACTGCATCATTTTTTATACTTAAGACTTCATAGTCTTGAATATTATTAGCTTCAAATAAACATTTCTTTGCTTCTATAATTCCAGCTTTAAGAATATTAACAATTTCTTTATTTTCTTTTTGAAGTTTACCTATATATACTTGACGAATATCTCTATTTGCCGTATAGAGATAATCGTAAGTATTTTTATCTATAGCACCCTTGGAATATAAAACATTAATATTGGCTTTAGATATATCATACTCGTATATAAATACATTATTTAAATACGATATATCTGAACTATAATTAACTTCATTCCATAGCATACTAAGCCTCCAATTGCTGCATGTAATTATATGCATCTTCTAGATTTGTAAAATAAGCATTTTTTGTTTTAGTATTAATTAAAATATGTTCTGTTCTTGGGAAATTTTCACATTTTAATATATACCAATCTGATGTAATATATTGGTATTCAATACCATCAACAACTTGTTTAGCTGGAAGATTCATATACTTCCAATCTAATTTGCCAGCATTATATGCATCTTTAAGATCTTTTCCTTTAAGTTCTCCAAACTCTAATTCATTAGTATAAACTTCTTTTACCGGAGATGGCTCGTTCATAACTTTTAATACATCTCCATCTTCATTTACAACTTTACGTAAATATCCATATATGATAGATGGCATTCTTGGGTTAATATCTTTAGTTATTGGAGTTTTAGAATTTGGCACTGCATAATAATGAATATATTTTGTTTTTGTATCATAATATTCTTCTTCAGTTTCTACATGATAATTCTCTCCATTTATTCCTCCGGCTTTAAGAAATTTTAAATATTCAAAATATGCATTTTCAATTTCATTAATCTTAATTTTAATAATTTTAAATTTAGAAATTGATTTATATTGTTCAGCATCTATTATTCCCTCACGACATTCGACATAATGTGCAACGAAATAAATTTCTGGTAAACTTTTTCCTTTCTGAATCTGCATCTCCATATTGTCTATTTCTAATTGTGTAAGCATAATAATTTCCTCCTTTAAGAATTTATTATCATGTCCTACTTTGCATCATCTTCTAATTGCTCAGTAAGAGAATTTACTAATTTATCTACAGATTCATCATCTGCATTTTGGGCAAGTACAGCTGTAATACTTGTAAGCATTTGATTATAACTGTATAATGTATTTACAATAGATTCCATAGGATTATCTGATTCTCTAATCCCATCAATAATTTCATGAAATAATGGATTAACTAAATATTCCTTCCAATATTCACTATTTTTAGTTACTTCATTCATAAATAATTCATTTACTTCCTGCATAATTCAATCTTCTCCTCAATATTAAAATTTAATGCTTTTGCATATACACATTGTAATCCTGTATCATTAGGATATGCAACATCTTTCATTTGATTTAATAAATATAATGCCATTGTTTTATCTAATTCTTTGCAAATATCAAGATTAGAAATAATTTCATAATCTTTAAATATAATACTTGGCATTATATTATCAGCTAATTCTATTACCGTATTATTATCATTTGATGCCAATACTTTATATTTTATTATACGAAGCCAACTATATTGTCTAACCATTTTGTAAATTATTTCACCTTGTTTCATATTTACCTCCATAAAAAATTAGGGTAGGAAATTAATCCTACCCTTGTTTAGCTTTTAAATTTTGCATGCCTATTTACCGCTACTTCTGTATCCATAAGATTATTTACAGGAGCAGCCATTCCAGCACTATATAATTCATTAAATCTCTTTTTATCTTGATCCAATGCCAGTATGCCATATGGTGTGAAGAATGATTCTTTTACACATTCAAGATCTTCAATACTTTCTACTTGCCAGCAGTTATATCCATATCTAACCTGTATAAGCTTAATGATAGATTCCATTATTGCATCTCTATAATCATCATGAGATACCAATACTATTACATTAAACTCTAATGAATTAATCATAATTTTAATGAAATCATAAAATAATTCATTACTTTGTAATACACTATTAGCATATATATTATCAAACTCTGGTAAAGTAATAAATTGATTTGCCGGTAATGGCGTTGGATTAAATACACGAATTTTTGTAATTAATCCTGTTATATCGCCATATCCACTATAATATGACGATAAATTATATACTACAGCATTACCAACATGCTGTAGTATATTAATATTACTTGTAAATATAATCATAATTATACCCTCTTGATTACTTGCTGAGTTTCACTTACATTTTGAGCTACTAACTTATTAAAGTATTCAGCATACTGCTCAAACGTAGCACCATTCGGAAATGGATGTAAATCTATTGCAAGTTTATTGATTACAAATGGGAATAATAATAAATTTCTCGGATACGATCTAATGAAATCCATAGGTTCCATCAAATCCATCATATAGAATTTACTAAGCAATAATGGCAATTTAGATTCATTAAATGAAAATTTTGTAGTTGGCGTATTCATAGTAATTCCATATGTGAAATAAATATGCTGCAACAGCATAGGACCGAAAATATTATATTCATCATAAGGAATGAATAAAATAATATTTTTCTTTGTTAATGCTGTTAATAATGCAACAATCATATCATCTGCATCCTTATTACTAGCTAAGTATTTAGGATATTCATTTTGCAAAATGAACGGATCTCCATCAGCCCATCTCATTAAAATTTCTGTTGGCGGCTGAAGAATACTTGCATCATAAAAATTAGGATATCTAGTAAATTCATCAGATGAACTTACATAAGCAACAGTTACAAAATCACTGTTATTAATTTCTGGTCCAAATAATCTTGGGTCATTAATCATTGTCATTGAATGGTTACCAAAAATCATAATAATTACCTCCTTTAATATTCTTCCATATCTTTACTGAATTTATGTTGTTTATGCTTTTCTTTTCTAATTCTCTTTACATACTCACTATAGTCTGCCTCATAATCATCAGAATGTTCTTCTGACTCTTCTGGCGACTCTTCAGCTTCGTAATTAGAATAATCTGGCTCTTTCACTTCAGCATTCTGACCAATTGAAAAGCCACTTAAGTCTATATTATTTTCTTCTAAAGTTTCCTCTGAATCTTCACCACCTACAGTATATTTCACTACTGTATCTATGGCTTTATTAATCTCGTCAGATTCTTTATTTACATCATCTGCAGTTTCAGTTTCAGGTGCTTCCGGAATATTTTCTATTGCATCACTAGATTCATGAGAATCATCTGTATTAATAGCCTTATTAATTGCAGTTGCTAAATTTTGTTTTAAAGTATCTCCAGCTTCAATAACTCTATCTCCGAATTTAGTTACTTTTTCTTCTAATGTATCATGTACCTCTTGTATTTTATCCTGCGTAGATTTATCTTCTACTTTACATGATTCATTATTATCAGCATCATCTGTTTTAGTTACAACTGGAACTTCTTGTTTACCATTAGTAATAGTTCCTCCTACTTTAACTCTAGAGGTTTTTCCTAAAGCTTCACTTAATGGAACAGATAATGGTGCTGTTTTACTAAAGCTTTCCAATACAAGATTTGTATAGTAGCTATTTCTCATTTCTTCTTTAGATTTTCTTTTATTAGTGCGTGTCCCTCCAACTTTTTCTACTGGAGTAAATTCTCCGGAATGGCTAAGATAAGCTTTATACTTTTCTTTGCTAATATAATTCCGTGTTGATGTACAATCATCAATAATAACTTTACGTGATTTTGGATCTATGATTCTTACTCTTGACATAATATCTTCCCTTCCCTCACTATTGAGTATTAAAATATCTTTTGTTTCATTTGCCAAATCTCTGGCTTGATAGGTTCTACCACATTTTGTACAGACTAAATAATTAAAGCCTGCATCATAATCAATCTCCCCACCACATGGAACTTGTCCGAATGGTGTTTTATTCATTTTATTGCATCTGAGCTTTCTGCCATCTAACTCATATGCATATGGAAAGTCGATAATAACAGGACCAAATCCATTCATTCTTAATCCAAAATTCATGAATTTAGTTGTTCCTATATCATCAACTACATATTTACCAACTATCTTTGTGATTATCATATTATATATATCATCAGATACTGATAAAAATTCTTCTAATGAAGTAATTGGATTTACTCTTTCAACGAACCCTATAACTCCAGATTCATCTACTTCAAATATTTTGCAACAGAATGGAGCAAAGAATTTTTGATTCTTAAACTCACTTGGAGTATCTTTCATACCAACTCTATCAATCGCAATTTTAGCTACAAATCTAGGATCTTCAAGAAAGTTATAAACCACTCTATTAGTTCCAGCATGTGCTTTTCTAAATCCTCTCTTGTTCATTACTTTATCTATAAGCTTATATTTTAAATCAATATTACCATTGTATTTTAATGAAGTGGCAATACGAATTAATTCATTAATATCTTCTTGAGGTATTAATGCTCTTATAGGTGGTGCCCATAGATTATCATAATTAAATTCTAGAGCACTCTTTTTCTTAGAATACAAAGATTCTAATACAGAAACTCTAGACATTATCGGTTACCTCCTTTATTATATATTTGATTTAAGACTTGAGATGTAAATTCATGTCTTCGTCTTTGTGATTCTTCCGAACTAATGAAGGTTGGCACTTTTCCTTCATAAATTTGTTGTCGTCGTCTTCTCGCATCTAAAATCTCAGGTAATCCTACTTCCATATCATCTAGATTATTATCATATCTAGACGTATCCAATAGCTGATCGATATATGGGTTACTTGAACGGTGCATATTTAAGAGTTCATTATAGCTATCGCTTGAGTATGTTCTTGATAAATCCCTTCCTCTTGATTTAATATTTTCAGCAATCCAAAATTCTCTATTTAATTTCCATAAATCATCTGATAAGAACTCTCTTAATGAATGATTATCAAATTCTTTATGATAATTATACTGCATATCTTGAATGCATCTTGCAGTTCTCATTGCTTGTGTTTCTAATGGTGGTTGCTGAATTAAACTTGCATAATATGCCATTTGTTTTCCTTCTGCTACTACACTCCTTTCTTCATCTGACATTCTCTGCATTCTATATTGCGGATTAACAATATTCTCTAATTCTTGATTAGTATATTGCCTACCAAAACATGCACCTGCAATTTGATATTTCATTTTCATAAGAGTTTGTTGATCTCTTGCTTGTTTTTGATATAATTGAGGATTTGCATATCCTCCATAATAGTTATTATAATAACTATTTTGATATCCATAGCTATAGCCATTTTGATAATTAATTCCATATCCATATGGCTGTTGCTGATTATATCCTTTAAATCCATAAGGATCATAATAATCATACTGTGGATTAGCATAATTAGGTTGTACAGGAGCAAAGATATAATTATTTTCCGGTCTCTGCTGCTGATTGTATATATTGCTATTATATCCAACCTGTCCAATTGGAATGATATTATTATACGAATTATCAATAAATTGAGGCTGTGGCTCCATATATGGATTATACGTATAATTATTATTTAGAGGGTTTTGCGTTCCAAACTGCCCTGTATTTATCATATTCTGTATGATAGGCGAATCATAATTAACCATCATATCATACATCCTCCTTATAATACATAATCTTTATAATTGCATGGTATAACGTATCTACATACATTTTCTAATCCATCTGATTGCTGAATAGCAGGATAATCATTTGGATTAGTTGTTTTTAATACCTGCTTTGTATCATAATCAATTTTATTATTATAATACGATATTCTACTAAGAGTTTCACGATCTAATGAATAGCCATTAGATCTAGTAAATACTCTTTGTGCTACCCCCATACTGCCTTCAGAAAGAACTTTTACATGTCCTTTCTGATGACGAATTTTCAATCTAAGATTATTGGTTGCCATATAACTAATAATCATAGCAAATAAGTCCTGGTTTTTTACAGGTTCATTATTTGAATTATACATGATTCCATTCCTGTCCATTGAACGTAACCATGAATCCATCCAAACTTTTAAACCATATACTACAAATTTAGAATCTGCATATATAGTTATATCATAATTATCAATAGCTCGCATTTCTTCTGCGAGCTTGACTGCTGTATACATTGCCATTAATTCGGCAATATTATTTGTTGTATCCGGAACAATAATTGTCCTTTCAATATTTAATCCTATTGCGATGGCACCAGCGCATCCAAACGTTCTACCGTTTGGATATGTAGTTATACTTGCATCGCAACAAATTTCTAATTTCTTCTTCATATTATTTTCACTCCTTTCAAATATATAATATATAATTATTCTTCGATTTTGCCATTATTAATATTAATACTATTCTCGTCATTACAAATCTTGCTTAATTCTTTTGCAATTTCTATATCTGTTAAATTATCAATATAATGAAGCATAAAATCTTGAGCATGGTATGCTACCAGTTTGCATATTTCTTTGATTAATTGTGCTTCATTTTCATCTACATCTCTTTTAAATATATTTTCAACAATAGAATTGTATCCTTTTTCGATACAATGATTTTTCATATTATTTGCAGTTTGTATTAAGTTTTCTAATTCCGATTTTGTCATAAAATCACTCCTTATATTAATCTTAATTTAAAGTTTATGCTAGTTTAAAAACATATCTAGACATATGGTCTAGTATCATGGGACATATCGAACTCCATTTCTGAAATCCTTTTCTCCCAATTTTTCACTTGTTCTCCGGATAGATAACCTTGATTGACGCATTTTCCATCAACAAATAACCCCCTTCCGAATCTAAATATTTTATTGTACTTAATATGATTTTCTAAATCTTCATCTCGAACAATATTGTATTTGTATTGCCCATTCATATAAACACCTACAGTTACATGCATTGTTTATTCCTCCTTTCTAATCTAATATATAATATATAATTGAAACAAAAGTTACGAGCTATGGGAATTAACCCATAGCTCATAGATTTTATAATAAATCAAAATTAAAAATCGAAGATTCGTTTTTCTTACATGATTCTGTAGCGTTTCCATCTGGCTCATCATTATCAGTATTAGTATTTGTTGGTGCAGAGCTTGCACTACCGGCGTTACTATTTGATGCTGATGCATCTTCTTTCTTAGGGGAGGTTTTACACTTACCCTTACATTCTGGATCATCATCTTTATTTTCATTTATAGATGCGCCATCTCCACATCCTTTATCGCCGCACTCATCTTTAGCAGATCCCTTAGATTTCTTTTTCTTTACAGGAAATCCTTCTTTCTTAAGCTTAGCAGGAATTTTAGTAGCTTTCTTAATCTTATCTATAGCTTTTTCTTTAGCTTTGCCGCCTTTTTTAGCAGCAGCTTCAATTAAGCTCTTAGTTTTATCATCAGATTCAATTAATAATCCAACTGATTTTTCCTGCAATCCGTTTACTTTTGCAACATTATTTAATGCTTCTGCTACAGAAGTAATTTTATTTGATTGCATATATGGATATAGCGCATTCATTTCTACAAGATAGTCTCCTTCAACTTGAACTACGGATACCATCTCTGCTGTATAAACTACGTCTTCATTTACTTCGTCGAAGCTTTCCATTATGGTATTTACCTGACTTTCTGTAAGGGCTACAGATGTATTTACACTCAGGTCCATACTAGCAGCTTCGGCTAATAGACTATATGGGTCTTTAATAAACATAGCTTTTTCCTCCTTAATAAATTTTACTTCTATGTTTTTATAGTTATTTCTTTACTACTTTTGCTACAAGTGTATTACCAGATTTTATTTCTGTTATTCTATCTTTTAATAAAGTTTGAATTTCATCTCTTCTTGGTAATCCATAAGAACCATTTACATTTAAATATATCTTATGATTATTGAATAATTCCATTTGCTTATTATTATATTCTTTAGTAGCATCTTCTGCAGCATCTAAAGAATCCAAAGTATCAGGGTCTATAAAATTGTAATAATTATCAACAAATGCTTTATAATTTCCTCTAACTTTATCTGTAGGTACAAATAAATATTGATTATGAACCATATCATGAATCATTGAAGATAATGGTATTAATCCAACCCATCCAATGTAATGTAAATACATTACTTCTTGAGCTACTGCTTCAATATTAGTTGATTCTTTTCGTTGTTGACGTTTTCTGAATACTGCTAAACAGATATCATAAAGCGTTAGTGGTGAATGGTGTATTTCTATTTTAACCCTAGAGTTATCTCTAGAAGTTACATTATCTAAGAAACTACAAACATCCATACCTTCAGTATTTTTTAAATAAGAAATTAATTCTCTATATTCAAATGAATTTCTTACAGATCTTTCCAAATCTGTCATATATTTTTTGAATGATTTTTCTTCAAGTAAATCATAAGGCATTTTATCAAAATATGGTGGATTTTGTATTTCTAATATAGTTTGTCCACCATCATTATAAATATCATTTACTTTATTTATTAATTCAGGATTTACCATTTATATTCACCTCCCGTTTATATAAATGTTAAACCCCTATTTTGCATAAGTTTAGCGTTACGGAATTAACCGTAACGCTATTATTATGATTTATTTACTACCAGTTGTGCCGAATCCGCCTCTATCTTCATTTCCTAAATGATTTACTTCCTGTAATTCAACTTTAGGCATAATAGGCACAATTTCAAATTGTGCAATCTTATCGCCTTTATGTATAATAGTGCAATTTCTACCGTTAACAAAATCTCTTGCTTTTAAGCAAAATACTGCTAATTTCCATTCATCCGTATCTCCACAATATGAATGATCAATCATACCTACACTATTAGTAACAATAATTCCCCATTTCTTAAATGTAGAACTTCTTGGTAATAAACTAGCTCTAAATCCTTCAGGAAGTTCCATTGCTACTCCTAATGGAATCATAGCTTCGTCCATTTCATTAATTGTAACATCTTCTGCAGCATATAAATCAATTAAATCACCCTTAGGGTTAATTGTAAGTTTTGGTGTATCGTCTGAAAAATATTTAACTTTAATATTCATTTATAATCAATCCTCCATTTATCTATATTTTTTACTCCTACTTTTCTTATGCGATCTTTTAAGCCATTTGTCTCTATCACATTGTTTCCTCGTCATTTTAATTTGGTTTGATATATTGTCAAGTGCATCTCTTAATCCGATTACCTTTTCAGTTGATATTCCTGCACTAAGGGCGCTATTGATATTAGATACAAGACTATTTGTATTATAAGTCATAATTCCCTCCCTAATAATTTTCTATATCATTTGATTGTAGATTATTATATTCAGGATCATCTTGAGATAATGCTTCATCTATATCCATATATGTTGTATTATCGGCTACAATAGCATTGAATTTATCATATTCTTGCTTGAATATTTCATCTATATCGTGAGATGATAAATTACCATGAGATATTTCTTCATCTTCAAAATCAATTTTATATAACGGTTGAATTAATTTTTGTAATCCATCTCTAGTTGGATTTTTCATAATACCATTATACACATGGGAAATTTCATCGTCTGTTAATGCAGCACAATGCTTATATACTTGATTTTGGAGATAGTATGTTTTACCATCAACAAAATATTCAAATAATTTAAGTAAATGATAACCATTAAATTCTGATGGTAGTAATTTTAATATAGCCGGTATATCGCTATAGATTAAGTGATTATACTGAATTAGATTTTTAGGCTCTATATTTTTATTAGCGTATAATGATTCATTTAATACGCCATCATTTATAAAATCTTTAAAGTAATCGGCTTTAATATCATTATCATACATTATTTTGATGAGTTCAGATACAAATGGATTCGATATATCTATATTTGATAAAATATGGAAAATATCTCTACAGTTTACTTTAATAAGTAAATAATTTTTAGGAGTTGAAATAATGATTTCGTTTCCATCTTCATCCAATTCATCAGTATATTCATCATCAGAAGATGCAATAAAAATACTATTTATAAATGTAGAAGATAAAAATTCTGTAGCCAATTTACAATATAAATCTGTAAATGTAAATAATATAAATGCGTTCACATTCATATCTGCATGTATAAATGTAGATTTAATATAATCGTCATCTGAATATTTCTTTTTCTTTTTGAGATTTTTAAACCACTTTAATATTCCCATCTTCATCCTCCCTTATTAATCCTTTATCAATAAGTGTATTTTTAAGATCATTATACTTCTTTAATTCTGCTAAGTATAAATTACGAAAATGATTAGCCCTGCTCATATAACCATCCAATTTCATTAATACTTCTGTACTATTTAATTTGAAGTATAATTTCTTACCATCAAATACATTATCTACATATTTTGTAGTATAAATATGCCTACTACTATCTTTATTACTAAATAAATTTAATAATATATCCATACTTATATCGCTATAAAACTCGCTATTTAGATATGGGTAACTTGAACTTGGTTTTACTATAGTTTTAGTTTGCCCCTTACCCCTAACAAATACAATTTCTTTATTAGATTCATATACTATGGGGTATCTTTCTCTAACAATTTCTGCATTTGCTTGT